CCTGCTCTACTGGTTCTTGTGCTGCTGCCGCAACTACGGCTTCGGCAACTTTGTTACTATTCTTGTATTTGCTGCTACAACAACTTATAATGAATATTCCAGCTAGAACTAAACCTACTAAATTTTTATTGAACATAGCTATAACCTTTCGTGTAAACGTTAACTTAGCCCGAAAGGCTATACACCAAAAGTGCAGCTACGGAAAGTCGAACTCCGGCCACCTGCATGGCAAGCAGGAATGCTACCGTAACACCTTAACTGCATTACCTATCTTATCTTCGTGGAGGATAAGGATAGTATCTTGACTGTCCAGTACGATAGTTAAAAGTACTATAGCCTCTGATGCTAGAAAAACTAGCGTTAATTCCAAATTTTACATAACGTCGATCCGGTGACACAACGACAGGTCCAACATTCAATGAGGTTCCTGTTGGAAACCACTGTACCACAGGGTAGTAACCTACATTGTGATAGTGATAGTGGGTGTGTGGATGATTGTGCCAGTGTCCGTTGTGATGGTGCCACTCACCTTGTTGTGCAAAAGTGGTGCTGACAAACAAACCCGCGATCAAAAACGCCGTGATGATTAAAAGCTTCTTCATTTATTATACCCTCAAATTGGCAAATTGTCAAGGGAATTTCTAGAAACATGAGCATTGTTGTAGGTGTAGCGACAAGTCGTAAGCGTTGCTTCCAACTTAGTTTCCTGCTCTTTGTTCGGATAGATTCTGTATTTAAGACTAATCATTGAACTTCTGATTCTCTATGTATTTCTTAATAGTTTCACCTGAAACTGTGCCAGCAGAACCATAATACGTTCCTCTGCTGAACAACCCTGAACCCCAAAAGAAACGACTCTTGAGGTTATTGAATTCTTTGAAGATATCAACTGTTAAGATTGATTTAATGGTTGTTGCAACCATCAAGCAATCACGCTCTTTGGTTTGAACAAAGTGGTCTGCCTCGTCCCATTCTAAATACCCCAAAATCCAGTCAGTTTCCAATAATTCTTCAACAGTATTGAATTCTGCGGCCTGAGGATCGGGGCCACCCACAAATCGGGGGATATGTTGAATTGCTCTATACATAAGTGCAAGATATCAGAATCGAACTGATAATTTCTGGTTGGAAGCCAGATGTTTTACCATTAAACTAATCTTGCCAGTGGTCGCCTTCCGACAGTGGGAGCGGTGGGATTCGAACCCTCAAACATCTGATCCTAAATCAAACGGCTTTGCCAATTTGCCTACCTGAGCATAAAGCTTTGCTTAAGTACTACTGATGTTAGGTATCCAAAGCACGCCTCCGCTATTTTGCTATCTCGCACACGCCTTTCGGCCCGATACAGAAAAACGCCACGGAGGAACTGCGAATTGCTTGAATATTATTCGTTTGACAAGTCAAACTTTTCGTCGTCTGAATAAGCCAAAGCAGCACTTACTGATTGGCCCGATGCCCCTCTGTTGGACATTTGGCGAGCGGCCTTTAGCTTGTCACTGGTTGTACCATAAGCCTTTGAGGTCTTGCTACGCTTCAAATTCACAACATTTGAAAGGTCGATGTTAAGGTCAGTACCAACCTTTTCATCTAGTTCTACACCAAGGAACACGAACTGCCAAGAGTATTTCTCTTTTTGTTCCTTAATCATATTAGCAACTTGCTGATACGAATATTCCTTACTGGCGTTCTCATGACCATCGGTAGAAATTACCACGGTCACTAGTGATGGTCTTTCATCTTCTGGCGTCTGTGCCAATCTCTGTCCGACAGTAGTAATAGCCTTACCTACTGCATCGCACATAGCTGTCATCCCACGAGGGACTAGCTCATACTTCGGAACATCCTTGATATTAACGCCATCATGAACAACATCGTAAACATCGTCAAACTCCACGAATGTCAATCGACACTCACCTTCTTCATTTCTCTGGTCATCAATCATGCGATTGATAGCATTCTGTGCTTCTTCTTGACAGGCTCCCATTGAACCTGATCGGTCGGAGATAAACACAAACTCTACAAGGTCTTGTTTCATAGTCTTTTCCTTACTTAACAATTGATATTTCTTAAACAATTGCCTTTCCTCGTCTTCTACAATCGGTCTGGTCGCAAAAGCAGTCAAATCAACGTCGTCTTCCCTGAACTCTGCTACAAGTATACCATTTGATTTGGCTTTGTCAAGGGCAGCTTTCAGTTTTTTTCGTTTTTCACACCAATCAGAACCATATGAGGGTGGTCGCCAATGTAGGGCCACCGATAGGTCGATTCGATTGAGACGTGTGCTGCCTGAACAGCTTGTTGGGGACGACTCAAATCCTGACGAACAAAAACATACATGTAGTTCTTCCGAATCATGACTTCTCCCCCGTAACCAAAGCGTGGTTATTATCATCAATATACAAGTAACCGTTCAATCAAACTTGGAAAAACTTACCTAAGCAAAATTGTTTAGCGAAACCAAGCGGCAAGGCTCTTATCTAGATTATCACCACTAGGATTACGGTATGGTCTTTTTAAGTAGGCGATACAGGAATCGAACCCATTCTTCTGGTTCCGTAGACCAGCGTGCCAATCCTTCACACCCATCGCCCATCAATTATTGATCAAACATCGCGTCTAGGTTTTGAGCCAACCCAATACCTCGAACGAAGTCTGAAATTCTTTGCTTGTCATCGCTCAGCACCAAAAGCATTCTGCCTCCAGCACCAGACTCATTATCTACTTCATCACCTGTGTCCGCAAAGATAGGGTACACTTCTCCCGGCTTATGGAAAGCCTCTACCATTTCGCGAGGAACTTCTTGGGCGTAAACATCTTCGTCGTAGCGATATTCCCCGTCTTCGTTTCTCCAAATTCTAAAACGATATAGCTTTAGCGGTTCTTGATCCATATTGTAGATTACAGGTTGTTTGGTGTCAATTGAATCCATATCATCCTCTTGTCACGGACAATGCCTACAACCACAGCTACAACACCATCCTCGTTTTAACAAATACGTCGCGGTAAGAACTTCCTACCGTCCTCAATATAGTAATCTTCGTTTTCGATCACAGTGGTACAGGCGGGACTCGAGCCCGCAACTACTAGTTTTTGAAACTAATTCCTCTGCCAATTGGGAAACCGTACCTTGGAGCGGCTGAGTTATTCATCCTCTAACGCCCGCCGCGAAGCAAGTAGTGCCGGTGGGAATCGAACCCACAACTACAAGATTTTAAGTCTTGTTCCTCTGCCTATTGGGATACGGCACCGTACAGTAAGTGAGTGATATAGGACTCGAACCTATGACTTTCACTTTGTAAGAGTAGCACTCTTGCCAACTGAGTTAATCGCCCGTCTGTATCAATTACACACCGGCTTTCCCGACGTACATCAAAACTCTGCCATTTTTTCTATGATTTCCCATGCGTCGATAGGTGTATTGTTCACCAGTTTTAGGGTCTTCATAGATATATTTAGTAGCTGACAAAGATAACATTGTCTCCACGATATCTCGCGTTGAAAACTTTTCCTCGTACATGGCATCTGCTACCATTATAACGTCTGATTCCTCAATGTCAAGCTCTTGAGCAGCTTTTTGCTTAAATTTTTCTGGTCCCTCAATAGCAATACCTTGCTTGATCGCTTTCTTTTTGGCACCGGGGCCTGTGAAACACTTACCTTGGTCTCCCCATTTCCAACCATTATCGCCGCATTGTTTTAAAGGCATGCGTATTCTCCATTGATTAATGTATAAGCGGGGGGGGATTCGAACCCCCACGAGTCATTAACTCCTAACTGTCTAGTAAACAGCGGCCACCACCAAATTGGCTTGCCCTTCTCTATCGCCCGAACAAGGTTCTCACCTTCTCCCAAAGCGTCTTTTCCTTTTCTTTCTTTTTAAAGCGATGCATTCTTTCAACTACCTTATTGTAGTCCTCAACAAACTGATTTGATTTTTCCTGCCATCTTTTTTGAGCCTTTTGAAATTGACTATCGCTGAGTCCTGAGTCTCCACACATTGTTGTTCTCTTATTTTGAAAGTCGTACACCTGAGAGTTGCCACCTTCAACCGCCCGCTCATGAAACGAACAGCCCGTATACGTCGGTGGCAAGTGGAGCCGAGGGGAATTGAACCCCTAACCTTCTGCGTGCAAGGCAGATGCTCTCCCAATTGAGCTACGACCCCATAATTAAGTGGAGAATACGGGACTTGAACCCGTAATACCAGAATGCCATTCTAGCGTGTTCCCAATTACACTAATTCCCCATCAGTGGGGCGAATGATGTACATCTGGCAAACTGTAGTGCTGCACAACGTTGTAGACTACTGATGGGCGATCCTAATCTTCGTCTTCTCTTTCTTGAAGTTCGATGCCCAACTGTTGCAACTCCTTGTTTACTTTATCAATAATGTCCTCTGGATTGTCGTCGTATTCGATTTCTAACATAACACTTTCTTTGTTTGCTGGTGATTTTTCCCAATCTCTCCACAACGGTTTTTCTTCGTATCCACAACCGGGACAAGTAAATGCTCTGGAACAAATACAAATAGAGTCATGAATTAAATGTCCGCACCCTTCACACGCCCATGACGAAACGCAGCCGGGATGAATATTTTGTAGTATAGCATCGCTTCTCCACTGTGCCTGTTCATCATTCCAAGCCTTCGGATCATCTACTTTTTTACCTAAAGTTAACATATTTTACCTTTTAATACATCGTTCATTTCATTTCGTTGGCAGCCGAAACACTTAGCAAGTTTTTGCTGTTGTTCGTCGTTTGGGTAAATCCTGAATTTGTATGTGTAGTGAGCCATAAACCTTTATTTTCTGTAGATGATGTTATTGCTAAATTTGGCGATAATCCCTCTTGTTATTTAACTGGTCAACCGATAGACATATCTAAACCACGAACTTATTCCTTTGACCATATTATACCAAAGTCTCGCGGCGGAGATAATAGCTTGGATAACTTAGGTTTATGCACAAAGGCTGCAAATCAAGCTAAGAATGATATGACTCTTGATGAATTCATTAATTCCTGCAAACAAGTTGTAAAACACAATACTTAGAGGCCGATCTCGGTATCGATCCGAGGTCTTCTGAATACAAAACAGATATTCTTCCATTGAACTAATCGGCCATATGAGGACAACGCAATCCTCGGTCAGACAGCTAAAACTGCTGCGTTAATGCTTCACGGTGTTTTTCGTCCGTTTAGTCTGACTCATAATTCTATTTTATCGAGAATGTAGTCAATACCAATGTCTTTGTCGCTCCACCACACAAGGCGATAATCGTATGTCACACTGTAATTATACCATCGAATGATCGGTTTGTCAAGAGGAATCTTCCGATAAACCCATTTCCATCCGATTTGGTGACGTTTGGCAGGGTTCCAGCTATAGGTATAGGCCGGAACACCTGATACCATTTTTCACTCTTGGTTTTGATAACCCACTTGCGACGTTCTTTGTACTTCAATTCTTCGAAGTTATGTGGAACACTCAGCTTCAGCCTTATCCGCAATTTCGCGGAGTTGTCGTGCCTTGTATTCTTTTGCCAGTTGCTCAGTTGAAAAAAACGGTTCGCCCTTACGGATGTAATACGGCTGGCCACCGCCGTACGACGACCACATATCTTTTGAGACGTTGTGGACGCGGGACCAGCAAATTGGATTGTCCTGCGTCGCACGACACACGTACCAAACTACCATACCTGGTAGAACTGTTACCCCGTCTTCTGTTTTTGGCAACGCTTCGCGTAAACGACACAATTCCGCATAACTGTCGGATGAACGCGAAGTCGCTACTGCCTCGGTCAAATTCGTTTTTTCGTTTGTCATTGTTTTCCTCAACTATTAGGGATTTCCGAATTGTTCCGCGACTCGGTTATCCTTCACCCGTAAAAGTTTCTGCAAAATGATCGACGACATGCTTGCGGGAAAGCTCGACGGTTCTGTTCTTCTGGTTGCCTCTATGTTTCGATTTGAACTTAAGAAAACCTGCCCCTTTGAAAAAATAAAAAAGAAGGAGCATAAGTCCCAGAGTGTTAGGTCGTCAATTCATGGTAGGCGAAGTAACTCTTAGGATCGCTACCTTCTTCTTGTATTATACTGTCCGTTTTTCAGTTGTCAAGCATTAAAACGGAACTTCTTCTTCAATTTCTGCGTCCGCTGCCTTCTTGGGTTTAGCGTTGGTTCCACCACCGCCCCCACCATTGCTACGTGGGCCAAGATTGATTCGTTCCGCGACAACCTTCAACTTGGAACGCTTGACGCCTTCAGCCGTTTCCCAAGTATCCAGTTCCAAACGTCCTTCCACCATAATGAAAGCACCCTTGGTCAAGTACTCTGCAAGCGATTCTGCGTGCTTACCCCAGAGGGTAATGTCAACGAAGGTTGGCTGTTCTTGCTTGTCGCCATCCTTCGACCAAACACGATTGGAACACATGCCAACATCGGCAACTGCTGTTCCGTTTGGGGTGTATCGCAGTTCAGTGTCTCTTGTAACTCTACCTGAACCGATCCACTTGTTAAGATCACTCATTCTTACTCTCCTAGTACACCATTTTTTTAACAAACTTACTTTATACACTCACGCCACGGTAGCGAAGTGCTTTTCGGGCCAGACGACGTGCATATGTGGTGCCATTGTTTCGAACTAGCCTGCGGAATTCACCAGCGAAATCCGTATAAGCTAGACGATTTACTACGTCGCGGGTCGCAATTTCTCTTGTACTCCAACCTGACAACAGGTTAGTAACATCGTTGTCAGTCTCAAGCAACAGGTTCCAGTCTACAGAATTTGTAGTTCTCATAATTGTCCTTTCTTACTCAGTAAAGAGTAAATCCTCGTTTTGCCAAGTGTCTTGTTCATCCTCAAGGTCGTCCTGATCTAACAGGAACTCGAATGGATTTGGATGAATCAAGTGTGTTCCTACGTAAATACTTTTCCCTTTTGACTTCAACCTTGCCCAGTCGTAACCTTCCTCACATACTTCATATGATTTGTGTCTTTTGAAAGGGCCATAGTTGTCGATCATTAACGCGAACTTCATATCAGGGTTTCCCCTCAAAAGTTGTCTAACTGAATTATACTCTGCTCTGATGGCTTTTCGCAATTTTTTTTCAGCTATTTTCATGAGTTTTGTAACTGCTCAAAAGGATTTGGAAGTTCTACTTTTTTCGTCACACTACCGTCAGGATTTTGTACCTCGGTTTGTGTGGCACCTTCCATCGGGTTCTGATTCAATTGTACGTTGCTTTGGCCTTGTGGCGAAACTTTTTCCTCACATTCTCTCAAATGTTCTTGGAGTTTAGCTAGATACTGCTGGTTTTGTTGCAGGGCTTCTTCCGCCTTCTGGATTTCTTGTTTGACAAAATTGATATAGGCCATTGCCATTTCTTCAAGTGTCACAGCCATGTTTTCTCCTACTGTTTGTAAGCTTTGATTGATTTGATTTTTCCAAAGTCGTCTATCTCGATAATGTCAACGACATTTATCACTGTGCTGTCCTCTGGAACTAATGAGTTAATTACTATTACAAACTCTACAGCTATGTACTTATCTCTGTAGGCTGTATTCTGAATATGTACGCTAATCAATCCAGTACTATTAAACAATGCCTTATTAACACTGAGTACTTCTTCTTTTCCTTTGACATTTACCGCCCAGTCATGCAGCGTAACGCCATCAGCGTACATTCCATCTAGTGCTTCGATATCTTTTGCAGCAAAAGCACCCAGATAATTCTTTACAAATTGTACCCAAATCATGAGCAACGGCCTCCGATTGATCCTACGCCACGAGTCTCTACGTCAATATTATACTCGGAAAGTAGCTTTTTTAGGTACTGATTGTTGTGTTTTATGTAGTTTTCGTGCCACTGACCAAGCGGAGTGAAAACTTCTGATAAAGTATGGAAGACGCCAGATCGCCAGTAAGACAATCTCCCGTCCGGTTGATCCTTGGGATTGAAATAGTACGCACCTGTGTACCCTGTGGTTTCTAACGAAAGCCAATAGAGCATGTTGGCGGTCTTTACCCTAGATACTATTCCTTTCAGGGCCTCAGTCTTGAAGATATGAGGAACCAAAAAAAATAGATTGCTCGTACTTTCCCACAGGTTCAGTTCTTTGTCGAACTCTTTTGCTTTGTGAATACCTATTCTACGTAGCACGATATAGTCAAGCTCATGCTTCCTTGCTACTTCAACCAGTTTATTGAGTGCTTTAACATCGGGCTGTTCTACTAGCATGTTATTGATAGGTACAAATAAAACATACTCGTCCTCGATATCTGCCAAAGCATCCACCAAAGTTTCCTGATTGTTCTCTGCGTCTACCTTTATCACAGAATAGTCAGAGCAAAGCTTCTCCGCTTGCCCTACGATGATCTTGTTCAGATCAGTTTCTTGTTTTACTGTACAGAATATTGTTTTCATTTGCCTACCTTCTTAAAGAATTCTTTCAAAATGTAATCGCCATGTATGCCAAAACTAAGCTTGCCTTCCAGTACTTCTTTTGGAGATAAATGATTTGCTATATATCTGTCTCCCGACTTAGTATACCTAGTCGCCAATGGTTGTTTAACTAACCCTGTAACCAAAGCTTCTAACGAAAAATTAGAGGCGAGGTCTGGTGGAGCATACTTGATTCCTCTTAATTCAAAGAACGGTCTTTGTGCAAAGGAAAAATACCAATCGTCAAAGTTAGGTTTAGTAGTGAAGTGGTTTCCATGCCAAGGACAAAGGTGGATTGGGAAGTTGGTACTGGCACAAAGTTCCATCATCCTTTTGCTTCTAATACAGAACCCACTGTTGCCTACAACCCAATGGTCAGGGATTTCGTCTGTGTCTATCTCTATCTTTTCCTGTTTGGCATAGTAACCTCTGATATGATCTTTGAATAGCTCCTTTGGCCAAGGGGCACCAATGAAATCATAGTCCAAAAATCTATCGTCCCATTTCTCAAAGTTTAAAGGCCAACCGTCTCCCTGACAAGTCATTATAAAGTCATGTTTACATAGTTCATGCAACTTAAACATTGCAAAATTCTGATAGTCATTAAAGGTCAGCGGAGTAATAGAAAGGTACTCGATGTTTTCATGACGGTATTCGTCTACAATTGGAGTAGCAGTCAGAAACTTAACGCTTTTGAATTGAGGTATGTCCAATAACCTAGACAGGTTCTTGCCCAATGCATACATAAAGCTATTGAAGCCTTCTACATATTCACTATCTCTAGTTTTTCCGTCAATTAAAATACAGTCTATCATACTGGTTGCCTTACTGTATACAGGTCTGTGTGGAACAAGCCAGATTTTGTCTCGCTCATTAAACAAATACTAAACGCCTTTCGTATTAGTTTTATTTGTTGTGAAACCAAGTGCCACAGCAGAATAGGTTCGGGATGGAAGTGACAGCCTTGCGACAGATAGCTTTCTAGATTGCCCAATATTCCGTTGAAATATTTTTCCATACCCTTTTCTGTTCCTATAGCAAACACGTCTCCGACCCCGCCTCTCCAATCTCCATGCTGAGGAATGAAGATAGAATTATCGTCAACTAAAATCTTAAGTTTTTCTATAATAGGAACACCTAAGATTATTTTATCGCGATACCTAACAACTATGTCGTAGTCTTTATCTTTTTGTTCCTGAAAAACTCTCCAGCACCTTTGTATTTTGTAGTACATTGAAACGATGTTGATCGGTTTAGATTCTACCCATCTGTTATAGTCTACCCTTGAGTTAATTTCTTGAAGCTTTTTCTCAGAAAAGAATTTAACCTCATGTTTCGATTGGATATCTATCGCCTTTGGTTTGTATAGCTCCGAGAATTTATCTACTGGTGCTGTATCGTATGTACTTACGTAAAGATCAACTTCTAAATCTGGACCGCCACCACATTGTCCAAGAACTGTTGAACAATAATTGGAATATGTATGATTAAATAATCTAATATCCCCCGGCCATAGTACTGCAACTTTAAAGGACATAGTAAGACTGCTTCTTCAATTTGCCGTGATACATTTCTGTTACAATCCCCGGCATTGTCTTTTCGTATATGTGTTTGATGGTTGTATCTGTCGCTTCGCTCAAGAACAAAAACCTGTAGTTTTTCTTGGCCTCACGAACCTTTTCTTCGTCCAGTATTGTTTGTATCTGTCGTTTTGTAAACCTAACCCCTATCTTGTCGAGAATATACAAGACATTGAAATAAAGGTTTTCGTACTTGAGTAGTGTAACAGATTGAACCTCGGAGTAATGTTTGGAGAAACCATCGAAGTAGCTTTTGATAGACCAGCCATCACCTAGAACATCATTGCCGTTCACGGTAATAAACCCATTCACGTCTACTCTAGGTAAATCTCTTTCTTGAAGATAGAAAGAACTTTCGCTATAAAAAGACGCCATCCAATACAGGGGAAACCTAACAAAAGCGAAAATATGCTTACCTTTTAATAGCTCTGGCTTGATATGTTGTAGTCCCACATGCTTACGAAAGAAATTAGGATTGTCCTCTTTGGAGGCCAGCCATTTTATTCCTTCTTCATTCAAGATATGGTTGTATTCCAAGGAGGTCGGCAAAGGTATCTGGTAGTCATTGTTCGTAGGCAGAACGTCTCCAAACGATATTTGCCTGTCTTTATACGTATCAAATGCATTAAGAACTTGAGCAACAAAGCACCCTGCGGTCTTTGGAATGTGTACAAAAATAAAGTCGTTGCCTATGATCATTTTTTAGCCTTGATTAAACACCTTTGTTCAAAAGCAGAGTCAATACCGGCATCAAATATCTTAATATTTACGTTGTTATAACCAGCTTCATTTAAATCCGTCTTGATTGGTTCTTCAAGAAATTCAACGTAGGAGTAGTTTGTTCTGGCCCATGAAGGGGTCGTATCGCTTTCATAGCTAACACCTAGAGATTGCCATGCCTCTTTTACCTTGCCATAGCCTCCAAAGATAATCAATTCTCCGCCGTCTTTTAATTTACTATACAAATCTTTGAGATAATAGAGCCTCAATGAATGCAATGCTATGTGGTGAAACACAAATTTAGAGTACACTACATCATAACGGTCGTTTGGTATCTCTTTTAAGTTCCAAGTAAATAAATAACCAGAACAGTTATACACATATCTGTTCTCAAGGTTTTGCTGGAAAAGTCTAAGCATCTTCGAAGAGATATCTGCTCCGTCAATCTGTTTAAACTGTTTGTGCCAAGCGATAATATCTCTGCCTATGCCACAACCAAAGTCAAGACATACCTTCTCTGGATCAGGCTGCAAACCAATAGCGGCTAGATTTCTTAGGGGGGCTTCTGCCGGTCCACCCAATATACAATTGTCTTGCTTAAGTATTTCGTCAAGCTCGCTAGGCAGATCTGATTCAATAAACTGTTTCACATAACCGACATAATTTTTATGGTCAAGATTCATAGTTATTCAAGAACCTTTCTAGGTCTTCCGGCGTACCCAATCCCCACATATCTTTGCGGGCTATGTTGAAAATCTTTATCTTTTTACCGTCTTCAATAGCCTCTTGGAATACAGGACACACATAGAACTCACCATTAAATCTGTTATCATTAGCAATCATTTGTTCTGCGTATTTCACATAGTCAGAACCCTTAGCCCAATAATATATGCCAACAGTAGCTATATCGCTAATAGGTTCTTTCTCAGCTACTTCACAAACAAAACTATCTTCGCCAAGACGAACGTAGCTCCATTTCGGGTGGTGAGATTTAAATGTAAGGATACCTGCGTCGATATTGTCTCCCTGCATTGAATACATAAACTCGTTTGAATCCCAGTTAACATACTGGTCTGAGTTAGCTATCAACAATGGGTTATCGTTGTCGATCAGTTCTTTGGCAAGTAAAGTAGTGCAAGCAGCACCTTCTGTCACACCATCGACCTGAATTATTTGACAGTTTTTCACGAGCGAACGCAATAGTGTTTCCAAATGATACTTTTTATAGTGTGACTTTTGAACAATGAAGATATGTCTTGCTTCGATGTTCAGGTTGTCTACCACTGTTTGAATCATTGTCTTTCCATTAACATCAATGAGAGGTTTAGGAAAGGAGTATCCGGCTTGCTCAAATCGTGACCCTGCCCCCGCCATTGGGATTAGGACGTTCATTCTTTTACTCTGCCACTTGTGTTGTTTTTCTGTTTTGTTTATTGTGAAGATTGTTTTTAGCATATCTATCCTGCTAACCTCAGAAGGGCTATTAACAGGATGCAAATGGGCACCAGAGTCAAGTGCTGCCTTACGACCAATGTACGAATCTTCAACGATCAAGGTCTGCTTAGGCGAGACTCCCGCTTTAATTATACTGCGGAGAAACATTTCTGGATTCGGTTTTGGGTTTTTTACGTCCTCGTTTGAAAAAATTTCATCTACATACTCAATGAATCCTTTTCGCAGCAACATCATCTTTACGGTATTCTTGATCGAATTAGACGCTACATGTATACTGTATCCGTCTTGCTTGAACATTCTTAATGAAGAACGTATTCTTTCATCGTACTCCATTTCGTTGATCAACTCGACCGTCTTTTGTTGTTTCGCCGCCCATATCTGACGATGTAGTTTCTCTGGCAAACCCTTTTGTTCGGTCAGCGTGGCGAGTTTCTTTACCGTAGGAAGCCCATCGTAGCTCGACAGGTGTTCCTCTCGGCTGATTTTATATTCCTCCCCCACTTCGGCAAGGGCCAAGTTTAAAGCCTCGTAGTGAATTTCCTTGGCGTCTACCAGAACACCGTCTAGATCAAAGATCAGGTGTCTAATCATGTTATCCCCACATACATGGCGTCATCGACTTATGTTTTGAGAAATAGCCTCTCTTAAATCCTTCTGTCTTTAAGAAGGGGTTGAGTGTAGAACCTATGTCTAGGTAAGTATTCTTGTCGTTATGTTCAGTGAATCTATGACACAGTATATTGCCGAAAGGACCACAACAGAAAAGGAAAAGCCATCCTTCCATCTGATCTTCATCAATGATCTTTATCATACGCTCAAGTTTATGATGGCTGGCTATCCAAGCATTGTTTGTTACTGTACAAAAAATCTTAGGCTCAAAAGGCAGTCTACTAACAACTGAGTTTTCATGAGCGACTAATGCTACATTGTAATCGTTAAACAAAGGAACGATATTGTCAAGATAGTATTGGTAGTTAGAGTTTACCCATAAGTTAGCCCAAGTCAATCGCTCGTCTGGTTGTCCACTGAACACCTTCATTTCTAGGTGGGTCAATTCGCCCTGACAACACGGACAAGAAATACCTACATGGTAATGAGGATTCTTATATTGAAAAGATTCAATAAGCCTATCTCTTGCGTCTGAAAACTCTTTCCCTTCCTTAAACCAAAACTCTCGATTGTTAAGGTCTTTGTCCATCATCACCGCCCACTCTCCATCTGCAAACTTAGAGAAAGAGAACGGCTCTTTGTTTCGTAGTTTTTCTTCAAACACTTTAATGTCTTGATCAAAGTGCTTATTCGGTGGTAGTCCCAGATTCATTTGTCTTCCTACAAACAACTATATAGTTCCCGTTGCTCCAATGGCTTCGCTCTTGAACAAACGGTTTCGGGTTAATTACTTTGGCTCCATCGGAAGTTCTTATCTCCATTGAATACAACTTCTCAACAGCAAGTTCGTCGAATGCTTTTAGTGTTCCGTCTCTGGGGCGAGGATCATTCCAGTCGTCAACAATAAGAATGAATTCGTCGTCAAGTGCAGGTAACACAAATTTTAAAGCATCGTACTGGTCTTGGCCCCTGTGAGGTCCGTCAAACAAATAGACATTGAACTTGCCAATATTATTATAGTCTATCTTTCTGAAATCATCTTCCAGAAAATCTATTTTGTTCTTTTCGTCAGGTTTGCTCTTACGTTTCCGAACTGGCTAAAATTGTCTATGCAGATAAGCGGTAACTGGATTCTTGTATGTTGTAGGACAAACCGTAGACCCTCTCTAAGAACCAATTTCTAAATATCTAGGGTCAGGAATTAAAGACACAAGATTGTTGACGAAATGCCTGTACCTTTTACCAGACATTCCTCTCATATTCAATATCCAATCCGGCAGATTAGACCTATCTTCAATAGCATCGGCATACGCTTTCTTAATCAGTTTAGCGTATTCGTTGTCATGATCCCCTTGTATTTCCACATAAGGATCAAATGGTAATGCGTCTTTAAGTTCGTTCGCCATTATTCACTTTCTCATATACAAAAAACTTAGCACCGCTTCTCGGCATGCATTCTTTTTGTTGATAAACAAGATTGATACCGGCGTCATACTTTGATTCTAGATACTGTCGCCATTCAGAATTGTATAGGTGTGCCCCTCTCCCAAAGTTTTCAGGAGGATTGCAACTATCTTGAGCGTAGATAACAATGAGTTTATCTGCCTTCTCAAACAGCTTGTCTACTGTGGCTCGCATATAGTCTTGTTCTTCACCTAAAATATGGTACAAGACATCAATACACATGGTCATATCGCATGAGGGACCATCATATTCGTCAAACCTACTGTTAATTATAATACTAAACCTTTATATTTATATTCGGCATCGAAAATGTCAATACCAGTGTAGTCTGCTTTGACTTGCTTAGCAAGAGACAGGTCGCCGTGTCCAAAGTCCAGAACGGTTTTGATATCGTACTTATCAACGTACTCATTAACCAATTCTACTTTGAATTTTAGCAGATCGCCAACGCTTCCAAAACCACTGGTGCCGTGGAGCGACTTTGTATTATATCTCTTTCTCCAATAATCTATTGATCTCATTCTTTTGTCTTCCTTATACAAAGTACTCCGCAGTTCAAGCGTGTGTATCTCGGATTAGGTAAGTCCGAGTTGCCACCATTCAACCTTGGAAGTTCATCAGATATTTTTCTGTTAAATTCATTCTCAAAGGCCGTTAGGTTCAGACCGGGATAATCAAATGTAATGATTAGTAGCCCGCCTTCTTTTACCTGTTGGTAAAGATTGTCCAAAATTCTAATGTGCGGAAAGTTTCTAACTTCTTCAACAGTAGAAACATTCAAAACTATATCGTACCTTTCCTGCAATCCACCTTGTCTTCTGGTGATATCGTAGTAAAAAGTATTGGGCTGTTCCGACCTTCTAATGTCTGAACTTTCCACCGCCTCCATAGAGAACTTGTTCTCAATGCATTCTTTGAAGATAACATGTACGCCCTCAAAGCCCCACGATGTATTGTGAATCAGTGGTTTTTCTACGTCGGAGTACTTGTCTATCAAGTCCAGCACCATTGGGTACTCGTATAGTCTAGACCAAGCACCTTTGAACCTAAACATATCGTCGTGCCGATCCTCTGTTGATATGAATCTGAATTCTAGAATTTCCATTAAGCTACCTCGAATGTTTTTATTGCATTTTTATACAAAGCAAAGTCTTTCTCGTAGTACTTTTCTACGATCCTTTTGTCTTTTCTGTTTAGGTGTTTCTTCTTGTGTTCCGACTTGTTTTTCTTAGAAGGAAACTTGTCTGCCTCATGAGAAAGAGTGTGTATGAAGGATGACAGTTCTTCTAATGGAACAAGAGTTACCTTGCGGGGAGGAATGAAGAAGTTGATTGAATCGAACGACGACTCCAAATGACTCACTACCCAATACTTTTGATACCACATGTTTCCACGTTCTTTATGATCAAGCGTCACGCATACGTTTCGGATAGTATCGAATTCTTCTCTTAGTTCAAAGCCTCGCTTCAAAAACTTTCTGAAAGAAAATCCTTTGTCAAATATATCCGCACACCTAGCATTACCTAGTGGGTTATGAACCAACCACTTATAGGCAGACAAAGCCTTATCGTAAGGGTCGCGGATCACACTAAACACTTTGGGGTTACGTTTGTATTCTTTCTGGAACAATACGTATTGTGCATTGTGAACGCATGGAGTCACAATTAAAACGTCTTCCTTAAGTTTTGTAGACTGTAAGAAAGACTGCGTTGATTCTCCTACACTCTTGGTTATCCTGATCCAGATCATTTTACTTCTCGTTCGAGTATCTTGCGTATTTTAGCCGCAGAGTTACCGTCTCCATATGGACAAGGTTGGTCTACAATAAACTTGTTGTCCTGCTCAAGCAAGGCTACACGTTCTTCTAAGTTTTCTGGTTGTTGACACATGTATGCGAACACACCGATACCTTCGATTCTTTCTGTTGCCTTACGACATACTATTGCTTTCTTCTTTAGGAACGAAGATTCTTCTTGAATGCCACCGCTATCGGTGATAACATACTTACACTTTCGCAACAGATCAATACACTGTTTGTGTTCTACTGCGTCAATCACTTCCACATGTTCGAGTAGGTGTTTGTTCTCTTGTAGCTTAGGATTCGGATGCATAGGAAAGATGAACTTGTGATGGGTTCTTGCCTTTGCTACCTTATCTATCTCTTTGAACCATTCTTGTATTTGATCTAGATTTTCTCGACGATGCATGGTAACTAGAACAAAGTCCCAAGTCTCAATAGGTTTAATATCAACCAAAGCGTCAAGCACAGTGTTGCCTACAACATATACGTTCTCTGCTCCTTCGCCTCTACATTTGTAGATATTGTACAGGGCACCCACTGTAGGACACAGATGAATGCTGGCGAGAGCAGTAATTGCGGCACGATTAAATTCTTCTGGATAAGGGTCGTTATCCCACGTTCTAAGTCCAGCCTCTAGGTGAATCACCGGAGCTTGTCGATGAAAAGCAGCAAGAGCAACAGCAAAAGCGGTTGTGGTATCCCCCTGCACTATAACATGACTCGCTCCGTACATGTTACTTGGGATTTGTTGAAGTATAGAGGAAATAATAGAGTCCAATCGCATATCGCATTGATCCTCAATCTTCAAGTCAATAGTGTCGTACTGCTGAGCCTCTTTGTCTATAAGACTAGTGTGTTGCCCGGTGAATAGAATCTTGTACGGCATCACGCCTTCGATAGCGTCGATAACCGGTTTGATTTTAATCCACTCTGGCCTTGTTCCATATGCAATCAATAACATTACCAATCCACCTTTATAAGCATTGTTTTGCTTCTAATTTCTTTGCTGGTTATTTCGTAGTCTTTACGTTTGTTGTGAATGTTGTTGTCAACAACCTCTTTATTTTCCTTGAGGTTGTGAAGTATTTCATTGTTAACTTCGTAGCTTCCTCCCTTGATACCATACGTCCTATTACCACAGTCTCCGTCTTCATCAAGACAAACTGCGGGTATATCACCAAAGTATATTTGGTTGTAAGGAATATGTTCAATGGCTTTCGCCGTTAGAAGATGGTCCTCGCACCCCCAACCTTGCATCCGGTTTGTCATCCCACCTATCTTTTCAAACGCCTGAGTGCTTGATGTAAAGAAGATGTATCCAATACCTTTGTTCTGCATGAAGTTCTCTGCTTGTTTTGCCATTACATTAGGAGTATAGATCGTAAAGAATCTAATTTCTCCACGACGACATAGCAGTTGCCCAAAATGTCTGGGGCCAAATGCTATTATAGTATCGACCGGCAGATAACAAAATGTATCATCGGGACCACATTGTAACAGGTCAAATCCTATATTTATTGATTTACCTAAGTTGTATTGCCTATCGTTATCTTGCTGAACAATTATTAGTTCATGCTCGGTCTTTCTAAGCATATACTCATAAACAGGCAGTACCTTGTTTAGATAAACTTCTCTGTCTCTTTGTGGTATTACTAACTTAAGCATTTTATTCTTAGTTTAATTTCTGTTGTACAAGTCCCGTTTCCATAAGGCAAGTAAACGAGTACTATTCCTTTATCATTCAACCACTCTTGAGTAAAGCCCATTTGTGAGTAGTAGTCTCTGGTCGCCCAGTCTGAGCCTACAGCAATGATCTGCGGCTGAACCTTTTCAATAGCAATCTTGCTATCGGCCCCGCCCTCATTGCACACTACTTCATCAACATACCTACAACCCAAGAGTACCCTTTTTCTTTCTTCGTAAGGTATAACCGGAGCTACACCTTTGTATGCCTCAATGAATTCGTCAGTGTTCAGGCTTACAATAACTTTATCGGCCAATGCCTTACAAAACTTTAAAAAATCGACGTGTGAAGCATGGAACAAATCAAAAGTCCCGCCTGTATAAAGCCTTTTCATCACTCAGCCTTGTCTCTTTGAAGTCTCCATCCAAGCCCACGTAGCCTTTGAACCACAGCGTTTCTTTCTTTGTAAAACTTGTTGTGGTTTCTTACAGCAGAACTTGCGACTGCATCAATACCTAACTGGACACCATACAACGAACTCCATTTCTTTCTGTCGTTCATTGGGTGCGGAGGAACATATGTGTTGATACCACCATGTATTTGACACATTGCAGAGAAATGCATATCTTCTCCATTATCCCATACTGGTTTTTCCATCCACATGTATTTGATATATTCAGCGGGGAAGAACCAAGCGTGACCAACAAGGTCAACTTCTACTGTTTGCTCATTGGCATTTACCCAACCGTCTCTGATGTTAGGTTGATACGCACAGTCTGTACGTAGACGCACACCAACGCCTCCCATGATGCCGGGAGTTTCGTGGTGTGTATTAATACAATTCTCAAACCATTCAGGACCGGGAATAGTATCGTCATCAAAGATAGCAGTAAACTCAGTGTCCACCAAGCACGCCAAAGCGAACCTACCACAGTACTTCCAATTGTAGTTGGATGGTACAGTTCTGATGTTGTGTTCTTTGATCAGCTTCTCTACCTCTCCCCAATCAAAATAGTGGAGTTCTTCTGAGTCATTCATCCAGATAAAGATTTGTTCTGGAGGAATAGTCTGCTTTAGTAGAGATTCAATCTGTGCTTGGAGATTCTGTGGTCTGCGGTAACAGTTCAGAATTACAGTTATCATTTAATACAGCCCTTCCTTTTAGTTTTTCCCATTCAAGGTCGCCCCTGATATCAACATTGTAATTCCAAGCCTCAGCTAACATTTCAAATGGTAGACCGTTATCCTCAAGAAGATTAATCATACCAGATAAGTCCTTCGGGAAACAACTTCCGCCAAATCCTCGCTTACCATCAGGACCGGGAACCTGCCAGTGTAGATCGCCCAGTCTTGGATCGGCCTGAATAGCCTTGTCGATAAACTGCGTGTAATCAATATCTAACGTATCGCATAGATCGTATATATGATTAGCAAAAGTAACTTTCATCGAGAAGAAAGTGTTAGTAAGATACTTGATCATTTCGGCCTCTGTAGGAGTAACAAACACGCACTCACAACGAGGCCCCCATATTCCTTTGTGGAATGATTCAAGGTTACGTCGGATAGGATTTGATTTCGGTTGAATCAATCCAAATAGATGTTTCTTAGCTGATCTGAAATCTTCATAAGCGTTACGCTCAGTCAAAAACTCAGGGTTGGTTACTAAGATCAAATTGCTATGTTCCTCTAGCATATCCATAGTGGTGCCGGGAACCATTGTAGATTTAAGAAGTACTATTGGACACTTATTATGTTCTCTAGCCCAAAAATTCAGGAGTCTCACGGCCTCCCTGACTATGCCTGTATAGCACTTGCCGTTGCCGTCCATCGGGGTCGGCAAACAAAGATAAATGATATCTGAATACGTGACTACTTTAGAATACCCGTAGTCTGCCTCGATACCACCTTTAATGTCGTATGAGATTACGTCGTGATCCGAATGTTCATTAAGAAGTTTCTCGATAGCTCCACCAACGAACCCACGTCCAATAATTCCTATGCGTAATTTCAGCATAATTATCCTTCCACAATACTCCAGAATTTCTTTGGAGATTCGCTACACAATTTGTGTAGTCCTTCTAGCCCATGCTTTTTGAAGTCATGGACAGCACCAATGTTATCACTACAATCCAGCTTCATACCGCATAAGATTGCTTCTCCTACCGCCCGACAGAAAGGTTCAAACTTCATTGGGTGATAGTATAATGTTTCGTATTTGTTAAGTAGATCAGGGACCCTACTGTAATCGACCTTGCCAAGCCATTCTACGTTAGGCATTGATCTAGCGGTTAGTTCAAGGTTCGGGGAACCCCACGCTGCCACCACAAAGCGTTTGTTTGGGTTCATCAGAGCATATCTAAAGAAGTTCTGAGTCCCCTTTAAATAATACATAAACCCCATATACAAAATTTTATTTTCTCTGTTATTTTCTCTGTTGAAAAACAGCTTTGTGTCAATCGGAGAGGTAATGATATCGGCATTAGGAAAGATATCACCATACAACTCTTTGAATGTATTCAGGTGATATTCAGACAGGAAGAAGTTGTGCTTAGTAGAACCAAACAGATTTTTTCTGAGTCTTTCAGGCAGGTATGAGTTAGAGTCATGTTCATAGCGAACGTGAAACGGATGGTTCAGCAAAAACTCTACAACTTTACTGCGACGATACAGATGCTCAAGGTTTCCTGAAACCACCAGATCAAACTCGCGTGCTAGCAACTCGTCCTGACTATCGTAGTTGAAGAACTCGATTGTAAGTCCTCGTTCTTGTCCTTCTTGTATGATGAAAGAGTCTGTCCTTTGGGCACCACCGATATTGTGCTTCAATCCAAAATCAGCTATCCATAAGACTTTCATTCAACACCCTATTCCTTCCAAATATCTTATCGTAATTGAAGAAACGCCACCTGTTGTACGTCTCTACATGTTCATCATAGCATACATGCTTTATATATTCATGAAGATCGTACCATTCGTCAAAGAACATTTCATGGCGACATACGCTATACATCCAGTTAGGAATAGCCGCCTTACCTTGACGACAACATACCATGACAGGTTTTCTTTGATAAGCAGCCATACAGTTCTCGTGGTATGAGCCACACATATGGGCATCGCGATCAATATAAAGAATCAATGCGTCCGCTTTGTCTACCATACGATAGTCGTCAGCAGCAACAGGTTTCATTTTCTCGTGTACTTCTTGATATCTACTCTGTTGTTTAAGCATGTTGATTTTTTTGTAGTATAAGTCATCCTCGTTCTCCGAATCAAACATTGGCTTATCGCTAGGGCAAAGTACTCCTATGTTATGATTCCATAGAAAGCTTTTAATCCTAGTCCTCCAACCGGCACCCCGGTCGGCTACATCGTCCATTGGGCCAGCCAAATAGAACATGGCCCCATCAAGTCTATGCTTCATTATCCTGTTACACCTACTACTACCATTCTCCACAAGGCACCAGTCCCGCTAACGTCCTCTAAGGTGAACTGGCGATCACTGGCACCTACGCTGGCACCAGAAATAGGATCACTGTATTGCCAAACAGCATACGGCTTAATCAGTTGATTGCCTGAACCACCGTTCCATGGTTCGGTCCACGCCGTTCCACCAGTCGCATGAATAGCGATATCGGCACCGAATACAGTTTCCATGTTCTCTACAACTATACTCTTGACTTTAGAAAATTGGATGGATGCATTTGTACCAAATACAACTTTTTCTAGTGCCTGCAAATTAAAAATCTCTTTCCCACCCGATGGCAAGGTTCCACTTGCAATAACACCGTAGTTGACCTGTAACGATCCGGTTCCATTAGTCAAAGCCTGACTATAATCAAGAGAAGCTGATTCGTTCTGGGTGTTTGCTCCAGTTTTGATCAATGTAAAGTTTACATCGTTCTCAATCGTTGCGGTTGCATTAATATTCATTTAGTCCCCTATCTTCTTCTCAATTTAACATGTTTCAGCCTATACGGTTCTAGGTATGTTCCGGTTATTTCCGACTTCTTCGCTGGACCCATGTACAGAAAGGTATATGCAGTGTCTTTGTTGGAGGCACCATAGGCTTGGATGCCCCGCTCGGTAATTTCCGCAACTTTAAATACACCAGTACTGCCCATGCAGATTTTTTCACCTGCGGCACCGTCTTCGGAGTCTCGTTGAGAGATATAATAAGGACCAGTACCTTGGATTACCTTAATATATGACCCAATTTCCAGTTCTCTCCAATTTTTTACTTCATTTTTGATAGGAGTGTTCTTGGAAATGAACTCATTACCACAATGCTTACAAACACGTTGTCTGGAGGCATTGATCTCTTTACAGGATGGACACAACTTCTGTCCACGACGCAACTTAACCTTCTGGTTCTTCATACTCTAAATCTCCATGCCAATTGTGGATATCGAAAACTACTCTGTGCAAAATATCTACTACATAGCCGGGATAGTACTCATACAATCCTATGTCAAATTTAATAGGCTTGGGTAGTTTTGTGAACTTATTCCCAAGCCTAAAATGATTGAAATAGTCTTCGTAGAATTTCTCAGCTACAGGAGGCCACTTAACGCTGTAAACTATGCTTCCGCGATAATTTAACATCGTTAATACTTTTGGACTGACCTCAACACACTTATGATCAAGGTCAAATGCTTCCTGACACGCCAACGACAGTGGACAGCGACCACGTTTGGATTGTCCCATCTTGATATGCTTTCGGCGTACTACAATCTCCATTATACCATAATTTTCCGATTGTCAAGAGATTTTTGAAAAAAATTTCGGCCAGAACCTTTAAAAAGGCCACTTATTTGATGATATCGAAGATTTTTTGTGCTGCGTTAGCATCAGCGTCGATCATTATGCAAGGAACACCCAGAGTAACCATAGTTTTTAGGATATACTCGCCAATATCCTTAGCCTCTTGGAATGTCTGGTTTCTTCCTACTGGATTATACGCCTTTTTGCGTCTTAAGAAGAAATTGTAGTTGTCAAACGAGTTAAATTGCTCTACAACATAATCAAAGAACGAAGGAGGCCATTCTTCCTCTTTGCCGTAGATATAAAGCAATCGCATGTTGACTCAACCAATGGTAATTACACCGATTTGACCTAGCCCAGATCGCACAAGGATGATTTTTTTGCGTAGCCTTGTAGAATTTGACCTGATCGGTCGTCTGGATGCCTGTGTCAAGCTCCCAGTGGCTCGTACAGAGCAATTGAGCGATTCTAGGATCATCTTCACCACATGCTTGTCGCATTGGTACTGAGCCGCTAGGACGGGATTCTCGTCTAAGAAAAAATGTTCATGACACAATCTTACAAGTTCATTTTGGGATTGTCAAGGTTAAAACTGGGGTTCGACGGTAAATGAACCGTAATTTTCGGCCAAGGAAATTTTGGATCATCACGATGTCATCGCTCTTTGTATGGAACAATAGAACCGTCTTTTTTTTCTACAAAAATATTGTTTGCACGCCAGATTGTACGCTCTGCAACAGTCTTGTGCAATTTGCCCTCGTGAATAACCAAAATCTCATATCGTCTCATAACAATCCTTTAAAATGGAAGTTCTTCTAATGGTAATGGTTCTGCGTAAGAAACGGCATTATCAGAAACCCTAATGCCACTCTCTTTGATTTTCTCATTGATCGCCTTATGCAATTCCTTCTGTGCCCAATGGCAAGCATCGTTCAGTTCGTTACATGGCCCTCTAGCTTGCAAAATACGACCAGATGGAGAAACTTCTACTGTTGCTCTTTTTCTACCATGTTCTATATGATAGATGTAGCAATTACCATTGACACAACGATAGGCATAGCTACCAACACAATGCTTCATGTTGGAACTCTCCATTTCTAGATGACCCACAGTAGAAAGCCACTCAACCCCCTCAAGACCAATCTCGCCCCAAGGTGGTTCAGCCAACTTCTTGTCGCTAGTGTATTTAACTCCACCACTTGTTCTTGCTTGGAAGTTACGTGGATCATTGTGCCACTTGTAGCTACGCATAAACAAGCCTTTTAGGTTTCCGTTGTATGGATCAGGGTAGTCCGACAGCCATCTTTTAAAATACATGATGGACTGTAGCCGGTTCATTCTAAAATCCAAGCCTCGGTAGCGAGCCATACGTGCAGCACGAATGATATCGTCATTGCTGGACTTGCGGAAGATACCTGCGTGCCTATTTTCTCCCTGATTGTCTTGCCAGTATTGGTCGCCAGTGAACACATTATCCAAAGCAAACAGAATTTTACTTCTGCCATATAAAGCCTCGTCTAAATGCACACGAGCAATATCAACCAGAACGTCACAATGCATACGTCTAGGCATCGCCATCAGGGTCTTGTTTAAAGCCTTGTAGGTCTTACCAGTGTCAGAATATAAACCCATCCAGTTATCAAGCCCACAGCCTCGTCTGTCGAAATCCCTAGTAGCCCATCTCAAAGCGTAGCAGGCAGCAGGATAGCTAATCATATCGCTGATTAAGTATTTGGAAGACTTTAACTTCTTTACTAATTCATCAAAAAGAATTCTGTTAGGACCGCACGCAGCGTTAATAGAACGAGAAAGCTGACGTAGCTCAGGATCAATGTTTTTATCAATCATCTTATGCCAGTGTTCAGCAAATCTTTTTCTAATACAATAGAGTGCTTTTCCAACAATCCATTTCTTTATCTTCTTCGGCATAGGCTGTTCTTCGCCGCCGTTTTGATCTAACCAGAACTGAGGTACGGTAAAATTGCAATTAGGATGACCAATATAAAACTTACCCTGCTCAAAGGGTTCTTGAAGAAGTTTATGGATTACGTCTTTTTGAATATCGCGATATTGAGCAAAGTTATAATCAGTACGACCAAAATTTACATCTTGTTTATTGCGTGCAACATCAATAACAGACACGGTAAACTCGCGTGCTACAATATCTGCCTGACTAGTGGTTACAGTGTTGGTTATTCTGAAACCGTTCTTAATTTTTTCGAACTGAAATTTAAACATCGTTGAAATTCCTGCGGACAAATACGCGATTCACAATCGGGACAATGATAATAGCCGACTAACGAGAACATACCTTGAAATTGTGCTTTTTCGTGTCCACACCAGCCTATCTCACTCATACTACGAACGGGATAGTCTGGCAGGAAACGAATCTCTTTAGGGTCGATCATGTTAAGATTCCTACAACGGTTGCAGCGATACCAAAGATCGTTGCTCCGTACAAGAAGTAGGCTTGATCGAACTGTTGCTTGACAAAATGACTTGTCACAAACAGCATAACAGAGTACATTACCATTGTCAAACCAAAAAACTGTAGTGCGGTCATAGTGCCACCCTTCCTTTAGTCGTCTTACTAATCTTACCTTGCTGTAGCAGAAACGGCTCTACTACTTCTTCGATAGTTTCCCTATCAATATTCAAACTGGACGAAATCGTACTTACGCCGACCGGTCCCTTTTGTTTTTTCAGAAAATCCATGTATCGTCTGTCGTTCTCGGTAGAACCGTCCAGTCCGATTCCTCTCATGCTCAGAGAAGCCTCCAGACCGGCCTCAGAAACGACTTCTAGGCTCTTGGCGATACGGTAGTCACGTACCCATTCCAGAAGCCCATTCGCGATCCTCGGCGTTCCTCGGCTTGCCTTCGCTAGCATGGTCTTGGCAGCGTCAGTCAACGGAACTCGCAGTTTGTCGCAGTTCATTCCAACCAGCTTCGACAATGTAGGAACATCATATAACTCAAGAGTAAACTGGAGTTTAAATCGGTCCCTGAACGGAGCAGACAATGCTCCCGGTTCTGTCGTAGCTCCGACAATAGTGAACTTTGGAATGGGAATAGATATGACCGATCCGCCATCAGGTGTATCTCCTTCTACTGCCATATCTAGCTTAAAGTCTTCCATGATTGGATACAGGAATTCTTCTGCCAGCTTGGTCATATGGTGAATTTCGTCGATAAACAGAATCTGCCTTTCTTTTACTCGCATAATATAAGGCACGATGCTTTTAATCGAACGTAGATTAGCACCATTGGCAGTCTGAATACTCACACCTAGCTCATTAGCCAAAGCATTAGCCAACGTGGTCTTACCTAGACCGGGAGGGCCTGAAAACAGAGTATGATTCAGTGCGTCGTTGCGATTGTTCGCGGACTTCACTGAAATCAACAAAGAATTAAGAAGGTTCTCTTGGCCTATCAGATTATCTAATCGTGATGGTCTAAGTTCATTCATTGGGGGCTCCTGCGTTTGCAAAAGCTAGTTTAACTAGTACAGATGGTTCAACATCGTCAGGAATATCGTTGTCGCTGATCGCCTTCGCAAGAAAGTTATCAGCTTCGTCGCGTGACCAACCGTATTTTACAATAGCTTTCTTTGCTAATACGTAGGCGTTGCCAAACGGATGCTTGTTGGGATAGCTTTTGGGTTTAGGTTTAGGGCTTGTAGATCGTTTCTTCGGAGTGATTACAACCGCGACTGGTCGTACCACAATGTTCTCGTTGCAGCCTTCACAACGATAACAAACAGACTTCTTAGTTGGAACCTGCTTGTTTCTCAATCGAAAGAAAAGCTTGCAGTTCGGACAACGATAGTTGATATCAAGTTCGAACGAATAAAATTCTGCGTCCATAATAAAAGTGGGGGCCGGTTATTAGCCGAACCCCCTCTCGTTTGCGTTGTCCGACAATCAATTATACTTCGGGATCGTCAGATTCCTCTGTCCAATCGTCAGACACTTCCACTTCCACGTCTTCCCGGTCCTCATTGGGATCAGGTTCAACGTCGGATTGTGCTACCACAGAGAAGTATGCACCTGCGAAAATCTCTCCAAAGTCTGCATCGTCAATAGTGGTAGTGAATACGAATGGAGTTTTTTCTCCTTCGTTAGCCGCCTCTACCCTGAACTCCTGACCTTTGAAAACATTGAACTCATAAGAGTACTTATTTTCATCCAATCGAATATCCAGAGCAGGATCGGCTTTCACTAACACCCTGAGTCTGCGGGTAAAACTTTCGTCTGGTGAAACACCATCTACTGCGGGTACGTTTACTTGATATTTCATTCAATTCTCCCAATATCACTCATACGTGTTCCGATGAAGCGTCGAAATTGCGGATAACAGTTTGGTTCTGGGTCCAGCAGTTTACCAAGGATACTGTCGTGATCCTTCGCGACTACCTCGGCATATCTTGTACCGCTTTTACCACTACGCTTTTGGTAGAAGAACTCAATCTCGTCACCGATTTCCAAATCGTCGAAATCCAATTCCTCAACTTCATCGTCATCTACTTCCTCCCACTCAAAGTCTTCTAAGTCTTCGTCACCTTCATCTTTCCACTCGTCACCTTCGTTGGTAGCAAAATGATAGTCCAACTCTCCCTCGAAATCCTTAAGTGAGAAGTATTCGCAAGCACGCAGCTTTTGACAGCTTGAATCCAGAGGAATGGAAACTACGTTCATCGGATTGATCTTAACGATCACGCACTTGTCTGATACTTTTGCATCCTTGGTGAAGTTACCGAAACTATTAACGTAGGACAGAGTACCGGCATGAAGACCTTTTGAGCAACCAACCCTACGGTCGTCGTCAACAAGGTTTCTACGCTCACGAACGTACTTACCGGGAGTATTGTCGAACTGACCCTTATACTTGTCCGTGTAGTCGTAACGAACAGCCTTGTAAGCAAGGAAGTCACCATCTTCGCAGATAGGCAGACTCTTATGCTCCAAGAAGTCGTACAACTCCTGTGTAACAGTGTAGCTTGGGTTTTGCATCAACTTCTTCAAGAAATTAACCAGAGGCATTACTGGCAACTTCTCGTCCATGAAAGTCAAGATGCGTTCAACAACAGTCCCATGACAAGTTTCCTCGACACCGTTTTCGTCTCGATAGACAACATTGCCACCTTCGATACGAAGTTCTCCATCATTAAGACGCTGTTCATTAAGGTAGTTCTTAATTACAGTAGCCTTTTCTACCATCTGAGCCAGCGTATCTTCATCTACACCGTCTCGTAGTCCTTGCAATACATCGTCGTAACGGTCATGGCTTTTAGTAACATAGTACTGTTTGCCGCTCGCCACAAAGCTGATATTGCCTTCACCACTCTTAATCCAAGCAACCATAATAATTAAACTCCCTCAACAAGAATTAAACGTGTTAATAGCAGAAACGATCCAGTCGGCACGCTCGGCAGTAATATCCCAGCTACGACTGTCAATGTAGTCCCAAAGCATTGGGTATTTTCGTTGGGACTCGGCTTACAGGCCAACAATGTCTGCGTCAACCTTCGACTGAGTAAAACCAGAGCTTCCTTCCCCGAAGGCGTTAGCATTACAGAAAAAGAAACCTCAACACCGTTCGCCTGATCGGTTTCATATTCACCGAAAACATCAATGGCAATACGCTAACTCCCTTTCGCGGAAGATGCGTCTAAGAGTTTTCTTGGTCTTGCGTATACTTTCTGATACTTCATCCAGTGTACAACTTACTTCCTGAGCGACTAGACGAGTCTTGTTGTTTCGGTTCAGGAAGTCAATCCAAGTAAGAAAGATTTTTCTATCCTTCTCGCTCTCGACACATTCTTCAAGCAAAGAAATTAGGTCTGCCAAACATCCTTTGATGTTAGTATCTCCACTTGTCTCGTGTTCGTCCTTGTTATGAAGACGTGGATTAAGTAGAGAAAGATCAACTCTCTTGCCACTCATGATACGCAGAAGCAATTTGATACGCTTGTCGGTCAGACCGGTCGCCTCTTTAATTTCTTCTGGCTCAGTGACCCCTGAGGTTTTAATCTTGTTGATATCCTCAGCCGCTTGGCGAGTCATATCGTACTTGCTCTTAATATTGTAACGGTTATCCTTGATCATATCAATCAAAGCGTTACGAATATAGTAGGTTGCTACTGTGGTAATAGAAGCCTTGCTAATGTCCCAGTTGTCAACTGCTCGAATAAGAGCCATGTTTCCATGTTGGATCATATCCTCAATATCAACATGCTTATTGTTGTTTTGGAACTTCTTCGCAAGGTCATATACCAGAGGCAGGCAGGAGTAAATTACTTGACTGCGGGCGTTCTCGTCGCCCTCTTGAATCGCTGTGTAGAGAACAGCTTGATCTGCTTTTGACATTGGGCTGTACACTGATCTAATGTCGTCTTTGTATTGGGTGTTCATTCTGTTTCCTTATAAAGACTAAATGGGATTTTATAAGTGCTGTAACTTCAATGATACTCTACTGTTTCACAATCTCTGGCACAAAAACTGAGAAAGTTCACTTTCAGTATTATACCCTCTTGATCGGAGTTTGTCAAGTGCTTTTTTCTCGGATTGTGCTTCGATTATTTCTTTTGGATTTTTTGCTACCTTACCGTTCTTGAATTGTTTAAAAAAGCCATATCTTTTAGATCGGCCTTTCGGAGTCAGAACTTTAAGGTCTTTCAAAGTTTCGTTAAAAAACTTCACCTGCTGAACCACAGGAGCGTCGTCTGACCACAGTTCAATGTCATGGGCGAGCCTGATGCCAGCCTTGGTAGCGAAGTGCCGTGAGAAGGCAACCTCGGCCCTTGTATTCTCCCCAAAGAACTCGGTCATCCAGCCTCGAATATCCTGCTTGTTGCCCAATCTAGCTTGGCCGCGACAAACATCGCTGGAACGTAGTTCACGAGCCTTGTCACCCCATGTTATTGGGGTCTTAGTCTTGCTCATATCTTCTCTAGGTCTCCTACTGGATAGGCAACGATGTCAGTAGTAGGAACTTCTCTCTTGTAAAGTTCTTCCATTGTTTTTGCGGAAGGCTTATCGTCTTCGTCAGTAAACGTAGAACTAAATTCTTCAAACGACATATTTCTTTGTGGTTGGCCGAACTTGACATAAGCAATAGGTTCCCACATCCATTTTGGATATAGGTCTGACCATCGCTTATACATCATCATGTGTCGATCACGCCTATGAGCGACGATAAAAAGACAGTCATCAGGGGTAAGATCATCATATTCAGATTCATCAACGTGATCTTTTACTTTCCAAATAATTTGTCCCTGATGCATTTCAACAAACAGTGGGCCGGTAAGAATACCTATGACTTCGCCCATAGAAGGCAGGCCCATTTTCTTAGAAATTACAGAGTCCCCAATACCGAACTCTGTTTCTTTGACGATTAGTTCGTCCAACTTTTCTTTGTCCATTAAACACCATCCCTTTCTGGTGACATACGTTTAGGTTTGATTCCCACTAAAGCAATTATACTCTCCAACCTTCGCCAAAAGTTTATTCTTTCCAGAACTGCATTGGTAAAATTTGTGAGGGTACAATAGTACTTGTCGTGTGGAGGTTTGTGATGCTTAGCGTGCTGTTGTGCGGATTGCACAATGCCTGCGTCCTGTAGAAACCTGATCACAAAGTTATTGTTTTTTCTGTGATTCCATGTATGTACCTCGTTCCCTAGTGAGGCTAATATCGCCGTAAGGAACAGGGGCCATAGCCAACCATAAATAAGGGTAACAATTACCACTAAAATTAAAGCAGGAACTACCGGCTGAGTGCCTAACCAATACAGCATCGCGATATAAAAAGTTACCCTGCGGGAATCAAACCCACTTACACTTCACACTCTTACGCCTTGCATTTCGAACTACTTAGCTTATTGAGTCTAGCTAATCGTGTACGCCGCCAAGGTTCTAGAGTAATCGTGTACCGGCGAACTTGCTTTCTTGGTTAGTGCCTTCATTCCAGCAACAGGCTTAGGTGAAGGCTCAAGCATCGCGGCCTGTGTCGGGATGCTCATGGAATTAAACTAACTACCAGCATTTTACAAAAAGCAAGTTCAAGTGACCCATATCGGAATCGAACCGATGAACCCCACCTTGAGAGGGGGGCGATAATAACCAGCATCATCTAATGGGTCATATATTTGTGGAAGATAACTTTATCTTCCTGTTTTTTTGTGATTGATCTGGTTATTTGGTGTATAACTAGATGGATCACATTTAAGGGTGATATAGCGGAATTGAACCGCTTCCTTCTGCTTCACAGGCAGAAATGCAACCTTCACACTCATATCACCATATTGGAGTTATCATGCCAAGAACAATGATCGAATTGACCTGTTGCTTTTGTGGCAAATCTTTTGAAAAAGAATTAAGGTATCACAAGAGGAATCAAAAAAAGGGCATTACTACTACTTTTTGTTCACGATCCTGCTCGTCAAAATATACTCAATCAAAAAACCCTGAATTAATGCACAACCTTGTCATGGGGTCTGAAATCGACGAGCTATCTCCATTTAGGAAATACTGGTCTAGTGTTCGTCGCCGCTGTAAAAATAAGGATTTAGTATTGTCGATTGATATTCTCGATTTAAAGAATCAGTGGGAGAAGCAAGAGGGACTTTGTGCCCTGTCCAATCTACCTATAATACTTCCTCAGTCAAGTTCTTCTCATTCTAATACTAACGATCCTTATCTCGCCAGCCTTGATCGTATTGATCCCGATAAAGGTTATGAACCAGATAACATTCAGTGGGTTTGCTTAATAGGTCAGTATTGCAAAAATGTATACTCTATGGAAGATGTAATACGATTTTGTAATGCTGTAAGCAAAAGAGCCGATGGATGGGTTTGAACCACCAAACACTGTCGTGTTTCATACAGCCGCTTTCCGTTAGCGTATATCGGCACTCAAGCCCCGCAGATTGGATTCGAACCAATTTCTTCCTACCTAGTGGTACCGTCCGTACTCGCGAGAATAACGGACTGACTGCGAGATAAAAAAGTGGTCTGAGACTATGACTCAACTTATAAGTGTCTTTACGCCGATTACTCGACGCTATTCTTGAAGGACATTATGCTGCCCTATGTATCGTATTGTCAAAGATCAATTAAAGCGGACCTATATCTATGAGGTAATGTCTTCGTTCCATCAGGAACAATTCGGCCAGCTTGTATTTGTTTATCATCCCTCTATGTTTTTTAGCATCTAGAGACGATAGGTTGTGTCTTAAGTCTGCCAGTTTAACTTCGATTGCAATGTCGTTGCTGTATTGATGATATTCCTCACTCTCTCGGTGAGTCAGAGCGTCCAATGCCCTTACGATCCTGTCTCCGAACCCATGATTCTCTATGTCTTGTAGAGTAACATCGGTATCTTCAACAACGTCATGTAAAAGAGCGACGATCTTTTCTTCTGGTGTTGTTACCAGTGTCGTCCTCTTTCATACTCCTATATTATACTTTACTTTTTCTCTTTGTCAAGATCTTCCTCGATTTTTATCTTGATTTTCAGAGGAAGTTCGCCGGCTTGACCCCGTAGGATTTCTCCTAACTTGTAGGTGGCATTATCTTCTACAACAAAAACAATCTCAACGCCATCTTTAATCTCAGCGATTAAATCTTTCAGTTTAAATAAATCCATAGGATTCTCTCTTGTGTCGTCGAGTTGGAAGGACTCGAACCTACGCGAGCCTGACCTCACCTGCCCTTTGACCGTCAGTTCAGGATATCAGGTCGCACAGCAACTTGTTATTAAGCTTATTTATTACTCGGTCTGAATAAACAGGGGTTGCTCCCCTTAGCTTATATTCTCTTTGATTTCTGCTGTAGCACGAACTTCTGTGATACAACTTGCTAGTTCACCTTCTGGACCGTCAAAGAACTCTTGCTTGACGTATACTTGTCCCAAACTAACACGTTCATCAGCTTCCTCTTGTGTCATACCTTCGTGTTTAACAAAGTGTTGCTTGGCCTGTTCTCTTACTGCCATTTCCCACAGTCGATCCAAGGCCCATAAGAACCAAAACAAAAGGCGATGCGACCTTTTTCTGAGGCTTGTACGAACCTCATAGCGACCCATACAGGAGTCGAACCCGTAATCTCCGCCGTGACAAGGCGGCATGTTTCCATCAACACCTATGGGCCTTAAAAGCTACGTATTGCCTGACGTAGCACAGGTATAACTATAGCTTTTCTTTTATCGTCTGTCAGTTGCCCTCTGTTACGAAACCACTTCAACTCCCGTTGGATATCCCGTCTAGTAGGGAGTGTTTAAGCTATTCATAACTTGGATTAACTAGTATGTTTACAACCGCAGCAAACAGACTATCTAGGTGCCACCCTAGCATTCACGGCATGTTTCAATTATACTCTGGGTAGTGTATCTCGGCATGGCAATTTTTACATACCAGATCGCATTTTCCCACTACTTCATTCAGGTATACTTTTAACGATCTGTGTCTTAGTTTCTTGAAGTCTGGGTCTTTTTGCTTGGAGTCTCTATGATGAAAGTCTAATGCAGCAAGGTTTTTATTATATCCACACTTACAGCATTTGCCACCAAGTTGTTCGACCGCAATTTTCTTTTTCTTTAAGTACCGATCTTTTTCGTCTGTCGTTCGACACTTACGGCAGGCAGTATATCTCCCGCTTGCAAATCTCTTTTTGTCTTTGGTTCCACAGTAGGAGCAGCAATACTTCCTGTCGGGCTTTTTAAGTTCATACTTATTTGCCCAATACCGAACGGTTGTTAAACTGCATCCTAGTATTTCTGCTATCGACCTATAGCTTTTGCCCTGTTTCACCAGTTGTGTTAGCTGTTTCTTCTCTATCATTGGTATATACCTCCATAATAGTATACACCATTCTAGCTCAACTTGTACACAAAAAATTGTGCAAAAGTCGGGGTGACTGGATTCGAACCAGCGTGCCCCTGCTCCCAAAGCAGGTCGGATCACCAAGCTCCCGACACACCCCGTAAATCACTGTTAATTACTCCAACTTTTGAAGAAAGGAATGACTCGAAACAATCCAGCCTTATCTCTCATCTGTATCCCTATTATACCCTAAAAGTTCTCATTGTCAAGAGTTTCTTGAGGATTTTCTGGGATTTTTTCTTCTCCTGTTCCGCATTCCTCGATAAATTGAAGCAGATCACCAAGGCGACTGTTGATCACCCAACGTTCTTCACCAAATTCAGTATCATTCATGATACCTTCAATTTCGTTCTTCACGTACTGTCGTTCTACTTCATTCATATTACTCTCCAAGTGGGGGTAGAAGGATTCGAACCCTCAATAACTGCTTAGAAGGCAGTTGTGATTTCCCTTTCACCATACCCCCATACTAACCTGTAGCTTGCGGTGTTTGTATCTCAGATACAATAATGCCCTTTTCCAAAAAGTCCGATACAATTTGTCGTCGCATATTTTCCTGAGTAGGTTTTAGTTCGTATTTCTTTTCGAACTTAGCCCCATTTATATTGACGGTTTTATTGACCGGTGTAGCGGTTTCTTCTTTCTTTCCGACTATGCGGAACTGATACATCGCCATTTATATTCCCAAAAAAAGTTGCTACGAGGTTATTATACACCCGTTAAGATGTTTTTTGCTTCATTTGCGGGACTTTTCCGTATACCAACTCAATTTTCTCTTTCAGAAAATCAGCAAGAACCAATCCAAAAAGAAGGGGGTTGTTACACTCCTATTATACCATACACTTCGGGGTTGTCAAGTTATTTTTTCAAAGCGGATTCCAAATCTCGCTTGATTGTTTCTCCTGACTTTTTAAGTTCATCGACCTCGCCTTTGATCAAAGCAGCTTCCTTCTCTACCTCTTGCATACCAGCCTTAAAGGATGGCAACACCTTACCGGCATTACGAGCCAGCTTGGGCAGGGCACTTGCTCCGAACAACAGAACAACGATACCTGCGATGATCAACATTTCCGGTACTCCCGGCATAGCAAATGCTAAAAGACTTACATTCATACCTTTTCTTCTAGAAAATCAAATAGTTGTTGTTTCCATTGGTTACGACTTTCAACATGAAGTCTTTCAGTCTAACATGGCCCTCAGTCGGAGGTTCCCAATCTTGAACCTTATCAATCATACTTTGGTATCGAGCCTTTTGCTCTTTCTTTTCCATCAAAGATTTTTCTGCCTCGGCACGCACACGTCCTCTTTCTGCAAAGAAATCTTCTAGCAGTTGATCACGACTCTTGACTTTGATTGATATATTTCGTCTCGTAATGTACGTTCGCCAGTGATAGGGATATGGACATTCTGCCAATCACGCCCCCTGCGGCTTCGCTCATTTTTAGTCCCTCAGCCATACATCACTTAGTTCGTCACGCATAAACTTCCTAATAGGTTCTGCGTCGGCAGAAGTACGTAACGAGTGTCTTAGTTGTTCTTGCTTATCCCACTTAAGTTCGTCCAAGTCTTTACCTGTAAAGTAAACCTTGTGTGCCATGTTTAGCATCATTTTAACGAACTCTTTAAACTGGACCTGAGTGTTCCAGTAGTTACTATCTTTGTCTTTGATAGCCATACACAATGCGGTACAGTATATGGAGAACTCCATTACACCACTCACCCCATCTGACCATTCCCCGTTATGCCTTCCCTTTTTGATATCCTGTACGTCTACCAATCCACCTGCGATGTAAGCTACCCATTCGTCTACCAGATACAAAGGTCGGTCATCCCATGCTGTTTGGCCTATCACATATGTCTTGTATCTATTCCACCTTAGACTTTGTGGTACGTATGGTGCCACTTCTCGTTTACGCATGTTGGGTTCTTTTACGTAAAAAACACACCCAGTCGGCACGTAGAAGGCATTTAGTTTCTCTGTATATCCAATCTCTTTTTGCTTGGCGTTTCTTAAATCAGAGTTCAAAAAATGGACTGACTCATGTGCGTTGGTGCCTCGATTATATTCTAGAACAGGGTCTTTAACTCTGTTGATAATCTCAGCATACTCACTGTCCTCGTTCAGTCTTTGCTTATAGATTGGAATACCAATCAAGTCTACACTTGGGTCGGGTTCCGGTTGTGGTTCCGGTTCAGGTGTGGGGTCCTGCTCTACTGGTTCTTGTGCTGCTGCCGCAACTACGGCTTCGGCAACTTTGTTACTATTCTTGTATTTGCTGCTACAACAACTTATAATGAATATTCCAGCTAGAACTAAACCTACTAAATTTTTATTGAACATAGCTATAACCTTTCGTGTAAACGTTAACTTAGCCCGAAAGGCTATACACCAAAAGTGCAGCTACGGAAAGTCGAACTCCGGCCACCTGCATGGCAAGCAGGGAGGTTCCGGCTCAGGTGCCGGTTTACTTTTCTTGAATTTCCAATAACTATATGCAAGTACTGCTACGATTAGTGCGATACCAAAATACTGTTACCAGTCCATATAAACTCCGGTGCTGTGAGCCACACTTAACCCCAAGTCTCACATTCCATATCATACCCACCGGGAGCAGGATGGTTGCTATAGGGTACTTCACTGTACTCTTTCGGCAACGGCGAATGCAGTCGGTTTGGACTCACGATCATTAAAGTAATTGATACTACCCTCTGGATCGCCAGTGTTGGGTTTACGCTGAGTAGAAACTTTGATAAACGAAGTTACTTGATCAGCAGGTCCAACAACAGACAAACGGTTTACACAATGATTAGGCATACTTGCTCCAATTACTCGAATGCTTGATCTTGAGTAAAGCCTGCGAGTTGATACTGCTTCATTACTTTACGCATGACTTGGCCCTGATTATGTACAGACTCCATCATAGGCTTGCTGTTAAGCAGATGATCGTAAACAGAGGCAGCTTGACCAGCAGCATTGTCAATAGCGTCAAAAGCATTAGACATTTTTTTTCTCCAATTTGTATATTACGTAGCTAGAGGTTCGATTAACTACTGGCAGGTCCAGATCAACGAAAGCCTGGTAAGTACCGATAGAAGTAAAACCGTTTAAATTCTTTTTGTCGTTTCTTACAGAAATGTAAGCAACACCATCCCATTCCAGCAATGCCAGAATGTTGTCAATGACACCAAGACCACTCATGCTGTGGCAAAACATTCAGTACAAAGTTGCACATGATAGTTTCGTATTGCAAGTTTCTCAAAGGTTGATCGCGATAATAAGGATCATATCCTTCGATGCACAGTTCGTCACAGTCAAAGTCCTTGCCGCAACCGTAATCTAGACAGCGACCTTGCAACAGATCATTCTCTGACAGATATCGGACAGGTGCCGACAGGTTCTTGCGAGTAATAGCGGTCTTGTGGGCGTTCTCAGTAGTTTAGCACATGTTTTGTTTTCCTAAAAAAGAAAGGTACAGAGGCTTATCACCTAAACGATTCTCAGGTCCGGTATCGCCTCGGCAGCTTTATCATAGTCTTCATTATGCTTCTCATAATAAAACTGCCAGAAGCGGTCGAACAATTCCTGTTTTGTCTCAATCATTCTACCACCTTTCCGTTCTTGGTTACTTTCATTTTACCATCCAGATCGAGAAAATCAAGCTCGTTGATACAAAAAAATCGAGTCCCGTCAATTTTTCGGTGCCAGTTGCGATGCCAGTGCCCAAAAAACCAGAGTTTTGGTTTGTGAATCTGGAACATCACGCTCAACGCTTGCTGTGTCCTGCACGAGTAGTCTTCGGGCCAGCCAAAATGTTTCATAACTTGTGGCGAAGAAAAGTTATGCTTGATTGAACTGGGGCAGTCGTGCGTGATCATAATGTCAGGCTGTACCTGCTCATATAGATCAATCGCATCTTCCAATTCTTCGATACTTAGTTCTTCCTCATACCACCAAGTCTTTTGACCAGATAGTATGTAGTTACTAATACGAGGCAGGGCGTCAATACTGACGCTGCCCCTAACAAAAAAGAACTCAATGCCGTTAAGTTGCCAAGTACCATAATCCCCCAAGCTCAAACTTGTGTTGTGATACACGTCGTAGTTGTCATGGTTTCCGCCGACAAACCTATGGCACGCTGGATCGGCCTTGATTTTACTGTAATCAAAACCAAGATCACCAACTTGCACAGAGTAATCACACTGTTTAATCAGTTGATTATAATTGTCGATCTTACCATGTACGTCACCAATAATTCTAATCATTTCTTTTCCACAACATTTCCTATGATGAATCCATTGAACAACGCAGGCAATAGCTCACGACCCCATCAACGAAGCACCTACTACGAGCCCACCGCATATACATGCAATCATTGTTGATTATCTTTCTTCCTCAAATGTTCTGCCATTCGTCCGTGACCTTCGATCCAGATTCTTCCTATGTTCATTAAGAATCGAACTGTTTCGTAATCAATTATACCTTCTTCTGTCACATCTAGACAAAATTCCCACCCACCATGATCACGGAGATAGATACCCATATCTTTTACAGTAAAAGATTGGTGATTACCATCATCTTCATAAAGACGAAGAACAGTACCGATTCCCAATACCTTTTTAGCCATCGTTCTTAATTTCTAATAAAAAATCTGCGGTCTGTAACAGGTACATCGCACCCACTGAAAGAGATATGCACTCTCTTGCCGTAGTTGGTATTGATCTTCATGACCACACCATCGCTTAGATGTAGTTCGACTGAGGTACTATCCAATACTACTTTATTAATCCTATGTACTATACTCTCTCCAAATCTCAAGGTCGAATTCTGCGGGAGTCATACTCTCTGGAACCTTTTTAACAAACGTCTGCTCCAATGTCAAGTTTTTTTCAGTCGGAGTAGATTTTCCTTGGTCCCGCATCCAACGAATGATATGAGTGTCCAATGCAGCGTGCTGTACGCCTCGACGTGAGAACATAATAAAGAACCGTGAGGTTTTACACGCCTCTAGATCGCTCACAGAGGCTTTACGGAGGTCCAGCCCAGAATAGATCAGTTCCCAGATAGTTTTAGCTTTTTGCGAATGACAACCAATGCCCAAATCTTTCAGCCGACACACCAAAGCTTGTTTGGGTGTATCAGCAAGATCGCGATAAATCGACCACTAATCTCCATCACAAAACTTACGGAGTTTTTAAACGGACATGGAGTAGGACCAACATAGTTCATCACAAACGCAGAAGATCAACAGTTCTTCCAACTACTCGTCAGTATAGTCGTACCGTACAATGTTCTTTGGATCAATCATAGTCTCGCTTTATCTTTTCAGCAATTTGTTTTCCTTTTTCTGAAAGAGTATAGACGAATTCGCCTTCCTCGCTCAGTTCTACTTCCAGTGTACCATCCGATACCATCTTTGTCAAGGTAAAACCTGTAACAAGCTTGGCATATTCTTCCTGAATATCTTCATCAGAAAATTCTGCTAGCCCTTCGGCCTCGAACTGCCCCAAAACGTAGCCGACGATGATCCCGTCCGCTATCATTCGTAATGGATGATTCTCGTCATTAAATTCGTTCGCAGCATATAATGCCAACTGTAATAGTTGTTGTTCATTCACTAATGCATTGATAAATCTATTCATTTAAAAACCCTCTCAACTTTCTAATTCAAACAATTTATGTACGGCATCACACGTAGCATATCCATAATCTCATGTTATCGGGACTTAACGTTAACGAATCGACCGAGCTTCAACTGCAATTCCAATGCATCGAAGTCGTGCAATTCACCGTCACGCCACGATGCGGAGTTCATCATGTAGCTCAACGCCACGGCCAACTGCCCGACCGTTGATCGCAATTGATCGTCCTTGACGCTCGTGCTGCGGATGCTTTGCACCAACACGTCCGCAAGGTAGCTCATTCGTTCGTTGAACTGTCCCGGTAGAACGCAAACCCGATCCATGCACCCTGCTTCACGAAGAACCGCCCCGGTCAATTCCTCTGGTGCGATCGACGCTCGACGTTCTATTGCAGACTTGATCTCATCCGCCCGTGAACGCCGAGTTTTCTTCAAATCTGTTTCTGTAGTCATTCTCTTACCTTTTTGTTAGCGTCAACAACATGGGGGATCAGTTCACATTCTTCAAACCGTTTTGCTTTCCATACTTCTATTTTACCGTTTAAAACGAGAATGTCAAGAGGAAACTTTCAAAATTCCGAAAACGGCAAAGATATCTAGCCAGCAGAAGTAGAATATCGTGTATACGGATAATGATAGCAACAAATATATCTATGAACTACCACAAGTCTTGCTCGATGGAAACCATCTGTTGAACTGCATTATTCTTCCTTTTCAAACATCAGAGAAATAGCATTACGCATACCGTTCACGATAGGACGCAACTTCTCGTTGTCACAGCCCCATACATACACCCTGTTCCACGCCTGCTGATATGGTTTAAACTTCTTACGATTCGGGCAGCGTCGGGGAGATTGTTGAACACCACAATGTCTTTTGGTTTGATTTCTTGCATTTTTCCTGTATTCCAATTCAATTATGTCTTAAAGGACTTTTTAACGGCAATTCCAAGACAATAGAAGTAACCGCCTAGTAATAATGACCCTATGAGCCTGTATTCCATGACCTCGCTAAAAGTGGTGACAGCGACTCCCCCTAAGATACTTATTGACAGGAGCAGCGTCCAGACTTGAGCTATTTTTTTCATAATTCTTCGATTTTTCCCACCTCCAACCATCTGAAAAGATACATAGTCTTTTGTATATTCATCCATAAATGATATACATGATTCTCTACTAGTACTATACTACTATACAGACAGAATTCCCATCGGCAGTTGTAGTAGGTCGAAAAGTTCCATCGAACACTTTACTCGGCAATAAGTGACTTTTTGCTCCAAAACCCGAAATTTTGGGGAAATTTTTACATTCAACAATTTAAGAAACCTGTCCGGTTCAGCCTCTATTGTACCATGCTATATACAGAAGTCAAGACTTTTTCTGGGGTATTTTAAAGTAGTAGAGAAAATCTTTTACTCTCTTAGCGAAACGAGATCAAAAAATGTCGAAAACAATCTTCTGGGGTGTTTTCCTTGTAATTTTTATTCCCACCGCAACATTGGCACTACTCACTAGTCTGTGGTATATATGGGCCAGTCTGTATACTATGTTAATAGTCGGCATGGTCACTGAGGCGTATTTTGTTAGAAAAGAAAAGAGAAAATAGCGGGTACACACCACCCAATTATACTTTTTTCAAGAATCTTCCAAAAAATTTCCGGTTTTTTCCCGCCAGAACTTTCGCCGGAGGTACAATATATGGTAGAAGGGAATATTAGTGTACTGAGGTCAAGGTACAGACTTGAAGGTGGAACAGCAACAATGGCAATTACGGACTCTACTGGGTGTTTAATAAAGTAGAGAAAATAATTATAATAAAGTATTAAAGGGGAAGATATGGATTTACCAGACAATGTGTTCGAGAGGGATAAGAGACTGAATGAGATTGCTAAAGAGTTCTTCAAGATAGACTTTGAAAGTTCAGAGTTTCATATCGTCATGCAAAGTGCCCTTATTTCTTTACTACTTAAAAAGGGTATTTTTACAGAAGAAGAATTCTCGGCTGAGACAGAGGAAGTCGGTACAGCGTATAAGCTCATGAAATATCGAAATTCTTTGCAATAAGAGGTTGGAATAGTGTATAATTGTGGTAGACAAGTTGGGGCTGGCCCTAGAGAGGACACCGAGTTAAGTGATTTAACTTTTTTGTCTACGGCATTTATCATGGGGTGGAATGAGAAAGCCGTTCGGGAACTGGGAATGGCACTTTCCCAACTTTTGCATTAAAGCCGGGAGCCAAGTTCGGTCACAATTTAACAGATGATGATTTTGAACCCTGTGAGGCTGAAGGTTACGTCATCAGGATAGCGGATTCTTTTCCTTATGACGAGTTTCGACAGAATTGTGCAAAATTTGTACGAGCCAATCATGTCCAAACGGATCAGAACTGGATGACAGCCCCGATGCACCCGAATAAACTCAAAATTGATGGACTCGTTCCATTTTCTGCCTTATTCTTAGGTAACAATAAATATCGGAGGCATCAATGACTGTTGAAGACGACTTACTTATCTTTTTCTAAATAATTCGACAGAACTGACGTGTTATGAGATTACTAAGGACTATACTAGCCACAGTACTCATGATGATCGCCAGCCTGTTTAAAATTCTCTGCATCTCTATTGCTCCTGCCGATCTTAAGCAATCGTTCAAGGATAATATCTAAGTAACCTCTTTGCTACTTTACCCAACTCACAAAACTCGCGTGCTAATGACTATCGCGGGACTGCTAAAGCTAGTTAGGCTGGTTCAGTGATTGTTTCAAAAAACTCCAGTGTTATACAGTCTGATTAGACTATCTTAATAAAACTCGCGTGCTATAGACTATTTCCGACTGCCATAAGCCAGTTGGGGTGCGTCAATTAATTTGAGCAAAGATAATTCCAAAAAAAAACCCCACCCCCGAAGGGTGAGGTTGTGTACACTGGTCCAGGCCGATTAGGTTGCCAACGCCACGGCCTGAGCCAGGGCGTCACGGCTTTGGTTACCGTTTTGGCCGAACCACAGAGAGTTTAGCCGGTTCGCGGGGTTGCGACCCTTCTCGTAGTTCAGGTATTCGGTCACAGCGTTATACGCTGCCCACCAAGTACCCTTAACTCCCGGCAGGTCGTTACCCTTGCCAGTTTCGAACAGGTTTTCCACCTGTGCTATGATGTTGGCGGAACGAGTCGAGATATCTTCCTCGTTCTTATAGTGCTGCTTGAACACGATTCGAACGTACTTCTGCAAATCCTCGGAATTGATCGAGCGAGAAGCAAGGAGCCGGTATTCGTCGCAGGTTGTTTCAAACTCCTGATCCGCGAGATTCATAATATCTCGCAACTTCTCAACATTTTCCTTGACAAACTTGTGGTGACGCACGCGAATCAATTTGGATGCCTTGCAGTTTCGGGCAAGGGCCTCGGTATTCGCACACACAACGCGAATCGGAGTAAATCCGAAGTGAACCGCGAGCTTGCCATCGTGACCGTTGGAGAGCAGGGCGAACTTGGAAATCTCGTCACCAGGGACGATCTGCGAATTGTCCAATGCCAGTTGACAGAGAACCCAGATTCGCTCGCCATTTCGGAGCGAGCCAGCGGTATGCCAAGCCATATCACCGGATTCTACCAACGGTTCGAACACCTTGAACGCCGAAGCATTTTGCAGAGGGGTCCAGTGAGGGCCGACAACACCCAGAACCTGATCATCGGATTCACGCACGCTCACCTGTGCGGGAACTTCGGCATACTCACCATTGGCGAGCTTACGGTAAACCGGCTCGGTATTAACCTCCCAGTTCAAACCAGCCTTTTCCATGACTTGTGCGGTCGATTCCGAACCGTCCAACTTCTCACCGATTCCATGCCACGGAACTTCACCAAAATACGTCATCGTTTCAACTGCTGTGGACATAAAGCATCTCCTAAAAAAAACAGAAAATTGTTGCTCTCGATACTTCTATTATACCAAAAGATTACTCGTTGTCAAGGTCGGAAAACAAATTTTTCCAACAATTATCGCAGGTCTGCGAAATGAGCATTTCACGCTCACCGGCACTCAGGTATGGCATAACGTCATGAATGTAGGCTCCGGCACACCATTCGTTCCAGTCTGCAATATCAAACCAGATTGTGACAGGGTTGCCACACATGACGCAGGAAAGCGTCAGGCTAGTTTCTCGTTCGGTTGTGGGCATCATTTTTTTTCCGAAAAATCCAAAAAAACCCCACCACTAGTGCAGGGTTTTAGTCATCGTGGGGTTGAAGCCATAAGGTGACCACAGTTAGGAGGATCAGGATTGCAAGCATCCACCCCACTAACAGGTGGTGAAGCTCAGGCATTCTCTCCCCCATACGAACCTTTTCCTTTCAATGCTTTCAATGCCTCAGAAGCGTCGGAACCCCGCGGTTGAGTACCGTGAATTAGCAGGGCAAAATCTTGATCGGCAATGCTAGGTCGAGACGCATGGCTATCATCATGGTCGATTTCCAGACCCAGGCTATCGGCTTCGGCGGCGGAAAAAATAACCTTGGCCGAACGAAAACCATGCTCGGCAATCATGCTATCATGCCGACCGCCATAGCTTGCAGTCAAAACAAAATTGTCCAGACTATCAACATCGGATCGACGTGCCAACCAATATGGCAGACTTTTCGTGTATGCGTAGAACAATCGGTCAGAATGACGGATCGCCATTGCTACCCATGCATCGAAGTAGGCTTGTGTGAAAAAATCACCTGCCACATGAATCCGGCAGACACCGAGATTTTTCGGCATCGACTGGTTAAGTAGTTGGAACATATCATCGGCAGACTTCAATTCGCGAAGATTGTGGTCGCGAAGATTATAGACGCTGTTATATTGCACTTCCTGCGAAGCAGAAAAACAACGGAATTGAGTTTTAGGACCGTCCATGATTTGCCGTTTTCCGTTTGGTAAAATGGTAGCTTTGGACAGGCATTGTTCGGCAAACGGACACGACCATCCGGAAAGCAAGTCTAGACTATAGACTTTCCTCTTATCTTGCAGAAATTCCACTAATTCAGGGACCTCATACAATGCTTCGGTTTTGGCGTTTGCTGGCGAGTACTTCAACATACGATTTATCCTTTCGAGTTCTTATACTTCCATTATACAATAGTTATCGGCATTGTCAACCCTAAAACTTTAGAAAAAACAAAGTCGAATAATCTTTTCCGTCAAACATATTAGGGCTATCGTTTCTGATAAAATTGCCCTTAACCGGCAGGGGATGAACTCTACAGGGCAGCGTTCACGTTGTAACGCTGTTTGGCTACTCACTTGATATATTGGAAAATGTAAGAGACGGGTTTGCCTTTTGTCCCAACCACCTATAACCCGAAAGGTCAGTGGTCAGGCCGCATTGATCAGGTGCGGGATTTTACGACCATCGCTTTTTACCGCGAATCACTTTCGCATCAATCAGAGCGTTACGGCCTTGTTCGTTCGTGTAACGGTCATACCAGATTGGCTCTTTTCTTGAAGTTTGCACGAGCTTCTAGCTCTTGGCTTTCCATGAAGTAGCTTCCACAGAATGTTGCCTGGGGAGCAAAGTCAGTGGCTTGCCACGTTACCCACTGACCTTCCCAATAACAGAGATAGGTCCACATTCCGCGACTGAAAACCTTGTCGATGACCTTTGCACCGTTAGGTAGGATTTCGGCTTCTTTCATCTTATCCCCTCTACAGATAATAAACAACAAACGATTCGGGATCAACACCAGAGTGTTCTAGGTTGCCCATGATTTCTTCAAGTTTGGCTCTATCACCGACCGTAGCCGATTGACACTCGCCACTCTTGTCTATCCATTCGAGTCGCCACACGAGAATTTTCCCTCCCCAGCGAGCTTTTCGGCTTCTTTGAGACTCATTTGGCTCGATCCTTCGAATTTCAATCCGTTACGGCTAATCGAAGTAATCTTTACCTCGGATCCATCAACATTCAGACTATAGCCCAAACCGATAAGCATCATTATTGATACTCCTTCATTACTTTATGGAACTGTGCCGATAACTCATTACTTGTCGAACAGTTTGAACAGTGGCGATAACAGCGAGCCAACGAAAGGAATTTCGATTTTCCAGATTGTTCGTTCAGCGTAGAATTGACGCCAACCTGACAATGTGCGGCAGGTTAGCAGGGTTCGCGAACGCCGGAATAGCCGATCATACCAGCGGTAACAGTTTGGCATGATAACAGGGTCTTTCACCGTATCACGCTTGGTTTCAACGATACCAAAGCGAATAGCCTCCCCCGCGGCGGGTTGGAGATAGTTGAGAATTACGAGACTTTTCATGTTTTCGTTTCTTTCGTGAACTTTGTTTGTTTTCTTCATTATACAGGATAGCGATTTGATTTTAACTGCTTTCGTTCTATACACAGAACCTTGCTATTAAAGTTCGTTTTTGAGGTCATCAGCATCAATTAAGCCACCGGAAACCATACCGCCAACTAAAGCGACTTCAGCAAGGTATTGTGCTAGTTCATCGGTTTCATTGTTGGAGTAATCCAATTCGCGGTCGATATCGCGACCCTTAACTTGTGCGGCTAATCGCTCTATATTGCGAGCCTTAATCGCTTTGATCTTTTGGTACTCGTACTCTTTCACGTCGCACATTTTATGCAATCGTGCGAGCGTGCGACCGCCACGAGTGTTATCGTGCATTTCTTCGGGTAACCAGCTATTCGGCACTATGATTATCTCGCGAATTGCGTTGCTCAAATTGTGAAACATACGCTGAGTTTCAATAGGCAGAGAATTGAAGGTTTCGTGACTTAGGTGAGTTTCGTTTTTCATTTCGTTTTTCCTTATCGTGTTTCGTATACTAATATTGTACCATATGGTTCGGGCTTGTCAACTAAATTCGGCCTAATTTCATCAAAATTTGCAGAAAAGATTTTTTAATCGTCGTAATCGGCTTTGGATAGGTGGGGTTTTTTCAATGTCAAATGAAATCGTTGGGATACCCCGAAAAACCGCAGGTGGTTCTCACACAACAAGCGACCCAAAAAGGAAATGACCACTTTTATTTTTCAGAAACCGCTGGCGTTTCAGAGGAAACCACCACTTTTAAGATAGCCTCAAGCTCAATGAGACTCATTTCAGAATGTTCAGATTTGGCCTGTCCCCGCCACTACAGCTTCTTTTACTGTGGATTGTGTGTGGCAAGTCCGCAAATTCCACGGCCTGCCTTCTTCTTGACTCCAAGGTTTTGTCGCATTTTTCTGACTGCTTGTAGAGTCACTTGTCTACCTGATTGTTCAGTCAAAGCATCGGCAATTTCTTGGTCTTTCATACGATATGCATTATCTCGAATGAAGTTTTTCTCATTTTCAGACCATTTTACATTCATTTCCCCAATATCTCCTTGAAAAAGTAGTCATAACGTGTATATACTATTGTAGTATCGAATGACAACTTTTGGCTTTATCCAATGGAGAAATAAATGAAAGCCCCACAACATACTATTAAACAGTCCACGCTAAAGGCCGTTGCAAGTGAAGAATTGCAGGCTGAGGTTGGGCAAGAGCTTGCTTCCGCAGCACCGGAAGAAGAAACACCTAGTATGGAAGAAGTACTCGCTTCTGCTGAAGCTGAAGATGAAGTATCTGACGAGGAAGAAGATGAGGGTTAAGCTTTACTACGACGGGAATCCCGCACATACCAAAGTAGTAGACCAAGAAACCGGCGAACTTATTGAAGGTGTTGTGTCTGCACATGTAGATATCGACGCCTTTAATGGTTATGCGACGTTGGTTCTTGCAGATTTTAAAGCAGAAATCTCAGACATAGAAGTGAGAGAAGATGAAAATCCCGCAGGGGTACACGGAGCAGGAAGTTCTGGAGATAATCGAGAGAATATCGAACAGACTAGCATCGACGTTTAAGTTTGGCTATCATGAATTAGATGATATGAAACAACAAGCTGCGTTGTTCGCGTGGCAAGGACTGGACAACTATGATGACGTGAGGCCACTCGAAAACTTTCTTTGGGTACACGTTCGCAATAGGCTCTACAACTTTAAACGTAACAACTACGCTAGACCAGACAAACCCTGTGATAACTGCCCACTAAATGCCTATGTAAATCACGAATGTACAGCCTTCGCCAATATGATGGACTGTGAATATTATGCTAAATGGTTCGAACGTAATCAGGTCAAGAAGAACCTTATGAGTACGAAAGAGCATGATGATTACTTTGATCGTGACGACATCCCAATCGAAGACAAAATCCTTAGTAAAGAGATATACGAGTTGATCAACTCTAATATGCCTATTACTATGAGGGAAGATTGGATTAGGTATATCAATAAGGTCAAACTCCCAAAGAGCAAGAGGGAACTTCTATTCGAAAAAATCTTAGACATTTTAAAGGAGAATGGAATTGGGCCGCAAACGTGGTAAGCTCTCAAAGCAGGAGCAAAACTATATTGAACAGAACTGTTTCGATCTTTCTTTGGAAGAAATCGCAAACAATCTAAACCGCACAATTGAGCCGGTTAAGAAGTACATCGACAAGAAGAATCTCAAAGCACGAGACTTGACCGATGACGAACACCTCTTAGCTACTTTACGATCCCGTTATTATTTCAAAGAGCTTGACAAGCAATTGAATGACGGAGAGATCATACTGTTCGAACATATGTGGATTGACTATTTCAAGCAATTCAACGAAGACGTTACACACACCGAGGAAATGCAAATCCTTGAAGTGATCAGAACAGAAATTCTTATCAATCGCTCGATGGAAGATCGCCAGAAGATCATGGAAAACATCGACACTCTTGAGAAGCTTATTGATGAAGAAATGAATAAGCCCACTGACTTCCAAGATACGCAGGCTCTAGCTGTGTTTCAAACCCAACTTGGGGCTATGATCGGTAGCAAGTCATCCTATATCAATGAACACGAAAAACTTCTTACCAAGAAGGAACGATACCTGAAAGACTTGAAGGGTACTCGTGACCAACGTAAGCGTATCAGTGACGATGCCAAAACCAACTTCGGTATGTGGATGCGTCAGCTAGATAACCTTGAAATGCGTGAGAAGGAAGGCTTTGATATGGAAGTACAGGCGATAGCTGCTGATAAAGCCCGTAAGAGATTAGCCGAGCTTCACGAATATGAAGATGGCGAAGTAGATCAGCCATTACTTAATTCCGAAACCGTAATAGACTTTGAGGATAATAAAAATGAAGACACCGAACTTCGATCTGACGAGACTAAAGACTCAGATCAAGAAAACAACTGACCAAAACATCATGGTCTTTGACTATGGTCCAACCAAGAAGCTTTTGTATTTGATGTTATCTATTAAGACAGTATATATTCCTTCTCGTGTGTATCCAGAGTTTGATCCGTGGGAAAGATAATGGGGTATGTCGTTCAAGCGAGTAAAGCTTTTCAACAAAGGCGAAATTTTACACGACTACTACGTAGAGGAACTTAAAGGCATCCGGTAAGACAAACATAGTTCTTGCCGTTGGAGACTCAGCAGTATTACTAGGAACTTGCTAATGATTGTTTCACCGGAAATTTATAAACTGGTCGAGCGACAAGTCGATCAATTTAAAAACTTCACATCTGGACACGTCATGAATCGCTATCCGTTAGGCGGTAGCGACTTGATTGTTCGTTTCAAGGGTCACGAAACTCAAATCTTGAAGAACATTGAACTGTTTCAAGAAAAACAAATCGTGAACGCACGCTGTAGATTGTTGGCATCGTATTTGGAAGATGCCGCTAAAATCTATCCGCAAATCCAAGACCTTGACTTGATCATTCCTGTGTGCTTCTCAGATACATCTGACGCACCACTTCAAGATATTCCGTGTCTAGTATTCAGCAAGACGGCCTTTTCAAACAACATTCTAATTCCTTCTCCTAACAACCTCGTAGGACACTGGGAAGTAGAAACCGTAAATGCATTTGATAGTCCTATCCAAGACAAGACCGAAATGATGTGCTTTGTAGGATCATTCACTGGCAATCTGGAAGACTTGGCAAATAACATTCGTTTGAAGCTCGCCGCACAAGCCTCGAACAGTCCAAACTACTTCTGCCGATTGATACGTCCACCGAATATGGAAGAAGAACGATTCGCAAATGTACTAGTAGAATCCAAGAAGCTGTATCCAGAATTATCAGATGATATCATTCTGAACGACGAAAAGAAGATGGGCCTTATCGACCAGTTGGAATACAAGTACCAGATTTGTGTTGACGGACATACATGTGCGTGGGCACGACTGCCTTGGCAAATGAAAGCTAACTGTGTGCCTATTAAGATTCGCAACCACAGACACAATTGGCAAGAGTGGTTCTATCCATTGCTTCAACCTAATAAACACTTCCTAGAAGTAGACATTAGTGAAGTAGATATGGCATATGACTATCTCAACAACAATCCACAGGCTTGCAGAGATATCTCAGAGGCAGGTAAAGCTTTTGTTGATAAATATTGCGGTCCAAAGCTTGCCTTGGATGTTTTTGTTCAAACTCTTTTACTACTTAATGAGAAACAAGATAACAAGTACCATGTAAAAGCCGAACAGGACCAGAACGGCACAGGCGATATGAGAAGGGTATAAAATGAAGAAAACCGCATTAGTTACTGGAATCACCGGACAAGATGGTTCATATTTGGCCGAGCTATTGATTGAAAAGGGCTACAATGTTATTGGGCTAGTAAGACGTACTAGTACAAATAACACTAGTCGAATTCAACATATTTTGTCGAGTGACCAGCTAGAACTAGTAGAAGGCGAAATTTCTGACTCAGGATCGGTGTATTCTATAATAGAAGTTTACAAGCCAGATGAAGTTTACAATTTGGCTGCACAATCTCATGTTGGCACTTCTTTCGAGCAACCGGAATATACGTTTCAGGTTGACGCAATAGGACCGCTTAATTTTTTGCAGGCAATCAGAAGACATTCTCCTGACAGTAGATTCTATCAGGCTTCAACTAGTGAGCTTTTTGGAAAGAACTTTACTGAACGATCAGGCTTGTTCGACGGTCGTACATCAAAGAAATTCCAAGACGAGGAAACTATGTTTATGCCTCAATCGCCCTATGCAGCGGCTAAACTAGCTGCTCATAATCTAGTGCGTATTTATCGTGATGGTTACGGCCTACACGCATCATGTGGCATCTTGTTTAATCATGAGAGTGAGAGACGTGGTGAGAATTTTGTCACACGTAAGATTACTAAGTGGATTGGAGATTTTCGTAGATGGTCAATAGATCATTTCATTAAGGATTTCGATATGCAGTCTGATGAAGATAACACGGCAATTCGTTTTATGGATAACGTAATCATCGGCTATAACAAAAGCAAGCGTTTCGGTCCTCCATTTCCAAAACTAAGACTAGGTAATCTTGACGCTTATCGTGATTGGGGTCATGCGGAAGACTATGTTCGTGCTATGTGGCTTATGCTACAGCAGGACACTCCAGACGATTATGTAATCGCTACTGGTGAAACTCATTCAGTCCGTGACTTTTTACGAGAGGCTTTCAATGAAATTGGTATTCAGAACTTTGAACCATTTGTTGTTATCGACCCTAAGTTTTATCGCCCCGCAGAGGTTGAATTCCTATGCGGTTGTCCTGATAAAGCGAAGGATCAGCTAGGTTGGGAACCGAAGGTTTCGTTTAAAGAACTAGTAACACGTATGGTTCGGAGAGATATTCATGGGCAAAAAAAGACCCCACAAACCCTACAGCAAGAGACAATACTATAAATCCAAAAAAAGAGCATTTCGCAACAGTAGAGACTTCAATAGTCCTGAGTACTCTAAGTGGCGAGAAGACATAAAGAAGCGAGACAACTACACCTGCCAATGGCCGGGGTGTCTATCCAGAAAGCAAATACAAGTTCACCATATCAAGACTTGGGCCAAATATCCCGGTCTTAGATTTGTAAGTGTTAACGGTATCACGCTTTGCCGCAAATGTCATGATTCAATTAAAGGGAAAGAGGTCGATTACGAGTCCTTCTTCCTGAAATTGTTAGAATGGCAGATGCTTGACAAGATTAAAAAATACAACGAGAACAAGAACAAATAATGTACAAGTACAGAGCAAAAGTACTCCGGGTCGTCGATGGAGATACTGTTGACTTGGAGATTGACCTTGGTTTTAATATCAAGACTAAAAAGATCAGAAGCTGACTTTTAAATGTCGATACGCCTGAGCGGGGCCACGAAGATTGGGCCTTCGCTACTTGTTGTTTTGCTGACCTTCTTACGGACATTCAAGACGAAGAAGGTTATATTATCGTCTAAACTTCCAAGACAGATAAGTATGGTAGATGGTTAGTGTACTTTGAAGGTGTTAACGAGGAACTTGCAAAGAGATGGCCCTATGTGTGATTTCAGAGGACCGCCTAGTGCGGTGAAAAACTTAGATACGGGTGAGATTATTACCATTGATCAAGTAGATCAAGTAAAACAGGCCAATGGTACTGATTACGATCATCCCGATCTATACGGACCAAAGATTAAGGACGTTACTGAACCAGGATTATATCATATCTGTGCTACCGGAGCTTTCTATGCTTACTTTGATGATCCCACTAGATACGAGTTTATTCGATGAACGACAAATTCACAGTCATTCGAGATACAAGAGAGAAACCGGCATTTGGCTGGTCTTTTGAGCCCGATGCGTATTGCGAAGGTACAATCGTACAAAAGGTTGATACCGGAGACTATACCATTGGGGGTCTGGAAGACTACGTTTGCATTGAACGTAAACAGTCGATTGATGAGTTCGCACGCAATTGCGTAGAAAAAAGGTGGCAGGACTGCATGAGGCGTATGTCCGAGTGCCGTTTCTCTTTTATTCTTTTTGAATTTTCTTGGGACGATGTAGATAACTATCCAGCATCAGCCAAAGTCCCCAAACGAGTTAAAAACAAGTTACGAATACCTGTTAAATATATCAGGAAAGTAATCCACACAGCTAGGGATCAATACGGCATCCGTGTACTAGCGTGTGACAATAGGATCAAAGCGGAGCAGGTTGCATACCGAATTTTGAGAAAAGCACATGAGTTACACTTACGACGTTGAATCCTATGATTACGCTTGGTTACGCTTAAAGCAAGAAGACGTAAAAGATATCCAGAACCCATTGCTAGAACTGGGCGAGTGGGAACAGGAGAATTTTCATCTTCATGTTTTAAAAATCCTGCGTAACCCTAAATACATACACTGGACAATAAAGCACATACTCAACATAGACCTGTTATCCGAACAAGTGGTAATTATGCAGGAGCTATGGACGAAATCATTCCCGATGTATATCGCTTCTCGTGGTTTCGGAAAGAGTTTCTTATTGGCTGTTTATGCTACTTTACGATGTTTACTAATCCCCGGTTCGAAGATAGTAATCGTAGGTGCAGCCTTCCGACAGTCCAAGGTGATCTTTGAATACATGGACGTAATTTGGAGAAATGCTCCAATCCTACGCAGTCTATGTAATGACGCCAGTGGTCCTAGACGTGATGTTGACCGTTGTACTCTGAAAGTGAACGATAGCTGGACTATCGCTGTTCCATTGGGTGACGGTAACAAGATTCGTGGTCTTCGTGCCCACACTATTATCGCTGACGAGTTCAACTCTATTCCAGTTGAAATTTATGAAACCGTTGTTACTGGTTTTGCTTCTGTATCTAAAGACCCAACAGGTAACGTGAAGAATGCCGCTAAGCGTAAGGCTATGAAAGAAGACGGTGTATGGAGTGATCAACAGGAGGTTAGATACCAAGAGCGTCATAAGAACCAATCCATCCTTTCTGGTACAGCCGGTTATGGCTTTGAGCCATATGCCGATTACTGGCGTAAGTACAAACTTACTATCAATAGTAAAGGGGACATGTCTAAAGTAACTCGCGAAAATGGCGACGATATAGGAGACGACATTCCCGATTACATGAAGCGTTTGAATTGGGAGGAATTCTCAATTATCCGTATTCCTTATGAGCTGATTCCCGAAGGGTTTATGGATGACCAACAGGTATCACGTTCTCGTGCCACTATGCATAGCGGTATTTATCTTATGGAGTACGGAGCATGCAAAGACCCTAATACCCTTATCACTACAGACAAGGGCGTTAAAAAAATAATAGACGTAGAGGTTGGAGACTTGGTTTTAACTCACAAAGGTAGGTTTCGCAAAGTAACCAAGAAGCTTTTTAGAAGATTTAGAGATAATATCGTTCGATATAGAACTCTTGGATATAATAAAAGTGTTGGGGTTACGCCAAACCATCCCTATTGGACAGACGAAGATAACTTTAAACAGATTGGATCTAGTCTTACCAAGACAAGCCTTGTAAATTTAAACGAGCTTAGTGGTAGACCATCTTTTTGTGTTGAAGATGTATGTACTGATATTTTAGAAACTTTAGATGGTTTTAAATTTTACCCTAAAGGTAGCCAGTCTCGTGTTGGTTTAAAAGAACAAAGGGTTATTCGAAATAATATATGTGGATATAGTAGTCTTCAATTGTCTGAAAGGTTTGATATATCTCAGTCTTCTGTTGTTCGTATACAAAATAATAAAAATGTACCTAAAAACAGCATACCTACCAATATTGAACTAAACTATGATTTTGGTTTAATAGTTGGGTATTATGCCGCCGAGGGTTTTATAGGTGTAGACGGTAGACAGGTAGAGTTTGCATTAGACGGACATAAAGATACGGAATATCAAAAACAACTTTTGGAAGCCATCTTTAACGTTTTTGGATTTCATGGCAAATCTTATATTAAAGATAAAAATACTATTTCTATAGCTATAAATAGCAGATTAGTATCAGAGGTTATGAAGTTTGTTTGTCCGGGTCTGTCTGAAGATAAACTAATTAATCACGATATTCTTTTCTCTAACGAAAAGTTTCTAAAAGGGGTAGTCGAAGGCTATTGGAATGGAGACGGACATATTAGGGATTCTGGAGCCTTTGTACATTGTATTAATCAATCTCTTTTAAATCAAATTAGACTATGTTTATCATATTTTAATATATCTTCTTCATTAATGGATGGATCTCAAGACAATGATTTTCATTTAAAAATTACTGGAGATAATTTTAGAAATTTTATTGCAGAGTTTTATGGAGAAATTATTAGTTCTTCTTCTAGAAAACAAAATATAATCAACGATGGCTGTAAAACAGAATTACCAATAACAGAGTCGTACTTAGATAAATATGATGGCTTTGTTTATAACTTAGAGGTTGAAGAAGACAATTCCTATTCTGGTCTAAATGCAACTGTTCATAATTGTTTCGCTAAAGACTCTCAAGGATTTTTCAAACGTACTCTAATTGAATCATGTGTAGCTCACGAGGCCAATATAGGTAAAGACTCGTGGCCTCTATACTGTCACCAGCCGTTCGACGTAGTTACGCGAGGGCGATCCGACAGGAAATACGTCTTTGGGATTGACCCCGCTTCTGAGGTAGACAATTTTGCTATCATCATACTTGAGTTGCATCAAAGTCACCAGAGGCTCGTTTATTCTTGGACGACTAACAAGAAAGACTTTCAGACACGTAAGAAACTGGGCCTCACAGAGATAGACGATTACTATAGCTTCTGTGTGCGTAAGATACGTGATCTGATGCAGATGTTCCCATGCGTGCGTATCGGTATTGACTCCCAAGGCGGTGGTTATCAAATTGCCGAAGGTTTGCGTGACCCAGATAAGATGCGTGAAGAACTGAACGAACAACCAATTCTTGAAATCATTGAAGAAGGTAAGGAAAAAGATACTAACCGTCTACCGGGACTTCATATTCTTGAGTTTATCAATTTTGCTAGTGCAGACTGGACTTCTCAAGCTAACCACGGTCTACGTAAGGATATGGAGGACAAGTTCTTCTTGTTCCCACGTTTCGACCAGCTAACTCTGGGTATGATCTCAGCCCAAGATGAAATCAGGTTTAAAGAACTTAAGAAGCAGATTGGAGATAGTGCTGATCTCAAATTGTACGACACGTTGGAGGATGTTGTAATGGATATTGAAGATTTAAAAATGGAACTTTCCACTATTATGGTTACTCGTACAGCATCGGGGCGTGAGAAATTTGATACTCCAGAGATTAAGTTAGGTATAGGCAAGAAGGGTCGTATGCGTAAAGACCGTTACTCTGCCTTGGTTATCGCTAACATGATAGCTCGATCTATGCACAGAGAAATTCCTCCTAACCCAACATATAATGTGGTTGGTAGGGTAGCTCAAAGTATTGATAAGGGAAAAGACAAGGGTAAAATGTATTATGGGCAAGAGTGGGCTGCTGGATATGGTTCCCATGCCGTAACCGTAGTAAGAAGAAATGTCTTTTAATACCCATTGGTGTATAAATCAATAGGTATTGATCTTACCGATTATTTTGGAGATAAAATAAAATGAATTTCGTAATCAATAAAAACCTAGACCCTGATTGTGCTTGCTTATGCGTAACAGAGTCTAACCCTTCCGGTATCGGTATCTGTTACAAGCCCTTAAGGATCGAAACCTTTGGTGGTCCGATCACTAGTCCTAATCCTAACACCGACCGTGTTTGTGTCAAAGTTTATGGAGACTTTGCAGCTTGCCAAGGGGGTCAAACGGTTACTTGCGATCAGGTAAGTGGTGTTATGAGCATCGGTATCGCTGGACCTAGAGGAACCATTGAAGTAACAGGAAATCCTATTCCAATTAAGGCACCTCCGGACACGAGAGCGGCTAGTCTTTGTACCTTCTCTAAAACCATGTGTTTCAATATCACTAGTGGCGATGCCGCATTTGAAGGACCGGGAAATGGTGGTAAAAATAATTCCGGCAGAGGCGGCGGTCGAGGCCGAGTAACCATTATTGATCCGAACGATGGTATATTTACTCAAGAAGAATTCACTAACACTCAAACTATGGCTAGTGGTGAAGTTGGTGATGGTATTGCCCAAGACAAAGTATTAGAACTACCAGAGTAGGTCCATAATGAGTAAGAACAAATATCCTAAGTCAACTAATGATGCTCGTACAGCTATGGCCCCAGAAGCTTATGTAAGCTGGGATTCCGATAATGCTGGCGAGCGTAGTAGAGCTATGATTACATATGGTCAAGCTTTGGAAGAATCTCTACACTCAGCAAGTGCAAATATTCAAAGAGATTTCCGTGGTCTGACCAACAACATCGACGGTAGACCGGGGTTGTGTGGGCATGATTTTGATTGGTTTAGACCGGGGCAATCAGCACCAGTTAAGCCAAAAGATATCATTGCTTTTGCTAGATATGCATACAGACGTATCGGCCTTATCCACAACGCTATTGACCTGATGGGTGACTTCTCAGCCCAAGGTATTAGACTAGTTCACCCAAACAAAAGAATTGAAAGATTCTACAGTGATTGGTTTCAACATGTTCAGGGTCATAGAGTCTCAGAGCGTCTTGGGCATCTTCTCTTTAGAGAAGGGAACGTACCAATTAGGCATTATACTGCAAAGATCAACAAAAAGAAAAGGTTAGATATGCAAAAGACCGTTGGTGCTTCCGACGTTCGTTTTGATATCGATGACCCCATTTTCGTCAAGAACGAAATCCCTTGGAGATACTCTTTTATCGACCCTCTCTTGGTCGAGCCTATTGGTGGATCACTAGGTAATCTATCCAACAAGAAGTTATTGGCACTTAAGGTTCCTCTGGCCTTAAAGAATGATATTTGTAAGTTGCAACAAAGCCAAGACCCAGCGGCTAGAGATGTATTAGGCAAGATTTCGCCGGATATCCTTAAGGCTGTTGAGACAAATAGCGACATTGTTCTTCCGCCAGATAAGACTAACATTTTCTACTATAAAAAAGACGATTGGCAAGTATGGGCCGATCCGATGACGTACTCTGCGTTCGAGCCGCTTAATCTATATCAACGATTGCAGTTGACAGACAAGGCCGCTTTGGACGGTGCGATGAACAAGATTCGCGTATGGAAAATCGGTAGTCTTGAACATAAGCTAGCACCAACACCGACCGCTTCTTCTACTTTAGCAGATATGCTTGGAGCTAACGTAGGTGGCGGTACAATCGACATTGTATGGGGTCCAGATATCGAGCTTATCGAAACAAGTAGCGATATCCAATCTTACCTTGGTGAAGAAAAGTATAGACCAACCCTTATGGCTATCTATGCAAGCCTTGGTATCCCTCCTACACTTACCGGTACATTTGATGCCAACGGTACAACCAACAACTTCATCGCATTGAAGACTTTGGTTGAACGTCTGAACTATGTTCGCAATATCATCGTTGAGTTTTGGAACGAGCAAATCCGTATAGTTCAAAAGGCAATGGGTTTCCGCAAGCCAGCAAGTGTCGAGTTCGACATTATGTACCTTGAAGACCCAGCCTCTATGATGACTATACTGCTTAATATGGCTGATAGAAATATCATTAGCGATGAATTCGTACAAAGAAATATCAAGGCAAATCCTGATATCGAAAACCGTCGAGTTCAAACTGAAGTCAAAACAAGAGAGAGCAAGAACATGGAGAAGATTAGTCCTTACCATGGAGTAGATAAGCAGCAAGCATTGAAGAAGATTGCTCTGCAAACCGGGGTGTCTACACCTTCCGAAGTCGGTCTTGAACTAGAGAAGAAGAAAAGTGGTGAAAAATCACTAATGCAGATGAAAGAATTCCAAATGAAAATCTCTAAGACTCAGAATAGGCCTCCTTCAAACAAGGCACCGGGATTGCCGGGAAGACCTAAGAACTCCAATGACACAACAAAAAGAAAACCAAAACAGTTCCATCCTAAGATTAAAGCCGCTGCTGAATTATGGGCGAAGCAAACGCAAGAGAAGATATCGGATATTTTGAATCCCGTTATCCTAGAGAACTTTGCTAAGTCTTCACTACGTAATTTAAATGCACAAGAGTTTGACGAGCTAGAACAAATAAAATTCGAAGTTTTGTGTAATCTATCTATGGGACAAGAAGTTAATAGCCGAACAGTTGCCGAGGCAGCTAAAAAGCCACTTAAAGCTATTCATGCTGAATTTGACGAGTGGTTAGAAGATGCCAAAAAGCACATGGGCAAGTTAACTATTGAACAGGTACGCGACCTGCGTGCATCCTACTACGTATATCATAATTATGGGAAATAAACATGAGCGATCAAATAGCCGTATATGACATTGAGCGTGACTGCGGTTTAGAAAATCAAATTCGCTCCCAAACTTCTGTAGCATTTACTGCTCCTATCATAAGCGTTGATCCGAAAGGCGATATCGACTTTAGCCGAATCACAAAGGCTTCCGCCGATCTATTCGACCTAGCATCTGCCGCGATTAATGATCCTGACTTATATCATGTTTTCTCTATTCTGGTTTCTACCGTATGGAATAGAAATGATGATGTATTTGACAAGGAAGAAGTTTGGGCTGCACGTCACACTTCACGTTTTAAGCCTACCAATCTTGAGCATGATGAAAAGCAAATGGTTGGTGGCATTATCAATAGTTGGCCCGTAGACGTTGACTTTAATCTAATTCCAGATGATACAAAAGCGGAAGCTTTACCAGATGAATACCATCTATTAGTATCTTCTGTAATATTTAGGCAATGGCAAGACCCTGATCTAAGGGCAAGGGCAGAACAGTTGATTTCAGAGATCGAAGCAGACGAAAAGTTTGTTTCTATGGAATGCATTTTCCGTGGCTTTGATTATGCTGTCGTTTCACCTGATGGTAAGAACCATGTAGTTCCAAGAAACCAATCTACAGCGTTCTTAACACAGCATCTACGAGCCTATGGTGGTCCCGGTGTGTATCAGGGCCACAAGGTTGGGCGTGTGCTAAGACGTATCACATTTAGTGGTAAAGGCTTTGTTAATCGTCCAGCAAATCCAGATAGTATTATCTTCGATAAGGACCATATTTTCTCTTTTGCGAATGTCCAAGAAGGTAAAAGTCTATTTTTAAATCAAAATGGTGTAACTAGTAATACAGAGAAGCAACTTTCTTCTGAAGTTAATATCTCAGACAAGGAGAATAACAAAATGTCTAATGAACTTTTGACTGATCAAAACAAAGAGCTTAAGGACGCTCTGGCCTCTGCACAAGCAGAAATCAAAGAGCTAAACCAAAAGCTTTCTGAGGCGAGCGTTTCAACATATGAGAACAAGATCGAAAAACTAGAAGCCGCTGTCGCAGAGTTGGAATCTCAAGTCAGCGATCTTGAATCAAAGTTGAGCGAAGCCAACGAGAAAAACGAATCTCTTGAAGCAGACCTGTCCGCTAAGTCCGAAGAACTATCCACTGTGAAAGCAACTATAGATAAGATGGAAGACGAAAAGAAAAAGAAAGACCGTAAAGATGCTATGGTCAAGGCTGGTCTGTCTACCGAAGAAGCAGAAGCAAAATATGAAAGTTTTGCTGAGCTTTCTGATGAAGTCTTCGAAACTATCCTTGAAACTATGGCAGAAATGCACAAGGACAAGGAAGATAAGAAGAAGAAAAAGGAAGAAGCTATAACTGACGACGAATCTAGCGAAGACGATGATGATTCATCTGACGATGACGCAGAAGACTCAACTGACGCATCTGATCTAGTAGATGGTGAAACCGAAGAAGGTAACCATGCCGCAGCCGGTGAAACCGATGGCGATGAATTGTCTACCGCTCGTGCAGGCTTGCAGAAGTGGGTAGAAGATTGCATCATGAACAAAACTGAATCCAAATAATTTTATTGGGAGAATATACAATGGCTCTAAAAGGTGATCGTGTAGAACATCTGACAGATATCAGTTTTTACAAGAGTGATACCGTTGTTGAACGCGGTGGCATTGTTGTACATTCTACTGGTGGTTCTGGTGCAGCTATGGACGACGCTCTAGCACAAGTTGCTGCCGTTGCGGCCTATACTGACGAACCGGCTGGTCTGTTACTGAACGATGTTGTTAATATTGACCTAACCCGTCAACAATACAATGTACACAAAGACGAAATACAACTGGGTGGCAAGGTTACTCTGTTGCGTCGTGGTACTGTCGTTACTGACCAAATCTCTGGTACTCCTGTAGTCGGAGAACAAGCTCACTTTGCTCTTGATGGTCGCTTGACCACCACTAGCGAAGAAAGCACTAGTGATCAGGTTGGTCGTTGGCTATCTGTGAAGGATGCTGATGGTTTCGCTAAAGTCGAAATCAACATCGTCTAATCAACATATTAGGAGAGTAATCTAATGAAAAACTTTTTTGACTATAACCCAGAAATGGAAGCTATTCTAAGGCAGTCCGGTTCAGCCAACAAGGATGAATCTTTAGCGGCTGTTGCAGAACTAGCTAAAGCTCTGGAAACCCCGTTGCGTAAGGGCGTAATGAGCGGAGATATCCTAGCTGGTATCTACGAAATCATTAACCTAGCTCCCGGTGCAACGAGCGAGTTTCCTCTTGACTTCCTAGCTCCCGGTACTGAGAAGGATTTTGTGGCGTACACAATTCCTAATCACGGTAGAATTCCAGAACGTCACGTAGAAGGTGACTACGTAATGGTCCCAACCTACGACATTGGTGCCTCTATCGACTGGTTACTAAAGTATGCCCGCGATACTCGTTGGGATGTTGTTGGTCGTGCTATGGACGTTATGCGTTCTCAGTTCACAAAGAAGATGAACGATGACGGATGGCACACTCTTATTTCCGCTGGTGTTGACCGTAACATCTTGGTTTATGACCCAGATGCTGCAACCGGCCAATTTTCTAAGAGACTAGTTTCTCTGATGAAAGTTACTATGCGTCGTAACGGTGGCGGTAACTCCACTTCAATCAATCGTGGTCGTCTAACCGACCTATTCTTGAGTCCAGAAGCTATCGAAGATATCCGTAACTGGGGTGTTGACGAAGTTGACGAAATCACTCGTCGTGAGTTGATTACTCAAGAAGGCGGTCTAATGACCCGTATCTTCCAAGTAAACCTACATGACCTTGATGAACTTGGCGACGACCAAGAATATCAACTATTCTACGAGAACGATCTATCAGGTACTCTACCTGGTGGCGACTCTGAGATCGTTGTGGGTCTTGATATGAGCAGCAACGACAGCTTTGTAATGCCTGTTCGTGCTGGTCTTCAAATCTTCGAAGACGACACATTGCATCGTCAAAGACGTGCTGGCCTATATGGTTGGGCAGAGCATGGCTTCGCAGTACTAGATAACAGACGAGTTCTTCTAGGCTCATTCTAATCTGTGCTGTTACAAAAAAAACAGAAATAGGCCAGTGGTGGCGGTGCTGCCACTGGTTTTTTTATGGGAGAACAAGCATGAAGATTTTGCTTTGGATAATCGAACATGAAAAACTGTGGAGCTTGCCAGAAAGAGAAACAGTTTGGACTTTAGAATGTTAAGGCGGTGATATATGAGCATAACAGCAAATGATCTAGTGTTTTACGCTAGTGCCAATATGCCGCAAGACGATTCTTCTCCTGCTGGCGGTGATATTAACACTGGCCTTAGAGTGGTCTTTGAAGATATTCCTGTTACTGGGATTGTTAGAGCAGTAAGCAATAGTGCTGCTGATTCTGGCAATCTTACTGTTGTAGGTAGAAACAATGTGGGTGTCATTGTTTCTGATACGTTTGGACTTAGTGGAACAACTCCTGTTTCTGGAACTCAGGTATTTGAAAGGGTACTGGTGGCTACGGTTGATGCTTTAGCTACAGGTAATATTACTCTGTCAGAACCGGTTAGTTCTTCTTCTGGTATCGGAACAATATACGCAAACGAAAGTGGATTCTTGAGGCCCTTCTATGATGCTACTGCCGAACCTTTCGGTGGATCAAATAAGGTATTATATGAGAAGGTCTTTTTGAAAAACAACAATTCAGTAAACACTTTACTGAATGCAAATATCACCGAGATATCATCTGGTCTATTTTCTATCATAGATTTTGGACTTGAGAAATCTCAACAGTATGTAGAGTTTGTTGGAAACAGAACAACCGCTCCGACTGGGTGCTACGTTTTTCACAATCAATGGATGGCAACTTTTAATCACAGACAATGTTAACTTTTTTGGTAATATCTTCTCTGACGATTTTGATACGCCGTTCTCTACAGAGCAAGGTGTAAAACTAGCACAGGCTCAGGTATCTAACCTGATTGACAAAGTAGCTCCGAATACAAGTGATTTGGTGCTTGCTGGCATTGTAACAACAGGCGATATTACAACTCAAACAACAACCCTGCAATCTAGCCTTCCTACAGGAGTGGTCGCAGAACTAAATAACACACAATATGACGGTGTGCCATTCGGTGATATCATGGCGATATTGCTTTCAATGGCACAGGGACGAATCGTGGAATCAGCAAGTGGCGTATTTGAATTCTATGCCCAAGACAATTCCGCTATACTTTACACACTAACGAAATCTGGCAATGAGAGAAATAGAAGCTAATGGTTATTGGAACAGGCTTGACCTCTATTTCAACGTATGGTTGGTTTACCGATCCTACGTTATCGGATAATCTTACACCCGTATCTACCTTCGGCTGGTATTATGTCGAGGGTGGTAGTGGTGTTATTGCCGTTTCTGTTCCTTATTCTATTCCAGCAGAATACAAGGCACAGATAGAAAGAGACAACAATGTTCCAGTAGAAAGCTTACTAACACAGCTTTCATCGCTGGATATACCAGTCGAACACTTACAGGGTATTTCGGCATTTGATACACTCAGGGTTGAAGTTCTTGAAACTTCATTCGTGATTGCTTCACCGCAAATTCCTGTCGAGAACTTGGCTAGTATTTTAACAGAGAATCAAATCCCTGTTGAGATATTGGCTCCCGGTTTTGTTCTGGTTGCAGACAAAAGCATTCCGATTGAAATTGTCGGAGGCATCTTGTCTGATAACAATATTCCGATTGAAATAATTGGTGAAGAACAATTCTGGATACTCGACCCAAGAGGCGTACTGTGGACTATTGAAGATTGTGGCATATTGTGGATTAGGGAAAATCATGGCAATAATTTATGGAACCTAGACGAGAGATAAAACATGGGTGTAACAGCAAATCAAGAATTATGCAAACAACCTTCCGAAAAAAGAAAATTTGGAATGGAGTTCGCTAGTTTAATGGATACCTCTGGCGGCGAAGTAATTTCAAGCATTGACGCCGTTACTTCTGAGACAATTTCTGGTGGAGTATCAGATTTAACAATCACTTTACCTTCAATTGTCAATGGTGTAGCTACTAACAGCAGAGTTGAAGTGTGGATTGAAGCTGGAACAGCAGGCAATAGATACAGAATTGAAATCTTGGTCACAACTTCTGATGGTCAAATATTAGAAGGTGATGGAATTCTTAAAGTAACAGATAGGTAACAAATGGCTACTTGGCAAAATACTAGTTTACTAATGCTTCGTACTATGCTAAATGATGCAGGTTGCGGAGAGGCTTCCTACAGCAACACCAGATTGGAGCAGTTGTTAATTACTGCTGCTTATTTTTTACCGGTCGATATCAATTTCGACAGCAATTATGTTGTTGATGTAGAACAAAACACAATAACTCCCGATCCTATTAGTCAAGCCGATGGTCCTGAGTTTGTTAACTTCATGGTCTTGAGAGCGGCGTGTATGGCTGATGAAGGCAATTTTAGAAATTCAGCACTTTTACAGGGAGTAAAAGCCAGATGTGGTCCTGCTGTATTAGAACTTGGTTCATACGGTCGATACTTGAAAGAATTGTTGACTGCTGGACCTTGTAAATCTTACGAAGACTTGAAAAATGAATACAACTTTAGCTACGAGGGAAGACGCATTATTCGTGCAGTTATGTCTCCGTTCGTATCTAACGATTTCTATCCACCTATGGGTGGTGCTGGTAACGGACAACTCGATACTAGTAATCTTTGGAGAAACAGAAATTCCTATTAGGAGATAAACAATGTCCATTATATTTCAACCGAAAGCCGGATTGCCTAAACACGGAACAATTGTTGTTCAGGCTCCCGTTGGTTCAGGTTGGGCAGGTGCGAACTACAGAATTGATACTTATGTCACAAACCTGCCAGCTACAGGTGATGTAGACGCAACCTACAGTGGTAGATTTGACGACCCACGCTATTACACAGGTGATACTGCGAGCTAATAATGAGCAATCCCTTTTCCGGTATAATCAACAACAACTTCAAGCAGTTGTTCACGAATGCTATTTCTGCATTACTTTATGATGATTCCTGTACTTTGCCATGCAAATTGTACTATGGTGCCACTAGATACGAAGATTGCGTGAATTGTGTTTATGATCCAATTGGTCAGAAGTCAGCAAACCGTTTTCAAGATGGTGGGCCTTCTCCGTTTCCGTTCGGAGGTATTTGCCCCATGTGTAATGGTGCCGGTAAAAGGTCAGTAGAAACTACAGAAGAAATCAACCTGATGGTGATTTTTGATCATGACCAGTTCATGAATCGTGGTACTGTGGCTGACCCTGCCGGGATGATTCAAACAGTAACATTCGCGTCAAATACACCCAAGCTAAAAAGAGCAAAAGAAATCGTGGTAGCAACAGATATCACATCTTATGGTCGTCACAGATATGAACGAGTGACCGAACCACAACCCTGCGGTTTCAGAAGTGAAGATTTCGTTGAATGTCTTTGGAAGAAGTCTGGATAATGACTATCAGAGCGAACATTGACTTACCGAATTTCAAGGCGGATTTTGAAAAGAAAATCCTGCGTGAGATAAAGACTGTAATCAATAAGGCTATGCCTTCCATTGTCAATAAAATAAAGAGTAGACTAAAGGCAGAATTCGTTAGACTTGTAAAAGAGTCCGCAGAATATACAGCCTTAGTTTCTGGCGATTTGCGTGGTGAAATTGGTTTGCCTGACCCTACTGTTGTTGACACAGTAATAGATGCTTGGGCAGACGGTATACAAGTCACCTTCACAAAACGTGGTAAATTAGGTAGCATCGAGATAGGGATGATTCAGGCAGACTATGCCGACGTTTTATCTTTACCTGATGCTTCCTATGTGTATGCATCAAGAGATGGTAGTACTGTTATCGAGTGGTTACGTTGGTTGCTTCTCGAAAGCACTTCGATAATCGTTGTTGGCTATGTTTTTGCTGCATCAAACCGAGGACGCACCGGATTAGGAATTATGGTAAACAGGAACGGTGGAGGTTGGCGTGTTCCTGCTCAATATGCTGGTACTGCCAATGATAACTTTGTGACTCGTGCTTTGGTGGATATCGAAAGAACGATAGATATCATTGTGCGTCAAGAAATAACAAAAGGAATTTAATCATGGCCCTAAACGACTATACAAGATTAAACAAACACGTTACTCAGTTAGGTCAAAGCTTACTAACCTCTCAAATAGAGAGTAATTTGAAAGCTTACTTTGACTGGGGCTTGCTAGAAGCTGGGGGCTTTTTCAACGTCTCAATGCCTACATCTGGAGCATGGGGTGGAACATTCGATCAACTGCGACTTGTCGATGATCCATCATATACTTTAGGTCAAGTTTGGGAGGGAAAGCGTAAAGATTGGGTTTGGGAAACGGGACTTTCTTATCCAACCCAGCCTACAATGATCACTGGTGTAGTTGTAAATGGAACCTCCTATGGTACTGGCGATGCTAGTTTTGGACACCATTATAATTACCCGTTAGGTAGAGTAGTATTTGATACTGCTAAAACGCCTAATAGTGTTGTGCAACTTGAATATGCTTATCGCAATGTTCAGGTGTACATAGCGGATCAAGCTCCGTGGTGGGACGAGCTTCAATATGACTCATTTAGAGTAGATGATCCTACTGTCGATGATGTTGGTTCTGGTAACTGGCAGATTTTGGCAAATCATCGTGTTCAATTGCCCGCGATTGTTATCGAGGCAGTTCCTAGAAGAAGATTTCGCCCTTATCAACAGGGTAGTGTGAGCAACTTTGTTTACCAAGACGTTTTGTTTCACATACTAGCTGAATCTAGGTGGTGGCGTAATCAGCTTATTGATGCCGTTTCACTAGAAAAAGATAGAACTATTTGGTTGTTCGACAACAACATGGTATCGAGTGGAGATTTGTATCCTCTTGATCATCGCGGAATGGTTGTGTCAAATCCTACTATGTATCCCATCTTAGTAGAATCCTATCGCTACAAGATGGCCCGATTTTACGATATGGTCGTAACCGAAATGGAATCGCCAACAAGCAGATTACATCGAGGTACTGTAAGGGCCACTTTTGAGATAGTTATAGCATAAAATGCCACAAATGGTGTATTTAAAAACGAGGTTATACTTTTTCAATCTAGGAGAAAGAATAAATGGCTAATAATAGAATTTACTACCCAATTCAGCAGGTAGCATTTCGTAAGCCGGGAACAACTGTATTCCGTGAAGCCCACGGTGTTCAGTCTATCTCCATTACGACTACCTTTAACTTAGAACAAGCATTCGAGTTGGGACAACTTGCTATATATGAAAACATCGAAGGTATTCCAGACATTGAAGTAACAATGAGTAAGATTTTGGATGGTTATCCACTTATATATACTCTAGCTTCTGCTTCTGATGCTGATGGTGGAACATTGGCAGGTCCAACTCTTGCTCAGCGTTCCTTGGCTGAAACAATCATGCAAATGGGTATTTGGTCCGAAACTGATGAAGCCGTGAACGGCTCACCAATTACCTATGTGGAAATGTCAGGTCTGACAGTTTCTTCTGTAACTTACAACTTCCCATTGGAAGATAACTTTTCAGAAGATTTGACTCTGGCTGGTAACGTAAAGATTTGGGATACCTACAGCAATGGTACCTGTCCTGCTCCGTGGACACTAGCCGCAGCTACCGGTTCTCCGAACTTTGCATCCAACAACGATGCCCCGGTTGGTTCTGGTGGTGTTAACCGTCGTGAAAACATGATCTTCGCTACAACTAATGGTGAAGCAGGCGATGCTGACTACACTCGTCTTCCCGGTGACATTTTTGGTGTTTCCGAAAGCGGTGTGAAGTCTAGTACCTGTCACGTAGCGTCTATCACTGTTTCTACTGACTTGGCTCGTGAAGACCTTTTCGAGCTAGGTGCTAAAAGTCCTTACGCTAAGACTGTTAACTTCCCTGTAGAAGTTACTTGCGATATTGAAGTAACCTCTATCTCAGGTGATCAAGTTACAGCTATCGACGACTGTGGTGGTGCTGCCGCAGTATGTTCAACTGCTACCAACTTGAGCGACCGTATCATTCGTATCGCTACCTGTGAAGGAACTCGTATCTATCTTGGTGAGAAGAACAAGCTGGCCTCCGTATCTTACGGTGGTGGTGACGCTGGTGGTGGTAACGTAACAGTAACTTACTCTTACACAACCTTCAACGACTTTACAGTTCTTCACTCAAATGACGATTTCAATGCAGATGGTCAAACTTGGTGGTCAACCCGTTCTGGATATTTAGGTCCAGCCGGTACTACCCAAGATACCTAATCAGATATTTGAACAAACATAGGGTTGGGGGGGGGATTTCCCTCTAGCCCTTTTTGTTCTCTCAGGACTTTTAGGATGGATAGTGCAAAAAAGCTCTCTATTTTGAATAGGATTATGACGGGGATGGTGTGTCTTGACATAAATAACACCGTCTACACACTGAATCCGCCCAACAAGCAACAAATAGTTTTGGGTGAATTAGTGTATCGGAACACCCTCAACAATAGCAAGTACAACGATCTTATGACACGAGATCAAGCTGCTGCACTTCTACACAAGCGTCGTATCTGGACTACTGAAAATGATCAGCAGTACGAACAGCTTTCTAAAACTCTTGATGATTTAAAGGTTGAACTTTATCGTTCTCTTTATAATGATCGCAAAAAAGATCAGCTAAGAAAACGAATCAAACAAGTAACCAACGGTCTGCATAAAAGTCTAGAAAAGAAATACAGTCTAGACCATATGACTCTTGAGAACCATGCTGAAACAACTAGAGATGAGTTTCTAGCCGCTATCTGTATCACAGACCCTCATGGTAATCCCGTATACACATACGACAATTACGATAAAAAGGGGAATTATGTACTTCAAAGGTTCCTAAATTACCTGATGAAGAATATAATAACTGTAGAAGAATACAGAGAAATAGCTAGGGCAGACCCGTTTAGATCAATGTGGATGATAGGTCAGGCAAGTGTTTTTGATGTTCCTTCTTGTCTACTTTCAATAGAGCAAAAATCTTTGATTATGTACTCTCGTATGTACGATAACGTATATGAGCATATGGAGAGGCCCTCAGACGAGGTTATTGAAGATGACGATATGCTTGACGGATGGTTTATCCAAGAGCGTCGTGAGGCCGACAAGGAACGCAAGAAGAAAGAAATCGACAAGCTTATGGAAGGTAAGGGTGCCAACAAGCATGGTGGTAATGGTGAATTGTTTGTTGTTGCTGAAACCCAAAAAGAAGCTGACAAGATTCGACAGCTTAATGACCTTAACACAAACATGAAAATGAAACAAAGAGATCAGGCCCTTAGAGAAAAGGGTAGATTAGAAGAACATCAATTGCCAGATGTTCAACTGGAACTAAGAAACAAAGCTATGAGGCAAATAGCGGATAGAGGAAAGAAGTAACATGAATTCAAACTACAATGATTTCTCTAAGAAAAGATTGTTGAACAATCTAAAGAAGAAATTCAACACAACAATCATTGGTTCTCTGGCCGTGTTTGAAGAAATCTTTGGTCATCTGTGGGGACACGGACTGCCATATGACCAGCTAACCGATGAACAAAAAGAATTGCATCAGGCTTGGAAACAAGCTAGGACTAGAATTTTAGATTCCGGTAATTCGAATCTGAGAGCCGCACAAAGCGAACTAGCTCAATATTCGTTCCATTGGAATCGCTATGTAACTCACTTTGAATTAAAGGGTAATCAGGAGAACGACAATGCCTAAAGTTGACAAACTAGAAGATCGTAGGGTATTCACTGTTGAAGGCAAAGGGTATGCAGTAAGAATGCCTACAATGCAGGAATTAGTAAAGGCTAATGAGCTTCGTAGAAAGACATTCAACGAAGAACTGACAGCGGGAACTTTACTGCGTGACCAACTCGACGAAGAACTTCGTAAGAGAAAATTGTGGTCAGATGACCGTGAGGCCAGATATCAGGCACTACGTCAAGAAGTAATTGACGCCGAATATCAACTGGCTCGTGGTGGTATTTCCTTGAAACAAGCCAAGGATATTGCCATTAGTATGAGGCGTAAGCGTCAAGAGATGGTAGAAATGTTGTCGTCTCGAACAGACCTAGACTCCAATACTTGTGAAGGTAAGGCTGATGCTATTCGCTTTAACTTTCTTTTTGCCAATTGCTTGGTGTATAATGATACGGAGGAACCTTACTTTAAGCAAGGTTTGAACGAATATATGCTCCGTCAAGAAGACCCTGTGGCATTGGTTGGAGCGAGTGAGTTCTTCTACCTTATCTCCGAGACAGATGATGTAGACTCCAAACTTCCAGAAAACAAATTTCTAAAGAAATATAAGTTTGCCAACGAGAACTACCATCTGGTAGATGAAAGTGGTCGTTTGGTAGACACTGACGGAAAACACATTGATGAAATGGGCAACTACATCAAGTGGATTTCTGATGAAGAATACGTAAAAGTGGACGTTGATGGTCGTGAGATCGACGAGCAAGGCGAGTTCATTGTAGAGCATGAGCCTTTCCTAGATGATAGCGGTAAGCCCATCGACGAATCAATTTACGAAGAAAAAGAAGAAGAACCAGAGGCCGAAGAAGAAAAACCAAAGCCCAAAAGACGGACACGCAAAAAGGCTACTGCATCTAAAGGAAATGAAGACGCAGAATAATAGCCAACGGTGACATTTGGATAAGCGATCTATGTTGAATATTACTTTCAAGGTAGGTCGCTTTTTGTTTATGAGGTAATATAGATGGCATTCAATATCAATGCACAAGTGGTACTAAGCGGTCCTAAGAATCTGCAAAAGGTAAGAAGTTCTATTCAGAACCAATTATCTAATGTTTCTGTACCAGTTAAGATTCAGATTTCCAAGAATGCAGCCTCACAACTTGGTACTTTCAACAAGCAATTTACTGCCCTTAATGCAAACTTGATAAAAGTAGGCGGTAGTGCAAAGAAAGCTACCGCCTCTCTAAGTGCTTTGGGAAATGCCGCATCTAAGATCAACAACGTAAGCTCAAAGCTGAGCGGTGCGAGTAAGCAGGTCAATACTAATCTGGCCCAAACTCAAAAGCAAGTAAAGGCTACCGCTGGTGAGATTGAAGCATTCGGTAAGGATGCTGCTTTGGCTATTCGTAGATTTTCTGCGTTTACCATCGCTACCGGTGCGATCTTTGGTTTCGTAAGAGCAGTTCAAAATGCTACAAGCGAAGCTATTAAGTTCGAAAGAGAATTAGCACGTATTGTTCAGGTTACAGGTGCTACAGGTCGAGAATTGCAAGGTCTACAAAAGACCGTTGATGTATTATCTGTAGGTCTTGGTTTGGATGCTAACCGTTTGCTTGAAGTATCTCGTATCTTTGCTCAAACCGGTCAATCTGTTGATCAAGTTCGTAAGTCTCTTTCTGCTGTAGCTAGGGCGTCTCTTGCTCCTACTTTTGGTGATATCAAAAAGACTACCGAGGGTGTTATTGCTGCGTTGAACCAGTTTAACTTGTCTGCCGATAGAGCAGAGAGTGTTCTTGGTTCTTTGAACGCTGTATCTAAAAGCTTCGCTGTTGAAGCGGACGACTTGATTTCTGTTATCCGTCGTGCTGGTGGTGTGTTCGCTGCGTCCACAAAACAGCTAGGGGCACCGGAAGAACGTCTACGTGAATTGATTGGTATCTTCACCGCTGTTCGTTCTACCACTCGTGAAACAGCCGATACCATTGCTACTGGTCTTCGTACTATCTTCACTCGTATTCAAAGACCTCGAACAGTTAAGTTCCTAGAACAGTTCGGCATTCAATTACGTGCTACTGCTCAGGACGCTAAAGACTTAGGTATTGCCCAAGGTGAGTTCGTTGGTATCTTTGAAGCCTTCCGCCGTATCTCTCAAGAGATTGACTCACTTGATACTTTATCCCTTGCTAAAGTAGTTGAAGAACTTGGTGGTATTCGTCAGGTAGGTAAGTTGCTGCCTGCGTTGCGTGAATTTGAAAAAGCAGAACGTGCTAGAGGCGTGGCTCTTGCTGGCACTGAGAGTATCAGTAAGGACGTTGCTATTGCTACGCAAACACTTCAAGTTCAAATAGAGCAATTGAGAGAGCGATTCCAAAAGTTCGTTCGTGATGTTTCTCAATCTGCTACTTTCCAAAATCTAGTCAAGTTCGCATTAAGTACTGCTAATGCCTTCATTACTTTGGCAGACGCTCTACGTCCAGCCTTGCCTCTGTTGACAGCTATTGCTGGTGTTAAACTAACTAGTGCCGCATTTGATTTTGCCAGAGGTTTCATTGGTGGTGTTAGAAAAGGTGGTGGTGCAGGTGGTGTTGGTGGAGCATTAGGTTCTGTAGTAATTGGTGGTGGCGGTGGCGGTAGTGCTGCTGCGGCTGCTACACAAAAGCAAACACAAAGTACAGTAGCATCTAATACTCAGGCCGTATCTGCAAATACTACAGCCGTTAATACATTGAACGGTACTGTCAAGCTATTAAATACTACAGCAAACAATCTTGTTGCCCAAGGTAAAGCTGTGGCTGCATCTGCTGGCAATCTTGTATCTTCTCTTGCTAAGCTACCAATCACACTAAAGACAGCATTGGCTGGATTGGGTGGTTCTGGTGCTATTAGATTCAGACGTGGCAAGGGAGGTAAGATTCCTAAATTTGCCAAAGGTGGATTTGTAAATGGTCCTTCTCACGCACAAGGCGGTGTAGTTGCCGAACTCGAGGGTGGTGAGTTCGTAGTACCGAAAGATCGAGCTAAGAAGTTTGCCGCTGGTGGTATTGTTAAGCAATCACAAGTAGGTATCGTTTCCGCTGAATTCATTGATCCGATCAAAAAATTCCCCACTGTTTCTACTACTTTGGCACAGGTTTTAAAATCTGGTCGTGTCAAGGGCGGTGGGCAATCATTAAATGATGCTGCGGCTGATGTGTATAAGTCTGCAAAGGTTGCACTAACTCCTCGTGGAGTGCCAATGTCGGATATCAAACAAGCGTTGGGCACAAGCAAAACAGCATTTAAGTTTGATGGTATAATTGAAGGTGTAGGTAAAGACGAAGAAAAGATGTTTAGCAAAGCCTTTAACAATGGTGTTGAAGGAGCTTTACAGGGTGCCGGTAGTAAGATTGCTAACTTTGTTGGTACCCCCGTACCTAATTTTTCACAAGTGGGTGCTGATCAGGATTTCTATAAGAACTTCGACGCTGGCTTCAAAGGCCTACTATTTGAGAACGTATTGAGTGCTTTGGGTGGGCAACCACTTCTTGCAAAAAATAAGAACAGACCGTTTGACTTTGTTGATGGGTTATCAGAAGCGGTTAGAAAACCATACAGCAAGACTGTATCTCAAGGTATTCAATATGTAGATGCTAAGGTTACTGCACAGTCAGCTAACCCTAAAGAATTACCAAAGAAAATTGTAAACCAAATCGCGGAAGATGCGTTAGCTAGACTACCCGCTGTAGTTGCTGCCAAGAAAGCTCAAGGTGCAATTAAGAAGGCAACCGGTGGTCCTATTGTTGATTCTGAAAACAGAATGGCAGATGTTGCTATCTCTGACGGAGAACTTATTGTTCCTCCTAGCGAAGCCAAAAGAAACTTGGGATTGTTACAGAGAGCAAATCGTGGTTTCTTTGTTGGTGATCTAGTTAACAAACTTCCTAATTCCTATATTGCAAAGGGACCGGGAACCGGTACGTCCGACAGTATTAAGACAGAACTACCACAGGGTACGTTTGTTGTTAATGCAAAAGATACTGAAAGAATATCTAACCAAACAGGCTTTGCGGCTGGTGGTCGCGTATCTAAGTTTGGTATAGGTGGTTCTGTTAAGAAAAGAGTACCACTTCAAGGTGGAGGTATCTTAGGTGCGTTGGGCAGTGGCAAAGGTGCTACCGGAATTCTACAAACTGTAGCCAATGTGTCTCTAGTAGGTGGTGTTATTTCCAGTCTTGATTTTAGTTCCTTTGAAGGACTAATCAACGGTGTGCTTGCCGCTGCAATTCCTCTTTCTCTACTATCTCAAAACGCCAAGAATGCAGGTGAAAGTCTTGAAGAAGCTGCCGCTAAAGGTGCCGATGCTGTTAATGATCTAGGTGCTGCTGCTGAGCAAACCGCACAAAGACAAAGAAGTGCTAACTTCGGTCGTGATGATGTAGAAGCGAGACTACGTGCCGCTAGAATTCGTGAAGCCAACGGTGGTGTCGGTGTCCTTGAGTCTGATCTTGTACAAAGACAAGCAGCTAGAGATCGTCGTGCTGCACAACTAAGAAGAATCAGGGCACAACGTCGTACAGGTGGTGTGGTAGAAAGTGACCTAGTAGGTTTGGATGAACTTGATCGTGATCAAAGAGCAGCCAGAAGAAGAAGTCGCCGTAGAAGGCTAGGTAGAGGTAGCGTAACCAATAGGCTTGCTGCCGCTAGAGGTCGTACAGGTTTGGGTGGAGCCAGAGTCGGTCGTTTAAGTCGAGTTGGTTCTAGACTTGTCGGTGTTCGTGGCCTTGGTGGTTTTTCTAAGTTGGCACCTGTTTTGAATAAGTTAGGCCCTGCTCTTGCAAAAGTTGGTCGTGGGGCATTAAGCGGTCCCGGTGGTATTGCTGCTGCTGCATTGGCACTTGCTGTTAATCCTATTACTGATGCTATTGCTAAAGGCTTTGTAGGTGCTGCTAAAGACATTAATGGAACACGAGGTTTTACTGCGGGTCAAGGTGGTCAAACTACAGCACAAACTATTGGTGGTATCAAAGGTGGTGTCGGTGGTGCATTAGGTGGTGCTGCAATTGGTGGTGTTATTGGTAGTGTTATTCCCGGTATTGGTACTGCTATTGGTGCTGCTGTTGGTGCTTTGATTGGTGGTGTAACAGGTACTCTTACAGGTGTATTCACAGCGTTCAAAGAACAAGCTAAGTTTGAAGAACTAGAAAAGCTACAAAAGTCAAGCAAGACATTGAACGATGCATTTGACAAGCTTTCCGGTGAAGGAATCAAAAATGTAAATACACTTGAGCAAGTTGCTGAGGCTAGTAGTGATCTAACCAGACAGATTGTAAGTAGTGCTTCTGCTTTTCAAAACATCGCAGACAATTCTGGAAGAAACTTCTTCGGAGACAATCTTTTCGGTCAAACCGTTGACGGTCTAAGTAAGCTAAGCCAAGTAATTGGAACTGGAACCACGCTGGTTGAAAAGGGCTTTATTGCTTTAGATAGTGTTCTAGCTGCTGGTGGTGCAACCGCAGTCGGTGCCCTTGTTCCTATCATCGGCCCTCTGATTGGTGCTGGTATCGGAGCTATTTTTGATGCTATCAATCCCGACATTCAAGCAAATGCTCAAAGAAGACTAAATCAAAGAATTGGTATCTCTAACACTGTAGGTACAGCCAGAGGGTTTAGTGTTTCTCTAGAAGCTATTCCTCAAGAGGTATTTGATAAGGCCGATGAAAACTTCAATAGGCTAGGCCAAACAATTCTAGATTCTATTCCTTTGGATAATTTGACTGGTATTGTGGCACTTGGCCCAGATGCAACCTTTGACGAATTGACTACCGCACTAGAATCAGCGGGAGATAATAGCGAAACATTTAGAAAACAACTGGAAGCATATAAGTCTCTACAAGGTGTTCAAATTACTAAAGAGGCCAAACAACTTATTGCTGCATTCGATGCTTTAAGTCAAGGCAATCAAAAATTACAACAAAGCTTTGCTATTGGTACTGCTTCTGCTAGTAAATTCCTATCTACTTTCCAAGAAACAGGTAGTCTATTAGAAGCTAATGCTGCCGGTGGAGAAGCGTTCATTAAGAGCCTTCAAGCTAGAACTAGTGCCGCTGGTCAAAGACTTGACTTCAATGTTAACGATTTGTTTTCTGGTGGTTTTGAAGAACTAGCACAAACAGTAACAGACGCAGGCAATGGTAATCAGGAAGCCGCAGCTAAGATCGCACAGTTGGCCGCTGCTACCGATCAGAGTGCAGATGCTATTACTACAACAGTAAGCAAGTATGCCGCATTCACCCAAGCTAATAGAGAACAAGCTACTGCTCAAGCGGTTGCTATTGCAAAACAAAGAATCATAAACGATCTACTGAAAGCCTCAGCTCAAGGACTTGATGCCTTGGCCGCTGCCTTGCAAGGTCTAGTTTCAGCTACACAAAATGCCGTATCTGATTTCTCTATCTCATTAAGCAATATTGAGGCAGAAGTATCCAGAGTTCTATCTACAGAGCAATCAGTACAAGCCAACCAAAGAGCCAATGTATTTACCAACGGTGGTGCTGGAAGATCACTTGGAGAATTGACAGCCGGTGTTGAAAGAGTACGATCTGGACTAGGTGGTGACGCTTCTGCGTTTGCTGACCTACCAAGTACTGTACAATTGGGCCAAGCATTACCGAAGGCTTTGAAAGACACAATCGACGAGCTAGAAAGATCGGGCGAACGAATTGACCTAAATACTTTCCAAGATAGGTTGATTACTAAGATTCCCGATTTCAATCAGCTTTCTAAAGTAGTACAAACACAACTATTAAACAACATTGAAGCTGCGTTTAGTGGTGCTAGACAAGGTGCGGACTTAGGTGCCGAAGGTATCAGTAAGCTTCTGGAAGAAGTTGGAAACCTAGATCAGTTCGTAGAACTAAGTGGTCAGGCTGCTTCTGCATTAGAAGAAGTAACCGCACAACTTAACTCCTTCAATTCTGCTGTACTTCAAGCTGTTAATCTACAGATTCAAGCCACCCGTCAAAGAGTAGATGCTGAACTTAGCATCCTAGAAAAGAGAGAGGCTGCTACTGATAGATTCGCTAAGTTTGAAGCAAGAAGCACAGCCGAACTTGCTAGAGCTAGACAAAGCTTGAACCGTGAGATCACTACTCTGCTTGACGCAGGTGGTGCTGGTAGTACAAGTGTACAAACTGTTGATGCAGCGGGCAATCCTGTTACTACTAATCTTGCTACCGTTGGTGGTGGAGATTTGTTGTCTAGGAGAGAAGGTCTTGAAGATATTAGAAGCCAGCTATTACAGGCCATTAGTGAAAGAACTGGTGTTGATCCTACAGATACAGCCGCTCTTGCTTCTCTTGATCTTCCTGAGATTGATCAACTACAAACAGAGTTGGCTAATGTTACTTCTGCTTTGGAAGGAACTAAGAAGTCAATTGATGTATTGGCAAACGATACAAGAATTCTTACTGCCGTTGAGAATAAACTAACTTCAATTCAAGAGTCTCGTCTAACCGGTAGACAACGAGTTACCGCAGCATTGAGTCAATTGGCTAATGCTAGAACTCCAGAAGAACGAGCTAGAATCGTTAGTGAGATTCAACGTCCGGTATTGGCTGCACGTAAAGTAAACCAAGGTCAAGGTCTTAACCTACAAGAGTTTGCATCATTTGCTCAGTCTCTTGACGAGGGTGTTAATGGTGTGGCTGGAGAACTGTTGCGTAGAGGTAATCCCGGCATCAGCGAAGAAGACCTAGCTAGACTGGTAGATCAAAGTCGTGCTAACTTGCAAACCGGTTTCTTGAGAAACGTAGCACCTAACGCTGTTGGTCGCGGACTTGGTTTCGATAACTTTGCTGCTGATGTTATTTTCAATCCTCAAGGTGCTTCAACCGAGGCCGCTGGCCAAACCCCAGAAGAAAAGAGACTTCTAACTATTAAGGATCAAATCCTTAAAGTACAAGAAGATTTGATTAGAGGTACAGCAGATCAAAATGCTAAGTCCATTGCCGATCAACAGGCTATCCTAAGAGATCAGTTAAGCAAGACTAAGAGTAGTCTAGACGCTGCTGCCGAAGCATTCAAGAGACTAAGAGAAGAACAAGAAGAACTTGTGGTAATCTCTCAGGCTCGTGCTGCCCAATTGAAACAATCTCAAGCTGCCGCTGAATCCAGAGAGGCAGAACAGGCTTTGAGTAAAATCAATGAAGAAGTAGCTAATCTTCGTGAACAAGCCGCGAATCTAGACCCAGCAGACGTTTCCAGAAGACAACAAAATTTGGGTACTGCGTTAGGTCTTGCTACTGACTTTACAGCCCAGATTAGTAGAAACAAAGAAAATCCACTATTGGAATTTACTCAACAACTAGCGGGTTCAAGATTTGCACGTCCAGAAAATTCTTTCTTGCGTGACTCTGCATTTATTACCAGAGCGGTTGGTGCTGGCACTGGTGACAATACAAACTTTAATGCATTATCTAGTGAGCAAATTGCTAACCAGAAAGTATTGTTTAGAGATTTGGCATCACAAATTTTGCCTGATGATCCTCTTGGTGCTGCTAATCTTGGTCAACAAATTGCAGATAGACTCGACGATATTAGAATCGGCCAAGACACTATAGCTCAAAACTCTGAAACAGGTCAGGTTGTTAAGGCTATCATTGCAGAGAATATTATTCCTGCTTTGAGAACAGCACAAACCAATCTTGGCGATCCAGAACAAGTAAGACAACAACTTCAAGAAGTAAATGCTAAACTGGCAGAAGCAAATACTAGACAAACAGAGCTTCAAGAAAGAGCTACTGGTTCCAGAACAGAGGCAGCTTCGGCTACCGCAACAGCAGAACTATTAACTGCACTTAAAAGAACCTCTAAGGATTCTAATGCTAGATTGACAGATAGACAGTCAGCAGCGTTGGGTCTATTCCAAGGTGACGGTGCGAATGCTGCCGGTGCAATTCAAGAGCTAACTGGTTTCCAAGTAACAGCTAACGAAACCGCACAGATTTTGGAAACTCTGAAAGAAAAAGGTAACGCATTCCAGCAAAGTCTGGATGCTATGACTCAATCAACAGAGCAAAATACAACGGCCCAACAACAGCAACAGCAACAGGTTCAAAGAGATACTACTCCTGTTACTTCATCAACTCCTACCACTGTTCCAACAGCACCAGACACAACAATCAGATCAACACCTGATCCTGCGATTGTTGCCGGTGTCGCCGCAATGGTAGGTAGAGCCACTGGCCCAATAGCAAGACCTGCTTCCGACCCTGCTCCCGATTCAGATGCAGCATTGTTAGGTGCTAGTGTATTAACTCCTAGACAACAAAGGCAACAAGCAATACAACAACAACGCGAGGCTAAAAGACAACAGTTTGAAGAACAACGTAACGCAAGACGTGAGGCTTTTGAAGCACCACGTAGGGAAAGACGTGAGATTGGTCAATTCCAATCCTTACAGTCTACAGTTGGAAGTCAACAGTCTGTTGAACAACTGATTGCTAAAGCGTCTGCTGGAGTGGAACAGCTAAGAACTAGTGGTGATACACCTGCTCAAGATCGTGCAATTGCTAATCTTCAAAGACTAGAACAACGTCGCGATTCTTTGGGAAGACGTAGAACAGCATTAGAGAACAACCTAGCTACTGCTACAGCCAGCAATCCTCAAAGTGCTGCTGGTCAAGCATTGTTTGGTTCTGTGCGTCAACGTACTGCCCAAGAACAACTGGCCTTTGTTAACAGATTTGAAGGACAAGAAAGACAGCAGGTTGCTCAAAGACTACTTCAAGGTCAAAACAATCAACTGACTGGTCGAGAAAGACAACGAGTATTGAGTATTGCAGAAAATGGACTTACAAGAGTAGAAGCCGTTCGACAAGGTTTGGATAATACATTTAATACCTTTGCTGAAACACTACAGAATAATCCATTCGTTGCTGGTGTACAACAAGCAGCAGATAAACTTGCTGCCTTGCCTCAACTACAAGTTGCTTTGGATGCCAATGTTGGTCAAGTAGAAGTAGTGCTGAATGGGGCGAGCTTGCTATCTTCATTCGGTGAAAAGGTTAAAGGAGAAATCCTACAAGCGGTATCTGAAAAGATTGCTGCTTTGATACCTAACCCTGATGGTTCTACAAACCAACCATCATTGTCAAGCCAAGGTAGACCTAGACAATAACAGGAACAAAAAATGGCACTAGAAATTGTATTCAAGTATGGCGACTACGAATTTGAACCTCGTCCGCTGTTTACTATTAATTCAGAACCTTTAAAGACTCCTGATGGTGTAGGCTATGGTATCATCCATAATATCACACTAGACGGAGACTTGATCACTACTGATAAGGAAGTCGAGTCTGGTCTTGCTGGCGTTTTTGATAAGGTAGGAATCCTCAAGGACGCCCTAGACCACGACGGACGACTACTTGTGGTTACTTGTGATAATACTCCCATTCTGAGCGGATACCCTACGATAGAAGGTTATTCTTTCAACAATGAAAGTGATAACTACACCCGTAGAGCGTCTTACAATATTGACTTTAGAATGCCTACTACAGTACTAGGTACTGGTAGCGATGTATTCAATAGCTCAGTAATTCCTCCATATATTGAAAGTTGTAATGAGACTTGGGATGTTGAGTTTCAAGATGAAAGGATGCCTTTTGCTTGGAATGTTGGTCCTGATGTAGAAAGATTCGGCTATGTCGCTGCCGTTACCCATACAGTTGATGTAAAGGCTCGAATCGCCTACACTGGTGATCGCACATCTAATACCCCTTGGCAAGATGCATTAGCCTATGCTACAGGTAAGCTTGGATTTGATAATGAGTTCGTGACATTGACCGGTGTACTAGGTTTGCCGGGAGCCGGATTCGATCAAATCGTTACTTTTAATCAGTATAGACAGGTATCGACAAACAAGACAGAAGGCTCTATTCAAGTAGTAGAAACCTTCCTTGTTACCCCTACCGGTGCAGCCACCAAAAGCCTTCCTAATGACGCCATTGAAACATTCGACATAAGTACGTCTCAGAATGACGGTGTAATCACTGTTAACATTCAGGGTGAGATTCGAGGTCTTACATCTATCAGCTACAATAATGGTTTTGCTGTAGATTCCGACAAGTTTTCTGCCGCTTCGGGGTATTTTAAAGTAATCAAAGACAGGCTCTACGATAGAGCAAAAAATGCCTACACTGGTATCATTGATAGTTGCTTCAATCGTAATCTAAACCCAACCGTTAGAAGTCGTACAGTAGGTATGAATCCTATTGAGGGAACTATCACTTACGACTACCAATATGACACAGCAACCAACGGTTGTATCACTGGTGACTGTATTATTTCCCAGAACATCACTATTGATGATACTTTACAGACTGATGTTTTTGCTAGTCAGGTTGTGCTGGGTAGAGCAACTGGTCCTATCTTACAAGACATTGGTACTACCACAGCAAGAGTACGTACTGTAAATATCGAAATTGTAACCCTACCGCCAACGGGTTGTGGATCGGTAGCTGCCATTTATGAGCCTATACCTACAGAACAAGTACAGGATTTCATTTCAACTATCTCAGGCGATTTGGCAGCAAGCTACAACCAAGTTTTTGTTTCTTCCAATACTCAAAACTGGAATTTTACAAACGGTAGATACACAAAAAACATAGGCTTCACATATAATACATGTAGTGGCTAAAAGGAAATTAAGGAAATAACTCATGGCAGAATTAGGCCAAAATCTATGTAGTCCAGCACGAATCTACGGCCCATTACCTCAAACTGTTTTCTGTGGCTGTAGTGTCTTAAGCTTTTCAGTTTCCGCAGGTTGGAACGAACAAGCATCTAATCTTACCGTTGAATTGGTACAGGATGATTGTGTCGGTCCTCGCGTGTGGTGGGATGAAAGTCTGCAAAGACAGACAGGAGATATTGCTGATCCCGGCTTTACAGAACCAGAACCGGGGTGTGCTGTTTATTTCCGTATCGAAGAAAATCCAGATGGAAGTACCGAGGCCGAAAGAGGCGGTTTCGAGTATGCTGGTGTTGTAGAAAGCTGGACTGAGAAGTTTGACTCAAACGGTAATCCTGTCTATACAATCACGATTACTGACCCTAGAGTTGTTCTTGAAAATACTCAGATTATTGTAAATGACTTCCCCGGCACAACTTCTGGCGTATGGAATCTTATCAACGCCTATGCCTACATTGAAAGTCTAGGTAGCACATGTACTGCTTCTCCCGCTGGTGCTATTGGTGGTGTTTCATTTGATAACGTCATTACCAATATCGCTAACGAAAGAGGTATGGTCTGGAACGACTTGAAGTGTGCTATCCATACTCTAACTTCTGCTGTCGATAAAGCTTTAGCAAACTCATTGTACTATGGATATTGTGTAGACAATAGACTAGTATATGTTGGTCCTAATACTGGGGAAGAAGGTTATGGTGTTATTGAAAAAGATGATACCATCACCGATCCCGCTTTTCAAATTCTTCCTAACGTCAATTTAAATCAACAATACTACTACGTTGACCTTACCGAAGTTCCTTTCGCACCGCTTTACTACCGTATCTCAGGTCCAAACATTAGTTTGATGGAGGTAATTAGTCAGGTATGTAAAGATGCAGGTTGTGATTATTACGTTGAGCTATTACCTATACGAAATGCCGGGAAGGTGTTGAAGGTAATCAAGGTGCGTGTTGCTGCACGATCTTCTCAGCCGCAGCTTGGTAGGATAGATGATTTCATAACCGCGAAACAATCCGAGGCATCAGATGCTAATGGGGGTGTGTTAGCGTATGTTCGTGGTGAAGAAGTTAGAAACGAAGAAACTTCTACATACCTTATCGGTGGTAAGATTCGAGAGCAATTCGAAGCCGATAGTACGCAAATGCTACCGTTCTGGGGAACAGACACAGACGGAAATATAATTCAGGCAACAACCTCTGTCGGTGAGTATCTTGTACGTCTTGACGTAGGAAGATTAAATACCACTTTGTACAACGGCTTTGGTGCCCAGTATCAGTGGATTACCGAAAGCGAACTTCGTGCTGCGGTAGACGGAGATATTGACTCATGGAAAACTGTTACAGTAGCTAAAGCTGGTTCTTCTGACTTTGCAACATGGATGGCTGCAAATAAACATTCAGCTATTCTATCTCTTGAAAGAGCTAAAGAATGGTTTGAGGGTGCCAAGCCGGGACACGCAGTTCCTTTCCCTCAACCAGAAGCACAATCAGACGATATTGATCCAGAAAGCAATGCTGCTCAAGACTTAGATAAGGTTTTTGAGTTTGTTAGAGCATATGCTGATGAATTCTATGGTAAGCAGTTTATTGTAAACGCACCGTTTGTTTGCTATGCTGTTGATGGTGAATCCAGCAAGCTTAGATATTCCCATGAGCCTTCAACCGAGGGTTGCTGGGTAGCAGACGGTACTTCTACAGTTATTGGTTTAACCCATGATTCTGCTGCTTCCGATTTCTTTAGAGACGACTCAGGTAAGTACGAAACAATTGTACGTTACCCACTAATCAATGCTTCCTCAATGGGTGGTCTTGGTGGCACTTTAATTGCCGATCCATCCAGACTTGGTGACGACAACTATATCACAGACCAAGTAGACGAAATTTGGGTGAAGGCAGAGGTCGATTCAAGATGGTTATTTGGTACTCCGCTCAACCCATCTGCTTCTACTATATCTTTCGTAGTAAGAACAGCCGCTCCCGTTGTAAACAGAACAAGTAGTATTAATGGTTCAGACCACAACTTCATCGAAGGTGTTGGTGGTTTGGGTAACGCTACAGACGCCGCTGGTTTAGGTGCGTTTGGTGTTCCAGACTTTAACGACCGTTCTATGGGAACTTTAGCTGCACTTCCTATTGCTATTGCTCCTAATGCCGCACTATGCCCTGTCTTGAATCACGTACAGGTTTACGGACCTTGGGGTGTGGCTGGATTGCCGGGACAAGTATCTCTAGAAACAGACGAAGGTTTCGTTCCTTGGGAATATGGTAGTGACGTAGTTATGTATCAAGCTGCCTTGGACAAGGTTGCATCATCTGTTACACAAATGCGTAAAGGCGAAAGAGGTTCTATCCGAGTAGCTGGTTTTCCAAACATTCCTCTGGGTGCCGAACTATTCTCAGTAGATGCTGGTTCTCCACCTAATTCTCAAGGTAATCAAAAATATGTAGGAACACGTAGCTATTCTACCGCTCAGTGTGCCCCTGTGCTACCGTTTTTGTATTGTCCTATGAATGCTTGGACAGGTGAGTTCGGCCCCAACGTAACCAACATCAATGTTCAAGTTGGTGCTGGTGGTTTTACAACAGAATATCAGTTTAGCACATACACTCCAGCATTCGGTAGATTCAACAAAGACAATGCTGAGCGACTAAGAAGAATCGGTCAAACCAGATTGCAGGCTATGCGTAATCTAAGGGCACAAGCAACCCTTAAGAACAACATTGCCGGTTCTCTTGCACGTAGTCGCCAAATGATTCAGAATCAAATTGGACGATCTATTCGTGCCCCTAAATCTGCTCACCACGTATTCATTGGTAGATATACATCTAGCGGTAGACCAGAAATCCACACCCATAGTGCTAAAGATGCTATCTTAACTTTCCCTAAAGATACCACATACGCAAATTCAGCTATGATTAGTTTGGATGCTCTTTATCGTCCGGTATCCAAGGCTGGTGATGGAAGTCTGCCTCGACTAATAAACTTTAGTGGACCCACATGTGGCTCAGGAACTAATCCTAGCCAACCAGACCCACCTATCAATGAATATCAAGGTCTGAAAATTGATCAAGACTATCTAGATGGTTTGGCTAATCCTAATTCTACTTTACCAACAGACAGATCAGATACCGCAGGTAGTGGTCACGACGTTGAGATATTAGGTAGAGGTTCAGCCGCTCCACCATCAGGTTGGGCTATTGCAGAAGGTGAAGAAGGAGGTACTGGCGGATATGAAACCGATTATCGTTTCTTGGCTTTGAAGGGACCGGTATACATTCAGCAATTTGGTTACGACCTATGCGGCAAGCCTGTACCTAATAAAGCAGACAGTGATGCTAACGCAGAAGCAGGTACATTTACCAATTCAAACTTGCAAGATAAATTCCTTGACGGTTTCTTGAAGAAGCCTAAGACTTGGCCTGTAGCTCAATTGGACTTGAGGCTTGACCGAGAGCGTGGTTTGTGGGTAATGCCTCAGCCACCTAGAAATCTTCACGTAAACTCCACCGGCTGTATTTTAATCTCCAGTGGTGTGACCGTCCAGAACGGTAAGACCGTATATGATTCAGCAGGTAGCCCTGTAGGATCGCCAACATTAGACGCAGAGTGGCCTTGGACTATCCAGCCGCCTAGCGGTATCGGTACGGTCCCAGTTTACTACGACACTGTTGATTGCAAGCATTATGTGTTCCCTGTCAACAGGTTAGACATTTCTGTTACTGGTGGTTCTCTAATTCAAGACGTAAAGACCATCGAGTTTGGCTCTGGCTTTACACTAGAAAGTGTTACTTCTGACGAATGTATCAATAAAGTAGTAATCAGTACCCCCAGTGGTTCCGAAACCCCCGGTGGTAGTGGTTCCAAAACACAATTTGGTACAGACAATTCTTGGACTGGTTGTATTAGTGATTCTGGATATAGTGGTTGCTTAAGTTTGAACGGCTTCCCTGTTCCTCAAGCATCCGATGTTTGTTCTGACTATGACTGTATCACAGTAGGTAGAGGGCTGACGCTTGATCCTAACGGTCAACTTGATTCATGGATGTTTATCAACTCGCTTGATGCTTGTGGTAGACCAGCAGAATCTTGTTCTGCTTTCAATATGTTGACCATCGGTACTGGTTTAAAACTTGTAACTAAAGAAACCAACTGTGTTTATGAGATACACTCAGCACTTGTTGGTAGTGGTCGTACACTTGCCTATCCAGACAATCCTTGCGATAGAGGAGCGTTATGGAAGCCTTCTGGTGAATTTGAAATAATTAAATTCATTGGAAATCTGCATACTACGTTTGATGGTTGTGAAATGACCGTAAGCGGTGTGTCTAGGAATGGTATTGAAGTTTCTGGTATCGCAGACTGCAATAGAGCTAGCGTTCCTACAAAAACAGTTGCAGGACTAGCATTTGGTACTGGTCTTCAATTGACAACTTTCGACTGTACTGGTATCGTTGATATAAATATCAAGGCTAGTGGTAGTGAAAGACTATCTTATTGTGATTCTCCTACAATTCCTTTGAAAGAAGGTTTCGAGGTACTTGAATTTGTAGGAGGTTTAAGTACTACTCAAGATGGCTGTAAGATAATTGTAAGCGGTATTGATCCGGCTATTTATTTCAGCGGTAGTGGGGCCTGCGGTGGAGGAGATGTAGGTGCTTTCCAAGGTAAAGAGCTAGTACTTGGAACAGGTATAAGAGTAACAGATAATGGAGATTGTAGTGCTACTATTTCTTCTAACATTACTGCTACTGGTAAAACCTATGATGTTGACAGTGTTTGTGAACCAACAAGATTAGGTTCTGTAGAATCAGTATTTGAAAACATTGAGTTCATTGGAAATCTAAGCGTAACCAAACCTAGCGATTGTAGTGTGGTGGTTAGCGGTATGGACAGTCCAATAACTTTTAGCGGACAGCCTTATTGCGGTGTAGGAGCAGTATCTCCTTTTAATGCTGCGACCATTGCTGTCAGCGGCATGACCATTGAAGATCGCGGAGACTGTGTTGCACTACTTAAAATTGATCAAACTATTGAGGGTAGAGACAATGAATGTAATCTCGGTGGAGTTGTTTCGGCGTCTCGTTACAGAAAATTAGTTATTGGTAGCGGCCTTGCCTTGCTTGATGCTGGTGATTGCGAATTCCATATCAATTCTAGAAACTACATTGAATCTAATGGGTCTTGCAGTACTAGTGCTGTATCTCCATTCTTTTATGGAAATCTAGTTTTAGGTATTGGTTTTGAATTAATTGAAGGCAACCCAAGTACATGCGAAGCTATTGTAAATACTTACTTTAGAGGCAGCGGATATGAAATTACCGATAACTGCCTGACTCAAGGCACACTGACACAATCAAGATTTACTAATTTAAAATTCTTGGGCAATTTAAGTGTTACTCAAGAAGATGGTTGTGAGCTTATTGTTAGCGGTGCCCCGCAACCTATCCAAGTATCAGGTCTAGAGGGCTGCAACGGTTCAAGTGTCCCCACAATCGACGCACACAAAATTGTTGCCGGCACAGGCTTGACAGTAGCAGCGGGTTCTAATTGTGATGCGATACTATCGACTACCTTATCTATTTCTGCAACTGGAGCTACTTGTTATAGTGCTGTTGGTGGTGGAATCTTTAATAGCCTGATACTGAGTGGTCTTGACCTAGTAGATAAGGGCAACGACTGTGGGTTTGTTGTTAAACATATTCAACGTATTGGTAAAACAGACGATAACTGTACAAATCCCGGTGGTCTTGGTTCTACGCCGGAAGAATCTCAAAGAGATTTCACTAATTTTCAAGAACTAAATATTGGAGAAGGGCTTCGATTAACTGACCAAGGAAGTTGTAGATATCTAATTGAGGGTGGTATCAAGATTGGTACAAAAGACCCCGATCAAGCATGTACTACTGCTGCTAGTGGTAGTTGGTATCCTCAATTGTTTGTTGGTGGAGGACTGACACTTACTGACGATGGCTGTGGTGCTATTATTAGTAACCCAATTGTCGTTGGTGCTTCTAGCGAAGACGGTTCGTTTTTCCAAGCCGATGCCGACTGTGTTACAGGTTTGCCGGGACCGACATTTGCTTGTCTAACTCTCTGTGGTGGTGCTGGTTCTCTTGCTCTAGAAGGGCCATATTGTTATCGTAAACCTCCTAAGCATATTGAAACGCTATGGGCAGGTTTTGGTATTGGTGCAGCTTCATGTAGCGAATGCGAACTGATTCTTTTCAATAACCACCGCGATGTTGGTACTGACAATAGTTGTAATTCAATTACAATTGGTCAAGTAGGTAAGCATAGCTGGAGCAGCGACTTTGCTTTGGCTGCTGGTGGTGAGGCTGGCGGTGCTTGTAGCGATGACGGCTTTGATAACACAAAAGATACATCTATTACTTTGAATACCGGTGGTGGTTCTTGGAGTTGTAGTTTTGTTAAGAATATTACTGTTACTACCTCTGGTGGCTATGTAACTGACGTAACTTGGGAGTGTGGTAGTATTAGCGGAAGCAAGAGTTGTAGCGGTAAGTATTGGATTACTTCTACCGATTGCGGTTGTTCTGGTGGTTCTGGTGGTGGTGGTACAGGAACCGGAACCGGTGGCTAACATAATAGAGATTTAAAATGAGTGAACAACAAGATAAGCCATTACCTCAACAATTGGACGAGGTTATTCAACATCTGGAAGTTGAAGAAGATGTCAAACTAGAAAACCATAAGCACAAAGACCCCGAAGGTTTGGGAGATACTTTGGAGCGTGTGTTCTCTAAGTTTGGAATTACAGAACAATGGATTAGTGCTGCTATGGGAATAGGTGGTTGCGGTTGTAGTAAGAGGAAGAATTTCCTTAATCAAATCTTTCCGTACCGCAAACAATCGAAAGACCATAACAAGACAGAAGACAAGTGAACTACTCATTTGCTAAAGACAAATGGACTTCGGGTTTCGTAGATAGTTGAGTATTACTACTTCTTACACCATCTCCACCCGTGTTATCGACCGTCCCAGCTTTAATCCCTCTCTTTACGGGATACCTCACTAGTCAGCAGGTTTACCTTTATACTTGAACCAGCCGCCGTTGGGCAAAAACCCACTATGCTTGCTGGCGTATTCTTCTTCGTCAGCACGCTGTTCTTTTTGTGCATCTGATAGATGGTCCCATCGTGTTTTAGGATAGACCATAGCTCCGTCTTCTGTAGAACTATATACCAACTTGGCACCACAGTTCTTGAAGTCTTGACAAACTACTTCCATCCACTTACTTTTCTTTGCTGCTGCCCGAACGACGAACTTCACGTCTTTGTTTTCACACTTACCGCAGCACCCAACAGCGAACACTTCTTGGATACGTGCGATCTGTTTGAACAGTTCAGGTTCAGTATCAGCAGACACATCAAACCAAAGGCTGTCGGTAGCCTTAATTCTTGCTGTTACGGCCATTAACCTTTACCTCCAAATTCTTCTTCCCAATTGTCGTTATATCTAGCCATATCATCAGGTGTACCTTCACGCTGATAGCCAGATAGTTTGTTGATCATCAAGCGACCTTCCAAGTTCTTAACGTCACGGATGGTTTTCGGATCGTCCGAATTTTGCTTGACAAACTTAATAAGATCAACATCGTTTCTCTTACACATAGCCTTGATAGCTACGATTTGTTGGTCATTGATTGGTGAGTCTGTGTTGATTTTTTCATCATCAGCATTACCAGCCAATTCTTCGTGTGTTTGAACACGAATCTTCATCGCCCTACGAAGGGCCTTACCTTCTGCTTTCGTACAAGCACTAGCTACAAGGTGCTTATTGAACGGAGCAGGAAGGTTCTCTCCCAAAACATCAATACAAGCAGTTACTCGAATCAATGCTTCGCTGCCATACTTAGCAATCACCAAAGTATGTTTTGCAGTAACTTTTCCTACGTAGGCTTTAGCAGGAATCTCTAGAATCTCTGTATCTGATTCCAGAATCTCTCCATAAACCTTTTCACAGACACGCCGTAAACCGTCTGTAGTTGGGGCACCTTCAATTAGCTCGTGATCCGCAAGCTGGTCAACTACATAGTCAACCCATTTGGGATCAGTTACCGCTGGTCGTTGTGGTCCGTCGTTCATAGATGTAGGTGCATCTTCCACGACTTCATCGACCATGTTTTCTAGTTGTGTATCTGTCATACCTCGAAATACCTCTTGTTCTTACTGGGAAACTTATCCTCGATCTGGTGAATAATTTCTATCACCTTCTCTTTAATCTCACGTATGTACCGCTGAGATTCCCTCTTAGTCAATTTTACTCTGACAAGTACCATACCAGCAGATAAAATTAAACCATTTTTCTGAGAATCTGCGGCCTGTCTTTTCCTTAGCTTTTCCTCCCCATAAACAGGTTCAAAGTGCGTAGGCCCGTCAACTTCAATAGCTAAACGGCAGTCCCTCACATAAAGGTCAATATGGAACTTTTCGTTCTGTAGAATATGCTCTTTATGTTTGTCTACTCTATATCCCTTCTTGGTGAGGTAATCGTACAGGTATCGCTCCACCTTAGAGCCGTGTCTGGACGCCTGCTGGATCGCCTCGCTGGACCTTTTAAAGAATTCTGATCGCTCATACGCTGTTTTTTTATTCCATGCCTCTATGCCGATCTGAGAGCGATACTCCCTTTCTTCTTCGTCCATATTATCCCAGACCTTACCTTGACTCTCACTGATCTTGATTCTGGTCTGTTCTGACTGTGTTTTCCCCTTGGTAGGGTGTTCGTGACGCCCTTCCGAAATAGCCACTTTTTGAGCCGCAGATTTATCTCTAGATTCTAGACCTAGTCTGGTAGCATCCCTGCGTACCTTGTTAGCATAAGTTCCCAATTCTTTGGCGATCTTCGCCCAACTTAGCTTCTGCTTATTGTATAGCTCTCTGTATTTGGCTAATCTTTTTTCATCACTTAACTCGAAGAATTTTGACATAATGCTGCCCTTACTTGCTCTGCATCCCAATTGTAAATAATACTATGCGGTTCTTGAAACATCTTAGCAAGTAGATTCCAATGGGAAGTACTTCTCGCTATCAGTTTAACATCGTTATTGTAGAAAATCTTCTTCAATTGTTGTGAACCAAATTGTTGTAAGTTGACCCACTCTGGACACCAAACATAATAGTATTTGTCTCGTGCTGTCAAGCAGTTGGCTACAATCTGAGCATTAAGCATTGAAGTAGCGATCAAGACCCCTGAATGCTTTAGGGCCTCGACTTGCTGCAAGATAGCAAAGTTATGATTCATCGGCAAGGACTGGACGCTGTTGGTAAATAGATAGCAGTCTTCGTCCTGAGCCAGTTTGTTTAGTTCTCGAAAGAGAATATAGTTCTGTGGATTGTTCACCACGTTGTCTGCTACTACGCCTATCATACTCCCAGTTCCTTAATGATTTGTTTTGCTAGTTCAACATAGGTTTTACCTTCTGATTGCTTTCTCAATTCGGGCAACCACTCAGGCTCTCCTTCCAATATTTGATCACAAAGAGATACTACTTCTTCGTATTGATCAAACATCCAAGGCTTCTCTTTCTTCCTATCAAACAACAAGGGAACCTTGCCGTTCAAGACCGTACCGTGAAACCATTCGTCGTCCATCATGATCACAGCCTTTGCTGACTGAATGATGTTCTTATATTCTTCCGGCTGGGGTCTTCCTAAGTAGTATGGAATAGGAATTCTATTTGTTCCGTAAATTTTAAAGTGGTACTTGTTACCAATAGCGGATAACCACTTCAACATTTCCTTGTTCTTACCGTCCAGTCTATTGCTGAAAAGAACAAAGTCGCATTTGTACTGGGCAACTTCTTCTCCACCGTCTAGGGCGACAGGGTTAGACAGATAGGGAACATACTTGGGTGACTTGGGATTGCTCAGACTATAGATCGCATCAAACCCCTCTGTTACTTCATCCCCTTCTGTAAACAGAACAAACTTGATATCGGGGAATTCGTGCTTGGCATATTTGATATGGTCATCTTGAGTATCACCATCGTTCAAGAAGATGATATCTGGCTTCTTATCCTCGATCAAGTCGAACAGTGATACCTGACCCTTATGCCAAAAGAAAGAGTCTGGGATTATTGTTTCGATTCCTTGGGCCACCCCAACTATCTTTGGGTGTTCTGTGGCACTAAAATAAGCTTTCATATTACTTCTGATACCCTTTCTAGGTCTTTGGAACTATCAATGTCAATTACTCTGGCTTTTGAATGGGAACAGCAGTTAAATGTTCCTCCTGCCGCAACTACCTCGTTTAAGACTTCAAATCCAAACATATTGTAGTTACTTGGATTCCAACAGGTTTCTTTGAATAGTTGAAGCTCTTTGTCTTTCAAGAACACCATCTGTCCCCACTTGTTCGGTAGGTCGTACATCATGTGTTCTAGGTATTGTTTGTTATTTATTGTGCATCCGACTTCTGATTTCGACATAATATCTTTGCCAACAAATATGGAAGACTTATTCAGGTTCATTTGATCTATGCAAAAATCATTGAATACCAAGTCTCCATAAACAATGAGTACGTCGTGTTGTGAGGCTCGTAGCCCCAAACCCATTGACCGAGCCACGTTTGTATTCTCATAGTTTTCGTTTTCTATTTTGATGATATTGCTCGGCGTTGAGTTCATTAGCTGTATTGCTTGGAAACCACAAACCAAGATGATATTGGCGTTAGGTAGAAACTTCTTGAAAACTTTAAGCTGTTGGTCTAGAATGGTCTTGGTTCCCTTTACCCTGACCAAAGGCTTAGGTCCATAAGATTTCATACGCTTGCCTAATCCGGCAGCGGGAATGATAATGTCGATAGCAGTAGGCTCATTGATAGCCTTGATATGTCTTACACTCATTCTTGTAACACTACTATTGGATCGGCAATATGCTCGAAATAGTATCCTTTACTGCCTAGTTGTTGCATAAGGTTGGCTTTGGCATTCGGCACGTCTTGTGCTACTAGCCCCGGTATTTTTCTCAGAAAGAAAGGACAGTCTGCTAGGTCGGTTCCGTTTAGAAAATCGACCAGTTCCATATCTCCTGTTTTTACAACGAAGTCTGTGTAAACGAATCCTATCTTCGGATCATCAAAACAAGGCAAAATCATTTCTTCTATCGCCCCCTCAGATACCGAAGTGTTCTTGTCCATCAGAGCAACGATAGTGTTGTCTGGAACTTCGTTTAACTTGTTGATATCGTCTATGATTACGAAAGGCTTGGACATATATCTTTTACCTCACACATAAATTTTTCTGCGTCTTCTTCAAATTGTTCAATCTTAGATTCTAGATGAACCCCAAAGCTGTTACCACCATGTTTCTTATGAGCAACACGGTTTACGATCATACCGCTTAGATCATCAACGGGCTTAACGAAACCTACCTGCATCATCTTGATTAGGATTGCGTCGTTAAATTCCTTGCTGAAATTTTCTGGTACATCAAAGCCTGCTCGGAATACTACGTAGAAGGGATACAGGCTTGACTTAGTGTTATCAAAAACCAAGTCGATCAAGTCGCGATCACTCAGGTCTTCGTCGTACACGTTTTTAAGACTGAACTTGTGGAATTCGAAATTCTTCAACAAATCTAAAAGCACACTAGGCTTAAGATACTTTGTTGGAGCATCGTCTTTCTTGTCGGTCTGTTCTCTTACATAGAATGGATACTGCTTATTGACTACAGTTACCAAGTTCGGCTTGATTGCCTGTTCGTGAAGCTGTCGCAATATCTTCTTGAGGCTTTGGAATGTAGTGTCTTCTTCCACAAAAACCATAGCCTGATAAGGTACTTTGGTTTGTAGATGAACCAGACTCTCCCAAGTATCTCTTGGGTACTTTCCCATGACTTCAAGGTTTCGGTAAAACATACAGAATCGACCGTTGATCAAATAGAATTCTACGTCTTTGTCATCAAAGACTTCTAGAACTTCTACGCCAGCATTCTTGTAGTCGTCAATTTTGCCAAGCTTGCAGCCTGTTTGTGTCTTGCCAGTTTCATCAAACTGGGCAAAAACACAATGCCTGCATGTGGTGTGTACCTGACTTACCTTTATGTCTTCTTTCATTGTCTTACTGCCTCAACTAAATAGCGACCTTGATCTAGTCCTACAAAACGAATGTCCCACTTCTTCTCCAAAAAGTATTGCTTTAAAGTAGCAACAGAGTGTAGGTTATTCACATGCTTGAAGAACTGTTCTGCCGCCATACCCAAGGGCATCTGCCCATAGAATACCTTGCGACACATATCGAGTCCGTCAACTCCGTTGAGAACGACCTTGCCACCCTTTCTTACTTTACTGCAAATCTTATCTAGTAAGTCTTTATCCTGAGCGGTTTCCAGTACGTCCAAGACTTTGATTTCCAAGAAGAATCCATCTGGAGCATTCATCAGGTCTTCTTGCAGAAAATCATTTTCTTGTTGCTTACTTGGAACCAGTCTGATGTTTTTGCTTATCATGCTATTCCTCTTAGATATGTATTGTTGGTTACGTGTCTTAGAACAGATTCCCAACTGTTCTTGAATTCTTCTACGTTTGTTCTATTCGCATACTTCTTTGCGTTTTCGACAATCTTGTTTAGTTGTGGAAATCCCATTATTTCATCAACAAATGTAGGCTGTCCTACGATGTTTAGGTCTTGAATGATAACGCAGGATTGCTCTTTGATTATCTCTGCAAAGTCATGGTCGCTCATGGTGATGACCGGGATACCCGAAGCCATGCAGTCGATCATCATCGGTGTGACATTCTTCCACAGATGCAGGTATATCTTAGCTTCTGTAGGGTCGGTCGTAAACTTGTCAGGACTTGCTACGAAAGGTAGTGAGTCAATATACTCTTGAGGCAACGTCGTATCAATCAAGATTTTACTTGCTGCTTCTTTTGATTCAATTTCGATTGGAGGAACAGCGATAGGTAGACTAAGACTTTGATATGGAGACTGCCAAGAGTCTGCTACAATTTCAGTGATACCTACCGAAGCATTTCCATTTCTTTGAAATAGTTGTGGGGGGTTGTTGACCACGACAGTTGCGAAGAACGGAAGCGGAACGTGGTTGATTGAACAGGTAATGTCTACAACAATGATCGGCAGGTGCCAAACATTAGACAGTGATTTCGCTCTCTCCCATAATCCGGCTCTATTGAAAACGATGATGGTATCCAGTTGAGACAGGCAATGGTCTTGTAGCCTGTTTGCTATATGGATATTGTTGAACCCTTTTGGACTATTCCACTGGGGAACACCATACATATCGTTGGCGATATAGAAGTCGTGGTCGAGACATTCTAGCCTTCTGATGTAGTCGTCATAGTGTTCATTCAAAACTAAAATAGAAAGCCGATCTTCCGGCTTCCTAATAGCGGTTTGAACGATATTGTTTATTGTGTACATAGTAAATCAACGATCCTTTTGTTTGGAATTTTAAACAAGCTTGATTTCAATTTCATTACTTGTTGTGACGCTTTCTCAAGCACTTCTTCGTCTGCGTTGTAGATAGCCCGCATATTTGCTCTGATACTATTCATGCTTGGCATTTCCCAAGAGAACTCTCCAGAATACAATTCCCTAATTGGTCTTTGAGGGTAGATCGAAATGTCGTTATGAGTTTTGATTGTAAAAGGATAGTCCTTGATGATTCCACAAACGTCTGTCATCATGGGTAGGCTGTTGTAAGCTATAGCCTTTAGCATGTTCTGATTTGTTCGTGAGTTGTATGACGCATCAATGTAACAGTCACAATAGTCATGAACATAGTTCAGGATCGGCAGATTTGTATTATTGATAATCGCAATATGCGGATAGTGCTGTTCGTCAAAGAACTTACCTAGTCCTGACTTGATTACCTTGATTTCTTCTTCTAGCTTTTGTGCGTCAGATGAACAAACCACCAACATCACGTTGTCTAGAATCGTGAAGGCAGATAGGTAGGACGCAACCACTTCTCTTAGTCCAGACTTGATATCAAGCGAGCCGATAGTGTAAAACTTGAACCTATTGAATTTTAGGTTCAGGTCTTCAACTTCATTTGAAAAATACAGTGGAGCAAAGTCGAAGTGAAATACTTCTGTAGTCACACCAGAATCTTTGAGTAGTTGTGCTTCATGTTCTGAGAACACTACCACAGTATCGAACAGATTAAGGTGAGTGACCCAGTCAGTATTGTCCACTCTACAATCCACACTAGTAACCGCGATATTCTTCTTAAAGTTTCCATTGTAATTCAGATAATTGGGGAGGCCATGTTGAATAATAACGTCAGGACTGTCTACTTTTTTGAACTCGTATTCTTCCAGTTGTCCTATATCCGTTAATTTTTGTTGATTATTAAACCAAACCGGACGCATGACAAGATCGGGTAACTGTTCCTTTTGTGCTGCCAATAAATTGGCAAAGGCACGACTGGTATATCCCCACTCGTCTTGTTGTCTATACGGTCCTACATACAAAACACTCATTATTTCTTCACTCTCCTGTGTGCTTCCATGATAAATTGTTGAGGGTCAGAATTAGCCTGCCCTGTTCTTAGAGCATCAAAAAGGAATCTACGTTCAGCGATTGCCATGTTCTCTTTGAACACGCTTTCTTGGGTACATTGATCTAATTTACCCTGTCCAAAGGATGCACCAAAGTTTAAATCTCTCAGGGTTGAAAGCATTTTGTAGCTGAAAGCGTGGGTTTGGTCTTGAAGTAAGTGAGTACATATCCACTCACAAAACTGGTGATTATTCAAATCTTGTGGCGGTTCTTGAGGCAGAGGACGCATTAATAGTGAAGCATCCCACTGACCCTCCAAACCTTTCGGTTCTACTTTATCTAGATATCGCTCCCAAGCTTTAGCGGCATTGTCCCAAGTATATCTTTCAACACAAGCTTTCCTTGTTTCCAATCTTTGCTTCTTTCGTTGTGCCTCGCTTTGCTTCGCACAGGTCAAAAGGACATTGGCTAGTTCATCGTTGTTTGCTTTACATCTGTCAGCATTTGTTTCTAGCTCTCTTTCAAGAGCAGTACTAATGGGATATCCTTTGACAAATCTAACTACGTCTTCCATAGCACTATAGTCGATAGCTGCCACAGGAACACCACAAGCAGCGGCTTCCACTTGAGGCATACCGAAACCTTCACAGATTGCGTACTGAACATACAGGTCCATCAGGTTGTAGATATTGATCAATTCAGCATGTTCAATACCATTGGATACGCCGGGAAGTGTGGCTGTGTGCCTACTACAGTGGTTGCATATGGTAATAGCGTCTCTGTAGTGTGAGCAGAAGTACTTCTTACATGATCTACATACATAGGTTGTAATGGCCTTGGAGCCCAAGCCGTATTCGTGAAGTAGAGAAGTGATATCCCAACCGTGTTTCTCTGGATGGCTGGTATGCAGATACAGGAAAGACTTTCTAGCAATATCCTGTGGGGCGTTTTCAATGAACTGCTTGAACCCCTTCATTAACTCAGGAAACATTTTTCGCTTTTGGTTACGCATAACAGTTCCTACAATGAAACTATCAGCCGGTAATCCGAAGCGTTCTTTATGCTTACCCTTGTTAGGAATGATGTTAAACAAAGAAGGATCAATAGCTGGAGACGCACAATCTACAGGCTTGACCCTTCCATTTGTTTGTTCATCTAATACTCTGATACCATATTCTGAATAGGCCAATAGTCCGTCACAACGGTCGAACATGTAGAGCCATTCTGGTTTCTGCGGCTGACTGTCAACCGTAGGCATCCAGACCCAGTGAAAGAATGGGAGAAAAGGACTGTCGGCAATGTAAGCGTCCATCCAAGGGTCACGATATGCCATAACAATATCTGGTTTGAAGTCCAGACAGGCATATTCAAATCTAGCTATACCCCATTGTACTTGTGGCATCTGAGTATGCTGTTGTGCATATTCTTCTTCATTGTCCATTGGGGCAACACCATATGTTAGCCACTCGGTATTTTGAAAAGCATCCGGTGGACTATAGCAAGCGAACTGTGCTATTTCATACTTGTTGGTTGCGTGTAGTCGCTTTAGAATCTCTTTTGCATACGTACCGAATCCAGAAGCTAGTTTATGTGACTCGGTAACGAACAGTATTCTCTTTTTTCTAGGCATTTGCGTTGGCTTCTCTTAATCTAGCGATTAGCTTATAGAACTTGTTCTTCACCGCCGAAGGAGTTTCATTGACAATTTCGCATATCTCTCTGAACTTGTAACCTTGACACCTTAGTTCGATAAGGCGTCGTTCTTCATCTGTCATATCACTAGTGTAATACTCCCAGATGCTTTCAGAGTGTTTGGTTAGTGGCGGCAATACGTCATTAAGCGAAACTGATTTTCTGTGATTTTTGATTTCTCGAATGATAGACCATCGTATCGGTTGCCAAGCATAAGTAGATAGAAGATGGCCGTGTTTCTTGTTGTATTTTTGCAAAGCCTTCCATAAACCTATTCTTCCTGCATCCATCAAATCCTGACGTTCTGTATGATTACGTGGTCCGAATTGATTGACTATTGAGGCAACTAGCCCCATGTTTTGTTCAATTAGTTCGTCCATTGTACACCCTTATTATATACATTGAGTTAGCTTTTGTACCTGCTTAACTAAGAAACTTCCTCGATTTTTGTCGCGGCTACCACGGAGTAACACTATCTTTCCGATTTCTACTTTGTCCTTAACCTTTTTCCAGTCGTCCGAAAAGATAGTAACATTATCGAGTGAACATGTTCCGTCGCTGACTCTTAGGAACGCCATTACTGAACCTTTATTTTTTCCGCCCTTAGTTTTCCATTCACGAACGTCATCTATTTGTGCTGCAATCGCTATTGACTGTGAATCAAATCCTTTGGCATACTCACGGCATGTACAGTTGGCATCGCCAATATCATATTCGTCAATTTCTGAACATGTTAGCTCAATACCTAGCAGGTCACGCTCTTGCTTTGCTCTCCACGCAGGACGATCTTCAAGATCATATGGTGGCTCGGCAAGCGATAGAAGCAAACCTTCAATCAATTCAGTGTGTCGATCTGTGAAGACGCCAGCCTTTTTGGTTTTACGAATATGGTCGATTAGTTTCTCCAGACCTTCCTTTAGGTTTTTGGAATCGTCTTTAGTTAGAAACTCTCTGTCTCCATCCTTCAATTCTCGATAGATATTGAATTGGTATAGCATCTTTTGTCTATTATGTTCATAGCAGTCAAATATGCCTGCTTTAATCATAGACTCAAAAGAGTTACTTTTGATGTAGCGTCCTAGACGCATCAGGAATTCTTCCCAATCCATCTTTGATACATCATATTTATTATTCTTAACTACACCATAAATCTGGTCAAATACTGAGCGACCTACGTTTTTTACGTTGATCAGACCAAATGTGGGGCAATTGTCAATCAAACAAAATTCGGAATTCATGTTAAGAATGCTAGGAGGCCTAACATCAATGTCCATTGTTCTCGCGTTATTCACCAATCCGTTTACTTCAAGGAACGGCTTTGGCTTACCGTTTGCGTGTCTTAGATATGAAGTAAAGAAGGCTCTGGGGAAGTGGGCCTTTGCATATGCTGTTTGATAACCGTTCAAAGCATAGCTTATTGAGTGGGATTTGTTGAACGAATACTTCTGGGACTTTTCGATCCAGCTAAAGATTTCCTCGGCGTCTTTACGTGAGAACATACCTACCTTCTCAGCACCGTCTAGGAACTCTTTCTTAACTTGGGCCATCAGGTCAACTTTCTTTTTACCGATAGCCTTACGAAGCGTATCCGCTTGTTGCAGACTGAAACCAGCAACCAGTTGGGCGATTTGCATAGCCTGCTCTTGATATACCAAGATACCATACGTTGTACCAAGGATAGGTTCTAGTCTGGAATCGAAGTACTTAACTTCGTCTTTACCTGACTTACGATCAATATAGTGTTGTGTTAGAGATTTTCCATCAACAATAGCATCACCGCAACCGGGACGGATGATAGCAATAAGGTCTGAAAGTTCTTCAATATCTCTAGGCTTTACTTCCTTTGCCTTACCTTGTCCAAGATTAGACTCTAGCTGGAATACCCCCTTCGTATTGCCTTCGCAAATCATATCCCATGTACGTCTACAATCGAGAGGAATAGCCTCGATGTTTGGATTGAATATAGGCAGACCTTTCTTGTTCTGTTCAAATACACAACCGCAAGGAAATTCAATCATTCTAATAGCTCTCTATCGTCGCTCAATTCACAGATTAAGGTTATGATCTGGGCCGATCCCGGCTTCCATCTGTTATACATATAACTGCTTTTGGCATACACCTTTTCCGTAAAGGTACGGGCATCGTCCAGTTTTTCTACCCGGTGGATATTTCTAGTGTTTCCGCCTAAAAAGTGTTTATCCCTAAGTCTTTGTATCGCAAACTTCTTGGTAATCATTGTATGTCCACTCCAGCGAACGATCCCTTAAACTTGTCAACTCTGGACTGCTTACGATGGAACTTCATGAAACGTGTGACGATAGCTGATTCTTCGTATACGTCAGTCAAAGCATCGTGGGCAATACCGCCCTTGAGTTTAATCTCAAAGAACTCACGCCATGTGTCCATCTTGAAGTCGTATGGCTCGTCCAAATTTTCAAACCACCAGAACAACATATCCATCGCATCCAGCTTGGTCACTTCTGAGAATGGCATCTTTGTCTTGTGCTTTTTGGCAAGACGCTGAGCGATTGGAATGTCGAACCCTGTAATATTATACCCTGCTGGTATCGGTTCAGGGAACCATTGTCCCGGTCTTTTGTCAACAACGTACTTGGAGGCGTAGGTGCAAAAGTTTTTCCATGCAACCTTTTCAGCTACTCCACCTTTCCATTTTTCAATAACTTCTTCTGGTGTAATCCCGTAGTTGTCGGCGTGCCATTGAATAGTTTTTTCTCGCTTGGGAACATCAAAGTACTCTGGCTTATCAATCCCCGGCGGCTTAATCATTACGTTGAATGCTTGATCTTTCTTAACGTCTAACGTCTCAGGATCAATAGGTACTGCCGCTAACTGTACGACATTACATTCATCCTTATTCGGTAGATCAGTTTCAAAGTCAAAGCATAGAATCCATCTGTTATTTTTCATCTTGAACACCCACAAGTACAAAATCCACAAAGCGGCGTACCGCATACTAAACTGCCAGCCATAGGGCAACCTTTTATTGCCTGAGTCTTTTTACAAACAAAACATTTCTTTCCGTCATGCTCTGCACAATACTTGCTGCCTTTAACGGTAGGCTTATTGCATGGGCCATACCAAGGCATATCGTATTCACACTTCAATGGCTGGCTCCACTGCTAATTGATCGAATTGCATTTTACCTGCCTTGTCTTTGATATGCTGCTCCGTAGTCCCATCTTCTTCCTTGAGTTGGTGATCAAAAGACTTACAGATTTCGGTCCACATTTCCGGTGTGACCGTCACACGTACTATGCCGGGATACTTGGAGGCAAGCCTTAGCATATCATTTCTGAAATTTAACATATATCTTCTCCAGCTACAATTTTAACAGTGTCCATAACCTTGTCCAAAGAACGAGTAGCCAAGCAGTCTAGCTTAAGTAGACCTGCCGATTCGCAACTTGGACCTTCGTATCCAGCACGATACTCTTTACCTTTGGAATCCAAAATCATTGGACAAGAAGCACTAATTGGCTTGTTTGAGATAACCACACCCGCAGCGTGAGTACCCATAATAATCTTGGTATGCTCTAGACGAATGGCTTGTTCAAATACTTTCGCCATCTTTCCTTCCAGCTTACCATCGTCTCCGATATGACACCACGCTTTTAGCTTACCGGGAGTATTTTCCAAGGCCCATAGGATACTAGAAGAATAACCGTATTCGTTTTCGATATCCTTTAATTCGTCAGAAACACTAGCTGGTTCAGGCAGAACCTTAGTAATAGCCTTTTGTTCGTCAAACGAAATACTACCACGAGCTGCCATAGTTCTGGTCAAAGCTGCCTTACCCTTCAATGTTTGGAAGGTAATGATTTGGGCAACATTTTCTTCACCATACTTTTGACGAATGTATTCAATTGTTTCTTCTCTAGCTGCTTTTGGAATATCAAAGTCAATATCAGGCCAAGAGATTTTCCCCGGTGCGTTACGGCCAGCATTGTAGAATCGCTCAAAGATCAAGTGATACGGGATAGGATCAACCTGAGTGATACCCAAAAGGTTAGAAACCATACAACCAGCAGCGGAACCACGACCAACTCCGGTGATGTACCCTTTATTACGCACGAAATTAAGAATATCATCCACAATAAGGAAGTAACTAGATAGGCCGATAGAAGTAAAGACCTCCAACTCATGATTGGTTCTTTCTCCGTACTGATTAAATTTAGGGTGATTTGAATATACTATATGAGCCATACGCTCTTTCCAGCCCTCCGCACATAGCTTGCGAAGGTATTGCCCTGGGGTTAGACCGTCTGGACATTTGAATTCGGGGGGTTGTGGTGACTGCAAAATACTATAGTCATCACACATATCTCTGATGACATTAGTGTTAGACAGTTCTTCCTCTGAATGGAACCCCAACATATCCTCATAAGATGGAATGTGGTAGTTATCTGATCGGAAAAACGTAATCAAGGAACGATTAGCGGTACCAGCTTTTAATTCTCGCTGTACTTGTCCTATGGTCTTTTTAAAGTAGGTGCAAAGCAGAACTCTTTGATCCTCAGCATCTTCCCTTTCGCAATAGTGAGCGTCCGGTGTAGCAACACATGGGATGCCTGTAGTTTTTGAAATTTGTCTAAGAGCATTGCCTACTTGACCCGCAAGCTTGTTTATCTTGGAATCAATTAATTGAATTTCAATAAAGAAGTTGCCCTTACCAAAGATACCTTCCAGGGTCTTAGCCATGTACATGCCCCTCTTCATCCAATCAGGGGCTAGCTTTTCTCCATCGGTAATAGCGTGAGCTAGAATAGAACCTAAGTGTCCGCTGAAAGATACCAAGTTGCCTTGACTAGCCGCCATAGCTAGAAGGTCGATATCGACTCTTGGCTTATGATAGAAGTGTTCTTTTTTGTTGGCAGCAGATACTAGTCCCAACAAGTCACGCCAACCCTGTAGGTTCTTGGCGATTACAACTTGGTGGCTTAGCTTTCTGTTTTCTTTATTTCTTTCGGTTGCTGGTGCTGTCATGCAGACATACATTTCACAACCTAGCAATGGCTTTAGCCCAGCGTCATGCATTTCTTGAGAAAAGTCAATGGCTCCCGACACGGAACCATGATCGGTTAGGGCACACGCATTCGCTCCAATCTTTTTTGTACGCTCTGCAATATCTTCACACTTGCTTAAACCGTCAAGCAAGCTGTACTCAGAGTGAACATGTAGTGGCGTGTATGACATTTTACCCATTAGCAATACGCTCCCAAACCCATAGAACCAATTCAATTAACTTCCACAATCCAAGTGTGGAACAAATAAAACACAAAGAACAAATAGGCATCCGATCAAATGACCGATGCCTTTGAAAGCATTACTATCCATCCTTTTTATCTTTCTTATCTAGTACGTTGTTTCCGTCTTGTATTTTGCCGCCACCTTGACCGTACTTACCGTGTACGTGATCTGGGTGAGTGTAGTTGTCAGTTACCCAATCAATACCCTTCTTCTTGATCATATACCTGATCTGCTCACACTTACTCATTGTTTCACCGTACTTGGTATATTGACCAACTCGTTTTTCAACGATAGGTTCTACGTGTGTGTCTTCAAAGGTTGTCATGCCAGCGTGACAAAGTTTGCGACATTTCCAACCCTGAGAGGGGTCTATCTGTCTAATTATACTCGGTTCCTCGGTCTGCTGGATGACTTCGTATCGTTTGCGGATCATTTGCTCGGTTTTTTCCAGATCAGAATCTTGGAAGTGAACCGTAAAAGCACCACCGTCATTGATAAACATGATAGTAACCAAGAAGGTATGGACATCTGGGTACATCTGTTTTACAGCATAATGGTACAGTCGAAGCTGTGCGTCAGAGAAAAGCTTGTGTTGATCTTTCGTTTTACCAGTAGCCCAGTCTAATCTACGGCCAGTCTTCCAGTCAATCACTTCGTAGACACCATCGCCAACGTCGGTAATCAAGTCGATAGTTCCTTTGAGTGCTAAGCGACCTTTCAATCCGTGTTCTGGATACTCATAGTTCGCCCAATCGAATGGCATTTCAAAGTCGAAGTGAGGTTCGGCATCTACCACGTTACGATTACGTGGATCAAACATACCGTCTCTGTACTTCAATGCCTTCCATGCCCAATTCAAACAGTCTTCGAAGTCTTTATCCGTCCAAGCATGACGCCCTTTGTGATAATCAAACTTTTTTGTGTAGAACTGGTAGGCCCGTGCCGCAACCGCAGCTAGGTATTCTGGGCCATAATTGTCAGTTAAAACTTCTCCGATATCTTCATCGTCGATTACTGCCAATCCATCTTGTGACGCCTTCTTGCAAAGGGCACAGATTTCCAGTATCTTGTGTGTAATGGTTCCTTTGTCAGCTTTTTTATTGCCTTGTCCACGCAGGCCCAATACATATTCGGAGTAGAATTGCATAGGACAGAAACGGTGGCAGTTGAAGGAACTACTTCTAAAGTAAACAATTGGTATTCCCATATTAATCCTCAAGAGGCCATTTAGTGTAAACGTCTTTTTCGTTGCATACTCTGCAAACCTTTACTGTTACCTTCCACCACTTGCCGTATCCGTTATCACAATTTTCTTCATATGTTCTGTAAAAATGGTGTTTACAGCCTAACTCGTCAATCTTTTTTTTTCGAGTTTTCGAACCTTAGCTATAGCGATGGCTGCTTCCTTGTTCATATCGTCAAGGTGATCAAGGTATTTCTTTTCTTCCGCACAACCCATCTTATACTCCTAGATCGGTCAAATGCTTACAGCCAGCTTGCTTCAAAGCCATATAAACTTCTCGGTTCTGATCGCCAATGCTAAGGTGTCCGTTCTGAATGATCTTATCACACAGTTGTAAGTTGACCTGTTCGCTGGCGTGAGTATCTTTTGACTGGAAGATATCTCTTTCCAGACCAATAATGATTACGCCTGCCTTTTGAAGCAGGGCGATTTCGTTGTCAAATCTTACATCGCAGACTAGGGCTAGTTGCGGTTTATCATTTTCAATTCTTCTAACCAATGCATCAATCCATACGGTATCATACATGCGTCGGAAGATTTCAGTACCCATGAATTGAAGTACATCACGAATAGTCATTGGTCCCGGCTCATGATATATCATCGGGATCAAAAAGTCATCGCCTTCTGTCTTGTGGTAATAGTACCCTGGCCTACCTTCAACTTCTTCAAAGATTCTGTTTGGAATCGGTTGGGTCACGACCCCCGGCATATTTTCCCACAACAAATGGGTTTCGGCCATCTTGTCCACATCTGTTCCATATACCTTATCTTCTGGTAGCCCAAGAATGTCGATAGCGACCCTCTTAAGACCGTCAGCAAGGGCATAGATTTTAACTGCGTTCAGTTCGTTTAAAACCGCCCCGGTGTTGACCGGTGGATTTTTAAAAAGGAACCAATCCTTGTCCGGTAAAGTATCTCCAAAGATATCACTTACCTCGATTTCACCGTCATCATTGAGTCGAGCGTTCTTACAGACGCCATTTTCCAACAACTTAAGCATAGTCAAAAAGTTACAGCAAGTGTTCTTGCCGCTTTGTTTCTTTCCTGCAAATCCAATAATCTGTGTCATAGCGAATATACTTCCTTTGCTTGTTCAATCCAAGGTTTGATATCCTCGGTTACTTCGTTGGTACTCATTTCACCTACATCGTTCTTGTTAATGTCAACAATATAGGCTCTGTAGGATCGTTCACATTGTTCTTTGATCTTCTCAGCGGCAGCTTGTCCAGCACCGTTCTCGTCGTTATCCATAATCAGAATGATCGTCAAAGCACCTGACTCGTCGATCAATTGTTTTTGCGGAGGATTTAAACTGGTTCCAAAGAGTGCTACTGAATTGTGAATACCGGCTTCTTCTAATCTCCAGACATTTCCCGGCGATTCTACTAACACAATTATACCGCTTTCTTGAATATGCGGCCTAGCTTTCCAGTAATTATACAGACATTTTTCCTTTTGGAAACCTTTTGTATGTCTCCACTTAGGGAAATGGTGACAGCCTTTATCTGGATTGTGATAAGAGTTGCATTCTTCGCACTTTTCAAAGATGCTTCTACCAGTAAAACCGATGATCATTTCTCCGGTATCATCGTAAACTGGAACAACAGCCCTGTTGAAGAAAGGCTTGCCGTAAGTCTTACATGTTCCTACGTCATAATCGTCTAATACCTCAATACTGTATCCTCGTTCAAGATAGTATTGGGATGGAATCTCCACCTTGTCACGGTAGAATTCACGACTGATGTTTCCTTTGATTTTGTTTTCGCTACCTAGAGCGTCAACTACTTTGCAGAACTCATGATTACCAACGTCAACCTTTTCACCTTTGATCTTCCAAAAGTCCAGCTTGAACTTGTCAAGCAAGAACTCAATCGTTTGATCAAACGTAATCATTTTATCTCCCGGCACACTCCAGTCGTATTTGATATGCGATAGGCCACCGCGAATCATACTTAATAGAGAAGTACCGAAATGTGCTTCGCAACCATGAGTCCTGCACTTGTAGTGAATGCGATAGTCCGCATTGTAGTACAGGTTTAGAGCGGTCTTATTGTCCCCACCGTGAATGAAACATGTGGAGAAATACACCTTCTGTCCCTTATAATAGGGAGCCTCAAAGTAGTCATAGATATTCTCAATGTGTTCTAATACAATATTGGTCAAAGCATTAAGCTTGGCCTGATCTTTGTATTTAGAAGGCAATGTCTTCTTCATCGTCGTCATCTTCCTCAACATATGAGCCTCCGTCATTCAGTTCGTATGCTGTTTTTCCTTCGATTAGTTTAGCGTACTGACCCTTCATCAATACATTGATATAGTCTCCGCTTTCCAAACCTTCGCCGTGACGTGCGATCACAGGAACCAGTTTTCGGTTTCCATGTTCTTCACCGTCTTTGGCGATTTCTTCATCTGACTTTTGCTTGTAGATTGTAAAGTTCGAGCATAGCCAGATAACACGGTCGGAACCACTAGCGGTATCTGTTGACTCTTTTGTAATACCGTCCCTGTTCAACTGAATGAATGTCAGGATCGGAATCTCGTATCTCAAAGCAAAGTTGTGCAATGAGGTCATCATGAAACCTAACGCTTGAAACTCGGCTAGGTCGCCTCGAATCTTAGTAGAATCCATCAGTTTCAAATAGTCATAGATAACGACACAATCGTTAGCCTTACCTTGATCATTTAATCCTACTACGCGAGCCAACCATCTACGCATAATAGATAGCTGATCCTCAAAGGGCTTACCACCGATGTTCTTGTGGTAGTAAGGAACCTTCTTATATTTCTTACCTTCTTCAATCAGTTTTGTTTTACGAAAGTCGTTATTCGCAAACTGACCGGTTTCGATTTCAGCGATTGTAGACTTACCATTAGTACCGTATGAAATCATCGCAGCACCACGGTCTTTGTGGTCTTTAATTCTCATTTCGGTATCAAGGTCCAATACAGGTATACCTCGCTTAGCAATATCAATACCCATATTCATAGCCATAAGTGTCTTACCCGTTTTAGGTCGGGCACCTATGACATTAACAGTACCACGTCGGAGGCCACCACCAATTGCAAAGTCGTACTTGGTGAAGCCGGTAGCAATACCTACCTGATCTACCTTATTGTTAGCTCGTTCTTCAAGGTAATCGTCAATGTCTCCGAACACCAATTCTGGTGCTTCATCATGGTCATTGAGCAATGAAGTAAAGTCAAAGATAGATTCTTCGGCCATACCGAGGATATGCGAAATAGACTCGTCACCTTTAACGTGCATATACTTGTCTTTGGTCGCTTCTAATTGATCGACCATCAATCGTGAGATTTGAAGCTTACGAATCTTTGCCGCAAACTTTCTCACGTTATCAAGCAGCCCCGGAAATTTCAGTACTGCTCCCAAGTGGGATAGTTCGTTGTTATTGTTAAAGTAATCTCCCAATCCCAGTTCTCTTGCAGAAGATAGAATTGAGGGAACATCAATTTTTCTTGTGTCGTCTTCTTCAAGTAGTCGCTTAACACAAGTGTAAATAACAGAATTTGACTCTACAGTAAAAGTAGACTCGTCAATGATATCTGCTACATCGTAATATGCCTCGGCACCATGCCTGCATATTCCTGAGATTACAGCACGTTCTGCTGCTGGATCGGATAGTATCATACTTTAGTACCCCGGTTGAGTTGAACATTCATTACATTTCCATCGTCTTGCATCATGAACCATAGATGCGGACACGGTTTCTTCTTCACCGCATACGCAACATTCAACATCAACTAGGCTGTTGCCTCTACTCTGCTTTTTGAATCTGGGTTTAACACTTCTTGCTTTTTCATCTGCTTCTTTTGCCTCCGCTAACTCGCGTTGTTCCCCGGTGTCCAACGCAACATTGTCAATCAAATCTTCAAATTTATTTGGCCGGTTCTCATAAATGTCCATCGGCAAGACTCTGCATTGCTTGCCTTTAGATATTCTACCACGCCTTTTGCGTTTCTTGTCAGTGGTTTTCTCTTTTTTTTCTTGACGCTGCTTTTTGGCGTGTCCGCTACCCCTTCTATTGTTGATCGTGTGGGTGTGCGTGTCCTGTTCTGCTTGAGCCGCCTCGACCACTTCTTCTTCGTCGCCATCATCTAATAGTTCTTCTAGTTCTTCTTCGCTAAGCTTCTCAAGCAGCTTGGCTATTAGCTTTTTCTTACTCATTTCATCACCTTAGCCATTTGTAGATTCTTAAAGAGGTCACTCATATTCTTAACTGACGTAGCTAAGAATGTAAGACGGTCCACTCTTTGTTGTGCATATGATTTTAGTTTCAATAGACCTTTGGCAAAGTCATCATCCTTGATAGCTTGGTGAAACTGGCTATCCCAAGACCCAACGTATTGTTGTTCCTTGCCAGAGATTAGTTTCTTCAAACGGTTTTCAGCCCATTTTACTCTGGCTGTTTCTCTATTCAAACATCGTTGTAAATGAAACGAGAATCCCCCTAGTGCCAACGCTATCTCGGCACACTGTTCGACACCTAGCTTCTCCATTTGCTCACGGCTCATAGAAAGATATTGCTTTACGTCATCGTCAACAACATCTTCAATGAATCCCGGCAAACCAATTTTCTTCTCGTATTCATCTAAAGCGGAATCGAGAATCTGCATTTGCCCTAGCGGTGTTCTATCCTGTTCTTCCATTCTTCTTCCTTCTCATTATATGGCAATTCAATATAGGTAATGTTGTTGAGTTCACACCAATCCTTCTTGTCAATGTCACGCTTCTTCTGTTCTAAAAAGTCGCGTGCTGAGGAATGGAACAGACTACTAAATTTATAGTGCTGCTCGCCGTGAACTTCAACGCAAAGCTTGATCTGATTAATGTAGAAATCGAGATACTGAGTTCTTCCCGGCCTACAATTCACTGGAGCTTCTTCAAGGATTTGCATGGTAGGAAATAGCTCGTAAAGGATTCGTCTAGCTTGATTATGAAGCTTTGATCTAGACTTGGAATCGTTTCCCGTAACTATTTCCCCACGCAATTTCCATTTACCTATGTTGCCAGCTAAGTCTCTTACTTTCATGCTGCTAACATTACCTTGTTTGCATTCAATATTGCGAAGCCTTCGGTATTCCAAACCATACCTTGACCCTTGTAGGGCGTGATATTTCTATGAAACACGGTTGGGTCGGTGATTTCTGTGTTGATGAAAGAATCTCTCGTTCCCAAATCCAATACTACTCCGAAATCTTTCTCTGGCTCGTACCAAGACAGTTCGGGAGCGTGATTTACCTTGACTCCAAGCACACACATGGATTTGTCGCAGTTCAGAATGTCCTTTTCGATATGCACTTGCTCAAACATTTTGTAGTAGGTATGAGTAGGAACAAAGATATCGGTTGCTCTATTTCTGAATGGGCTAGAACTATCTCTACAGTCATTTCTTCGCATAGCAGTTTTACAAATACCGATTGTGCGTTGTACATCGGTAAAGTCTTCAATGGTAGGACCAGTGTTTTGCTTACTCGCTGCCATCAAAACATCCCATGCACCCTTTGCCATTTTCTTACGCATGGAATGGGCAATCTCTTGGACCCACATGCTTACCCTATCCCACTTGCCAATCATATTACTGAATTCAAAATTAATCCAGTCTCCTTCAAAGTCTGATTGTGGGACAAGAACATAGTCTACACTGTCATTGTCAATAACAACATTCTTGTTTTCATCAAGAAAAACAATGGGGTTGTTGACGTTTAATGTAGTAAGACCGTTCTTCTCTCGATGGAACGCTAGAAGGTCAAGCGGAAACTTTGGGATTTCTCCCGGTTGAATCTTTACTTTCTCGTAAATTTTCTGATAAGAAAAACCAAATCTTTCGATATCGGTTTTCATTACCTTGTGAGCGGCCTGAATGATATCCTCAAACGAAGCTTGTTTGATAATGCTCTCTGCCTTTTCCCTAAGAACAGGTAGTTCTCTCAGGTGAGCATCAAAGCTATCGTTATCTACTTCACCTAGATGTTGTTTTACTAGATCAAGCGATGGAAGAATAGGTGCTGCGGCAAATATCGCAGCTACGCTTTTTACAAAGTCACGCCTATCAAGCATGATGAATTCCTAAGATAGTATGTTTGTTGTTTAGACAAGAGACACCGACAGCACCCAACACTTTAATAAAATCTCTACGCTGCATGTTCCATTCCTATCATTTCGAATACTTGTTGTCTTAGTTCATTGTAGTATTCAGGATTTTCCTCTAGGTATGTAGCAAAGTTTGCCATACCCTGAACCTTCTCACCATTAGGCAAGGTCAACCAAGTTTTTCCTTCAACTACGCCAAAGTCCTTGGCTAGCTCTGCTAGCTCATACTCATTCCAAATACCTCGACCGTATTTGATAATGCTAGTCACTTTTTGACCGGGAGGCCCAATGGCTGAGTTTTCTACAATCCAGTGAACCTTCTGTCCAATTTGTGTTTCCCCCTGCTTCAACGCTTCCTTGTGCGTTGCCCACAACTTTACGTCCTGAGCATACTTCAAAGCGTTACCTGATTTCTCAGTCTTACTTTTACCTGCTCCGAACTTCTGAATGTTAGCCATCAAGTGTGTAATACCTACGAGGGTTACACGGTTAATAGGTAGAACATTAGCGAATCGCCTAGTGAACTTAGCAAGATAGCGATTCATAGCGGCAACTTGAGTGTCGGTGATATCACCAACAAGTTCGTCTTCTGCTGCTAGTGCAGAGAAAGAGTCTATCACGCATACAGCGTGTGGTTCATTATGAATGATATTGTCAAAGATGGCAAGGTATTTTTCACCCGAAAGAATGTTGCCTTTCGTGGAACCAACAACTTTTAATCCTTCGGGTGAATAGTCCAATCCATGAATACCTTCGAGGTCACGCTTTTTCAATCGTCCTTCGATATTGCCATAATAGATTTTGCGTTTTGCTTCTGATTCGGTCGCCACCTTTTGTGCATTTTTACAAAATTGCAAAGCTTGTACAGTCTTACCCACTTTTTCTGGTCCTGTCATGATAAACAGACAGCCTTCGGGGACACCGCCCCCCAAGGCTATATCTATTTTAGGGCTCACCGAAATTAACGGAGGCGGATTATCGACGATGTAAGACGCTTCAAGTAGCACGTCACCATACTCTTTAATAATGTCTTTTTCTGTCATTCCAAATCCTTGAGTTTTGATATAACTGACTTCTTGTTATTGTTAGTGTCAAAGGTTTTCTTTTCCGAGAAGTCATACTCAACCTTTTGGGCAATCTTACGTGCGATTTCTGCTTTGTCTTTGTATTCTTTGACAACCTTTTCAAGCCAAGGACTACGTAAGGAATACGTCTTCCATGTACGGTTGTCTTGCAGAGCAGAGATTACAGCGTGTTCCCCATATTCTTTGATAAGCTTATTGGCAAGAGTAATTTGGTATCTGTAGAACTTAAGCCATTCTTTTAATTCCCAGAACTTTAGAGGAAGTTCCTTGTTTTCTGTTTTTGCTTTTTTCTCACAGATTAGCTCAGTGATATACTGTGCCGCATGTACCCACTCTCGCGGTGAATAGCGGGATGGGTACTTACTTTTTTCAGTTCTTTGTTTGGCCATCGTCTTTGGAGATAATATGAGTAGTCGGTTTGAACCTTTTTACAATTTTACTCTGCTTTTTACCTCTCGTTAGCTCTGATCTGGAAGATTCTGCCTCGGTCATAATGCTGACGCCCCTGTTGTTTTGGGCAGCGGTACGACGAACAAACTGGGTAGGATTCTTTTTGCCAGATTCCTCTTGAACTTCTTCTTCCGGTTCAAATACTGAATCCACATGCTTTTGTACAGCCTGTGAGCTACGCCCCAAGAAGTCTGCGATTTCATCAATCTCATTATCTTGTTCGTACATGGTTTCAATAGTGAACTTTTCTGCTTTACTTAATCTACCTTTAGCCATTACACTTCCCTTTCTGCGTTACGAAGCCACGCCGAATTTTTTGTTTGAAGAAATTTGATATAGTAATTGAAGACCTTACTACTGGTCGCCTCGAATCTCCATTCTGGCCTGCCAGCGTGTCGCATCTGCTTGTTTTTAGTTCCCTCTGTGTACATGCCAATCGGATTATAAAGATGGCCGTGACGCCCACGCTTTACGTAATACGTGGTAAGTCTGCCCTTTGTAATCTTTAAGGCATACGCATCTGGTGAGGAAAATAAATCTTCTAAGTCTTCCTCGCCAATCTCTATCATTGGATAGCCCTGATCATCCATAAAGTCATGCTCACCTTTGAAAGTGTAAGCTGAGATTAGAATGTCAGACGGGTCTTCTTTGTCTCTGTCGATTTTAAAAGTGGTCATTTACCCTTCCTTTTCTTTTTAGCGTCTTGTTTTGAAATACGAGGCATATCGCTATTTGTTTTAGCTCGACTCATACCGGATGGTAGTTCTTTTATTCCAGTGTTAGGGTTCTTCTTTGTCTTATAGCTACGTAGCTTTGCATCACGTTCGTCACGACTTAGTTTGGCAGTTTGTTTGTCTGCATATTCACCCAGAGTCGTTGCTTCGTGAAGGCCCTTGACATAGTTTGGAACAATACGGTCTGCACCGTAGTCCCTCAATACCCTCTTACTTTTGCATTCGGGGCATTTTACCTTTTTGATTTTTTCGTCGTATTCTGCTATTGAGAATACTGAGGTAAAAGCTACCTCACACTTTTCACATTCAAAACTATATTCCGGCATTACGAATTGTCCCCCATGCGTCGTCGTCCATTTTCTTTTTGAATCCTTCTTCTATAATTTTCATGGCACGTCCTACAACGTCCCAGCTTCCGATTTCAGATTCAGTTTTAACAGGGAAATTCACATACTTATGATAAGATGTTTTGCGACCCAATTCGCAAATTTCTTCCCTGTCTAGGTTACAAGATACACCAATGTTTTGAAAGTGGGGTGAATTATTTCCCAAACCACCATGCATTTCTATCTGCTTTTCAGGATAGAAGATACGTGGGTCACGCTCCTTTTTTTAGGAACGTCTGTAATTGTTTTTTTTGCACAAGAAAAAGGCAACGCCCTCGCAAGTGGGAGTGCTGCCAATAGTTTGTTGGAATCTCTACGTTTCATTTTCATCCTCTAAGAAGTGCCCTTGAACGTCCAAACACTTTTTACAGTAAACCTTCGCTGCTCGAATTTCTACCGCATCTGGAGAAAGTTTCAGGCCGTACCCTAAATAGTCTTTGCGGTATCGACCTGCCACTTCCACGTCAGGTATTATTACTGTTACTTTATCTCCATGTTCGAGCATACGATGGCAATTGTCGCACCGTTTAAGCTCGTACATATGTTCTCCATTCTTTTGGCATGGTAGACCAAGGAGACATACCAGTGTAGAACTTGCTTGGATCAGGTTCGTGTGGTATAGACAGCAACTTCATTCCAGCTTGGTCTAGAGTTCTATCGTCCTTGCGAGAGTTGCAACGCAGACACGCGATTACCGTGTTCTCCCAAGTATGAGCCTCTTTTGGTTTTGCAAAATGGCTTTTGGGCTTAACGTGATCGATAGTAGCAACCTTTGGTGCCAATTCTTCACCGCAGTATTGACAGCTACGGTTGTCACGAATCAACAGATTACGCTTCTTAAGAGCAATCTTACGACGACGCTTTACATAACGATTAGCTACAGCAACAGCCGGTACTGGAAATAGATCGCCGCCAGCAGACTCAACAATATCGTCTTCGTAGTATTCGATTACTCGAACACCTTCTCCCGGCATTTCTTTTCCAATAATTTGCAAGCATAATGCTCTTTTCCAACTGATCACAACCAAAGGTGTGTAGTCTTGGTTCAAGATCAAACAAGGTTCGTGCTTAGCCATTTTAAAAAGTCCATATCAAAAAAAGTAAAGTTTAGTTTCCCGAAAAGAGAAGCTACTCCAATTATAGCCGGTTCTCTCTGTCTTCGGGCGTTTTTCCGTAGGTTTTTGCTTATTTTTTCAGCCTCAATTTACTGACCTGATCCACCGTTTCATGTTTTGGATGCGTCGAACAGTGAATCAGAATTGGTTTTAGTTGCAAGAATGTCTTCAATGTCATCTGAGTAATGGGTTCTCTGCTAAATCTTGGAGGATAGAAAACTTCATCAAACAGCTTGGAGTTCATGACTATCTCTAAAAGTATCTCGTCGTTGAACACCGCTGGGTTTTTAGGCCAAAAGTGTTTGTTTGCTTTGTTTGTTTTGTTTATTATTTCTACGAAGTGGTCTTCGTTAGTTGGGTCTAGCCCATTGTCTCGTAAGAAAGCGAGCATCTTGTCACAGTTCTCATGAGAAAAGGAATTGAATCCGCTGCCACAAGTTTTGTATTCGTCAACATCTATATCGTGCAATAGGTTCGACACATAGTACTTGAAGAAGTACATTGTGCTAGCGGTTATTGGTCCCTTTCTATTTATCACAGAATGAGGCATGTAGACTTTATCCCAGTCTAGAACATCGAAGTAGTTTTCTTCGTCGCTTACTGAGACAATATCCATATCTAGAAACAACGCCTGATCATAATCAGAATCGGAAAAGGTATAGAATCTGGAAATCTTACGAAGCGTTGCTCTCCACCAAGAGTTAACTGAATCGGCATAACTACAATGTTTCTCTACAAAGCTTTCAATTTTAGCCATGTATTCGTTATCTAATCCTACCCACTGTATCTCGATTCCGAATCTTTTAAAGTAGTTGGAAAGGTTCTCTTTAGCTTTCCTTTGCCAATTACCAAAGCCATAACTACCATCTGCTAGTCGCGGATACGTGTCTTGAATGTATACTGTTCTTTTCATGTTATTTTCTTATAGCTAAGGCTGTTCCTGTAATAATGACTCGACGATCCAATCCTACTGCAAAAGGACCATTAGGCTTTTTTGCTTCTTCTTCATTGATTTCGATACCGCGTTCTTCGGCAAATTCAATTACCGCTCTCTTAGCACCGGGACATTTCCAAAAGGCATAGTCGTCCATCATTATGATACCGTCATCTACCAATCTCTCCCAAGTATTCTCCATAGAAAACTTAGTTGCTTTATACAGGTCTACATCTATAAAAGAAAAAGAAATCTTATCAGGCAAGTCTTCTTCTACTAAATCTAATATATTTTTGTTGTGTATTTCTGGCAGTTCCATATTTCGGCTTTGAAACATATCTATGAACTTGTCAATATCCCATTTTAGATCACCCTCCTTGAATGGTGTTGGTTCTACCCAATCAAATATTGGACTATCTGTTATTTCTTCATCAAATTCGTGCAGGTTTGTTAAACCCTGCCAATGATCATAACAATGTAGTTTCTTCTCAGGACAAAGACTATCTATGATAGCTTTCATGAAGACAGAACTGGATCCGCGAAAGCACCCGAACTCTGTAACGTCGCCTTCTAATTCTTTTGTTCTGTCGAGATATAGGGCAATGGCGAATTTTCTTTCCGAAGTAGTAACCTGCCGATTGCAAACCAAGAATTGTATAAAGTTTTTTAGTTCCATATATTCCCCCAAAAAAATAGGGCCACGTTATTACACATGGCCCCGTAACTGTTCGATTATCTCTAGCGATCTAGTTAGATGGCTGAGGATTATTTGGTTCCGGCTCTGGCTTATGGATTTCATATGGCTTGACCAGCATAGGAAATACTTCTTGCAACTTAGCACAGGCTTTATGCAGTTCATGCTCATGGCAACAATCTGCCAAACACTCCCACTTGCTAACCAACGATGTTAGATCATGATCAGGCTTTGCATCAGGTTCCACGCTTGGTGCTACATTCTTATTGCTAAAGCCCAACTTCTCAGAAATTGTAGGCCATAGCAGAAACAAACCACCTGCTAATAAAATCCATTGTAGAGCGTCTAGGCCCTTGAAAAATTCGATTATTTGATCCATGAGTTAAACTCCTTAGTTCTTACTTGGTTTCACGGACAGTGTCACCAACAATCCATGCTACCACGATGGTAGCGACAGCTACAACTTGCTCAGTATCTAACTTGATACCAAACATCTCTGAACTAACCACAGCGGCAAGACCGGCAGCGGCAACCCAGAAACGACGAGAAGTTAATAGTGATTTCAATTTGTTGTTTTCCATAGTTTTACCTCGCTAATGTAAACAGTTTTTTGCGTTCATCATCCGATAAGTTATACACTAAATTGTACAACGAATCGTAGATGTACTTCGCTTCTTCTTTACTTCTTGCTTCCTTTCGGACAAATCTCCAAAGAATCCACTTCTTTAAGATGTTCATTTTTGTGAGTGAATTAGCTGCTTTCGCTGTATCACTGTAGTACCATTCCAGAATGTACTTAACAATCTGTAATATGACTGATACTATAGTCAATATAATTACAGGATCAATACTAAACTTATCTTTAGCTGCTATTCGCTGTATATCATAGTATGCTCTGTCAGCTAATTCAGAAACAAAAGCTCTGTATTCTATCGTCTCAGCCATCTTCTCAGTATACCTCGTCTCATAGGAGTAGCACAATTACCATCAGGGCAATTGCTGTAGTTGTAAGTGTTGTAGTCCGATCTGGTTACAGTTCGTGATCTACTTGTGGTTGTGGTGCCACTTGGAGCGACAGCATAACCGTGTAGATAATCATGCAACCAGTATTGTTGATTGATTGTTAAAGTATCGACAAATGATGCAGGAACAGGGTTGTGTTCTCCCGGTGCCCCAGCCACCAAATGATACCTAACAGTCATGCCTATAACCCCAACTTGCGGACTGTAGTTAGCATAATTTGGAATCTCAAACCCAAAAGGGGAATTGCTTTCCAGGACGCTCACAGTTTCCTTACTACTACACTTGCACTCTCCATCACCGCAGCTACAGTTTCCACCACAATTACAACTGGAACCAATAGCTGCTCCCTTGCAATTACAAGTGCCACCGTCTGCTACGCATGGGCAGGGTGTCTTGTGCCCGTCTCCGTGAACAATATATCCCTTACCTTCACAGGGGCAGTCTACATTGTCATCTGGACTAGGGTTGTCGTCTTCTTTATTATACTCCGCAATCGCCGCTAATGTCTTTGATTTATAATTTTCAAAGACTTCATCTTGCGTTGGTTCATATAATTTCCAAGAGAAACCATATAGTAGTCTAGCCAGCTTCTTCTTTTCCTCCGATGTTAGAGGGGTTTCTTCGGTCTGAGGACCAATCACAGAAGCAATTAGCTTAGCTGCTGACGGAGCAAAATCGGGATACTTTGGTGAAGACACATTGTTGTTCGTCACCATTAGTTCATCGCCCATTACTTTTCTTCCTACAAAGTCCAAGAAGTATTGAACTTGTAGGTTAGAAGTTAGCTCTGTTTCTTCTAGTTTCTCTGACATAGTATAGAAAATACCAGACAACTTGTTAGCGTCGATTTCATTTGAAATTGGTTCCAACGTATCGACTAGCTGAACGATTGCTTCTTCTGGCTTTTCTAGCTTATCTGGTGTGGGTGTAAATGGACTATTGTCACCGCCTTGATAAAACAAAGCAACTGCGATCAACAGAACACCTAGCCACATTCTTAATTCTTTACTCATTATACCCAACCTCCTAAACCATAATTAGGCAATTGACGTGCTGGAAAACCATCAACGTCACTGAAAACAAAAGAGCCTCTAGCGTTTAGGATAGCACGAGCATCTTTCTCTCTGATCCAAAAGCTACCGTCCGGTTGACCGTGACGCTTAGGACCACCGTTCCACTTGCCCCAACTGTTTTGAACTAGGAATAGAGTTTCATCGTACAAATCACGAGTATCGTCACAGGCGATCCAAGCCATAGCATGTGACCATGATCCTTCGCGACGTGCGATACCGTTTTGATCACGCTTAGAACTAAAACCTAATCCACTACAACAAGACAAAGCATACCCGTTTGCTAATGCATCACGAGCTTCTTCGATTGTTGCTACCAAAGATACAGTTCTGACTTGATGCTTACGAGCTTCATCACGATATACAGAACTAGGAATCCTGTGATTCGCACCAAGAGAAGAATTGTATTTTGATAGGTCTACGTCTCCATAGTCCTTACGGATCAGCAAACCACCGGTATCGTTTACGTATCTAGCAGCACCAGAACAAGTCATACCCTGTTCACGGTGTCCTCTAGATTGATAGATACCTTCGGTAGCACCCCTAGCTTCAAAAGATTCTGCCTGACCTTGAACATCAATTTCAACTGCTCTTGTAACGTCAATAGCGTTACGTGTAGCGTGACTAACGCAGTCACCAGTTGTTTGTTGTTCGGCGGGACCAAAGCCGGGGTCAAATTTTAACAAAGACTTGAATGGAAGGCTCAACTTACCTTCGCCTGAATATTCTAGATGATACGCTGCCGCACCAAATAGAGGCATAGGTAGTTCGCCTAATAATGCCTTTAGGCCTTCGGGATCACAAGCTGCACCCTCTAGACCGTTATTATAGGCATCCATCAAATCTTGTGGATTTCTATAATCTTCCATCATCATCCCCTTCGGATTGATATTACGAACTGTTAAACATTTCGGCCTTCCTTAAGCACATCTTGACCAACCACATTGGGTACAGGTCACACAACCCTCTTGTCTGACAAGACATTCACCACCCTCACATTCTGGACAAGTACCTTCTTCTTTAGCACCATCAGGAATATATTTCTTGAGTGCCCTTGCCATACTACGTGCAAAGCAATTCATATCGCCCTTAACCTTTTCTAGTTGCTGGACGACCATATGAATATCTGCACCATGCCGTAGTGCTGTAGATGCCATTCTTGTTAGTGCATCTTCTTCGTCACTACAAGTCGCATTAATTGGAGATAGTTCTAAGCCGTTTTCTAGAATAGCCTTGTAGACACCCTTTGGCCTTCCAAGTTTTCTGATAACGCCTGTTCCTACCTTCTTGTCAATAAAACCATTCTTTCCTGCGAACACTTCGTAAGGATCGCCTTCAAGCAACCCAACCAATACGAAATATTCTTCACCCTTTACTCTTATATGGTGAACATCGCAATCCAATTCTTTTGGTCTTTCTGGAGCGATAGTTTTTGGTATTGTATCTTTGTCTTCATCATCGTCAAGAGAAGATGATTCGGACAGCACAGCGGTCATGGTTCCTGCACGATAGGTTGTGAAACCTTTAATACCGTTCTTCCATGCCTTTGTGTAAACGTCTTTGAAATCTTCGTAAGGATAGTCATTTGGCAAGTTGATCGTCTTAGAGATAGCAGAGTCTACCCAATTTGCGAAGATTGACATCGTGTTGACGTGGGCATCAACATTCAAATCCATAGTACATGCTGCCCACACCATTTCGGGGTTCCACTTTCCTTCTCCCTTAAGATAAGATACACCATAATCCTCAATCCATTCTTCCTTTAGTAACCCCCTACTGCGGTCATATTTCCAGACTTTTCCTTCAAATTTTGTAGCTAACAGGTCTTCATCCCCCTCTTTTAACCATCTCCAACCGGGGTCTGGTGCGACTTGATCGTTACCATCAAGGTTAAAGTGCCTATTTTTCCAGTCAACATTGATAGGCATTGTTAATCCGTTAGGAGGAACAGGTTGAATGGAAGTACGGACGTATCCATGCATGAAAAGTGGCTCCAAACCACCACTAACTAGATTGGCATAGCAAGAACCGTTACCTGTAGGTTGAATTGAAGAAACATGAGAGTTGCGAATACCATACTTCTTGATCAAAGCAATAGTATTCTTGTTTAATTTCTTAACAAAATTACTATCAAGATACTTTTCTTCATCATAGAGAGGGAAAGAACCCTTCTCTTTAGCTAGAAGTGCCGATGCCTTGTACGCTTCGTTGGTGAAGAACTCCATCAACTTGTCTGTCATTTCCAAGGCTTTCTTACTACCATATTTGATACGAGCCATCAATAAAGCAGACCCATATCCTAGAACACCAAGGCCGATACGTCGCTTGTTGAGCAAGTTATCTTTCTGACTCTCCAAAGGTACATAGGTCTTGTCGTTTACGTTGTCCATAAAACGAACTGCCGTATGGATAGTCTCTTTTAGTTCGTCATACTTCCAACCCCTAGACTTAGGATCAACGAAGTGAACCAAGTTGATAGAGCCAAGCAAACATACACCACCAATAGGTAGTACTTGTTCGCCACAGGGGTTGGTCGCATTAATCCACTCGCAATAACGAAGATTATTCATGCGATTCATATTGTCTACGAACAATACTCCCGGTTCATTTCGGTTATACGTGTTGTCCATGATAAGATCCCAAAGTTCTCTTGCAGAATCAAATCTATGGTAGACAACAAAAGGATCAGCATCACTCTCCCCGTTGAAATCACAGGCGTCTTTCCAGTCATTGATATCTCCCTTCCAATACTCCTTGTAAGTTACTGGATACGACTCATAGTTTGGGAAAATAAGCTCCCAAGGTTCGTAGTTCTCTACAGCTTCCATGAACCTGTCGGTACACAATACAGACATATTGAACTTAGAAAGTCTGCCGGGAGTTTCCTTGGCACCGATGTATTCCATAATGTCAGGATGCCAGCAAGACATTGTTACCATCTGGGCACCCTTACGGATGAAGTTCTTTTGGTCTTTTCGAGAAGCCTTATTGGAACCAGCGGTAATAATCTCAGAAGATTTATCCCATAGCTCAAGAAACTTAACGGCACCGGGAGATTGGTTAGCAATACCATGGATGTGAGAGCCACAAGGACGCATTACGTCAGCACAGAAACCGTAGCCACCCTCACTCTTTAAAATCTTTGCCTGTCTAAGTAGACAAGAATAAATACCTTCGATTGAATCGAGGTCTTCGCCTTCAAAACCATCAACAAAGCAGTTGATATAGGTGGTTCCTTTTAGGCCGGTTCCCGCATTACTGGTGATACGTCCACCGGGCACGAATTTGAAATCATCTAGAGCATCGTAAAACTTTTGTTCCCACTTCTCTTTGTCTTCTTCAATAGATGCTAAATCTTTTGCTACTCTTTTCCATGTGTCTTCTACGCATTCGTCTTCTCCAAACTTATACTTTTGAAACCAAGTTTCCTCGGAGAAGGAATTAGAAAATTTGCTTGTCATTTCTACTCCTTGAGATAAAAAAAGACCCACCTTAAGACGACAAGATGGGTCGTGATTTTCGAAAGCGACACGTTTTAATATTCCAATGATGACCACATAGTAAATTGTTTTGTTGTTATTGAAATAAACCAACCGAATAAATTTGGTTGTGGTCAACTCAGAATTGTAATTAATAGCCAGACTCGTGCCGCTTTAACGGTGAGAGAATTACGCTCTTTATGTGTCTAGCCAATAGTAATATACACCGCCCGAACCCATTTTAAAGTTGCTGTCAACTTTTTAATTTTCGCTTTTGTGCAAATTCCTTATATCTAGTTCAGGTGGTACACTAATGCGACGACGCTTGATACCGGCGTCATCTAACATTTCATTAGCGAGTTCTAAATCTTCTCCCCACTGTACTCCTTTACCAGTGAACTACCTCTACCCTAAACTGATTTTTGATCCGATTTCTTGGGGAAGGTTAGTTGAAGATAGTGAGTCCTATGAAATCAGCTTCATCTTGCGTTGATTTGCGTCATGTTTGATGACATTTTTAGCTCAGTCGCTTCGCTTATGACCAGCCAATTCTCTTTTAGAATTGGTAGGGGCTTTCTGCCCGCTAAGAGGTAAAACTCGTCCCAGTTCATCAGTTATATTTCCTTACGTTTTTACGTGTACATGAGCAGTATTCAAGACGTTGCAAGATAGGTCTATCGTTGCGAATGGTTGTTGTTCCTACGCCGGTTTGATAAACCAAATATCCCTTGCCATAGCAAGTTTTGCATCTTTCTTTTGCATAAAGCTCTGCAATATCAGGGTCTACTTGATACTTGTAGCGTCCCTGAAAGGATTTCTTTCCAAAATTTAAGCCTTCAATCATTATTTATTTCTCCAAAAAAAACGACAGAGCATACCTTCCTCGTTAAAGAAATTATACTCTGTCGTTGAGCGGTTTATCTGCTTTTAATCTGAATTTTCTTCGTTGTTGCCAGAGCCAAGAATGGAGTTTGCACAGCTAGTTAGTACACTCGTCATGATCTCAATCTTGGAATTAAGGTTCATTTCTAGCTTGTCGATTTTCTGTTCGATCTTATTGTCGAAAGTATCTATTTTGCGTTCCATAACTTCCAGCCTACGGTTAATTTCGGCGTTCACTTTTTCTTCCAGTAAGTCTAGCTTACGATTGTGTGATATCACAGTCTTAAGCAACCAAGCGACTATAGGCAAAAAAACAAGAGCAGAGATTTCAAGTATTAACTTGGTGGTTTCTAAGATTGAAGTCTCGTCCATTTTACTTACTCTACCTTTGTTAAAGACAAAAAAAGAAGCGTAAGCGTTGAAACTTACGCTCTTAGAGTGAGGTTATTAGTAAACTGTCTTTGCTTTGTAATCGTCTTGTTTAGGCAGAGGACTACCATCGCGGTAAACAAGTTCACCGGGAACAGCAGCAGAAGGATTAGCAGCGTTGTCTGTTCCACTAGATGCAACGGATGCACCAACGTCGCCTGTAGCACTAATGTCCCAAGCACCAGTGTTGCTAACACTTACAGCAGGATCGAATACACCCGAGAACTCTTGCCAACCACCTGTACGTACCGCAGTCTTGTAGAAATAGGTAGATACAGTTGTCTTTTGCTTGATAGAGAACGGACGGTTCGCAGAATTAGAACCACCAGAAAGAAGTGCGGTATTTGCTAGGTTAGCTAGATCGCTAGTTACTCTACGAATAACTTGATCACCACCATTGAATACGGCACCAGCAGAACCGTTAACAGCTTCAACACCGTTCACACCAGAATTGATGGTAACGTAGCGAGAAAGCCCTAAGTTAACAGCATCAGCGGTGAAACGAGTGTCGGCTGGAATATTACCACCAGCACGAATTGTACCTTGGTCGTTATCGACACCGCTTGGCAAACCATCTGCATTTAGGTTTGCAACTTTGCTTGAGGAAATGCTCCAAAAACTCATAATACATACTCCATACGTTCGATATGGAATAATCCTAGTACTCCAACATTTAAAATCCTGTTCCTGTATTTATTAATTACACCAAAGATTCAAATTGTAGAGTCTAAGGCCGAAGATTTCCGTACTAAGTACTAGGTCTAGCTGATCTTTTTTCCATATGTACCCGTTGAAAATAGTGGACATTTCGGTTTTTGTTTCAATAAGATTTGCTGCAATCAGATTATCGAAGAAATCGTCGTGATGATACCCAATCGTGGGGAAAGCTATCTCAACCCCTAATTCATGGCATATTCTGGAGAAATTCACGATATTACTAATGTGGTGGTAGTCCAGAAACATGCGAAAAGTAGCCACATAGTCATCGCACATTGCCTTTGCTACTTTAATTTCACCTAGAAATTCCTTGTATTTACATCTAAATAGGTATTGATTGGGAACATAGTCGATAGCATTAGCCCCGCTTTGTAGCGAGTTCAATATCATGAAGTTTCTAGCCTTGGTAGAGGCGTAACCGGATGGAAAATCAACGGGAGCGGCCAACACAATATCTTCTGGCATGTATTCTTTGATCTCTCGTATCATATGGATAGGTAATGCTAGCCCTTTTAGGTCGTTTTCTAGTGCAAGGAAGATATGTTTAAGTTCTGACTCGTAGCTCTCGATGTACCTATTGTAATTGCAGTATTCAACATACATGTGATTTGATATTTTCTAGAGTTTCGTAACCTTCCGTTCCCCATACCGCATCTGCAAAACCATGAGCTACGGCTTCCTCGGAAGATAACCACCAATCCTCTTTCTTTTCTAGGTGTTTTTTGATGGAGTTTTTAATCTGGGTTTCTGATTTGCCGCTGTACAGTTCAGAATTTGCACAGACACCGGCATAGATATCCATCATTTGTTTACGCGTTCTGTCTTCCCATTCGGCCCAAGACTTAGCTTGTCTCATTACCTGACCATTGATATCTGTATATCCGTCATGAATCAGCCACCAACAGTTCGGCATACTAACTCTTAAATCGGCTGCTTGGGGAACGATACTTCCCATAGATGCTGCAATACCGTGAGTAATGACGATTACAGGAGCATCACATGTTTGTATCGCATCGTACATCATCACCCCCTCGGTCCAATAACCGCCTACTGAATGTTGATGTATCACAATTGGCTTTGAAGTATCAATACGACTTAGCAATAACATATTCTTCAAGAAGTAATTTGCCATACGATATTCAACGCCGGGGTCTTCTTCATCGTTGTCGATGTAACCATGTAGAAAGACCTCTCTAGATTCCAAGAGAATACTAAAGCGATGCATTTCATCAACAATGTATCCCTTGGATACCCTATCTCTATTCCTCAAGCTCATTTTGTTTCACCACTCCCAACAGGGTCTTTCGTACAGCGTGCATAACCTCCCTGTCTCTAAATAATTTACCGACACCTATTCTAAACCTATAGGGTGTCAGTATGTCTACTGATTCTACACCCCTACATGCTTCGATGATAGGATAATAATTTTCTAGAAGTTTGAAGTTAGAATGTCCTACCCAGAACTTGAAGTGAGAACTTGCTAAACTATTCTCTGTTAGGGGCAGAACACCAAAAGGGGTTATGATTGTCTTAATCGGCTTTTCAAAGAATGGCAGTTCTTCCATTTCCTCAAAATCAATATCTTCTTGAGTATCTTCTAGCTCTCTTTCAAATGCTTCTTTTGCATTGTTAATTGATTCATCAGAATAGGCATCTACCCAAGGCTCCCAATATACATCGAAATCACTTGGGATAGGCATTTCATTTGTGTTGCTCATATTTCACCTTTATACTGCGACAGCACCGAAGTCTATCTTAGGATGTGGATCATATCCTACCAGTTCGAAGTCCTCATACGTCCAATTAAAAATATCGAATGGTTCCCCACTGATTTTTAATTGAGGCAATTTGCGGGGCGTTCTCGTAAGCTGTTCCTTTGCCCCTCCGTCAATCTGATTTTCATAGATATGACAGTCCTCTAGAACACCCACTAGCTCTCCCGCTTTTAGACCACTTTCTTTGCAGAGCAATTCTAAAAGTAGTGCATAGCTGGCAATGTTGAAAGGTACTCCCAACATCAGGTCGCAAGATCTTTGCTTCCAACATAAATTTAATACACCATTAATATGTACTAGGGTAAAGGCATAATGGCAAGGTGGTAGAGCCATAAGGTGAATTTGGTTAGGATTCCATGCAGAAACGACCATCCTGCGATCATCAGGGTTGGTTTTTAAAGTTTCAACAACTTTCTTTAGCTGGTCGGTTCCTTTAAAAACACCGTTGACCTTTAATATTCCTGCATTTGCACCTTGATCATCCCAAAAATCATCGCCACTTCTATTGGGAAAATGCTGATCGAACTTACGCCATTGATATCCATAGATAGGTCCAAGGTCTATTATTTTTTCTTGTATCTGCTTTTTAGTTTTAATTTTTTCATCATTTTGAAATGGATTAAGATTTCTTGCCGAGTAGTAAAGTTTATCAACCTCTTTTGGATTAGCCCATTCATTCCAAATCTTACACTTGCGTTCTTGATACCAAGATTTATCTGTAACTCCTTTGATAAACCCTTCAAGTTCGACAGCCATAGCTTTGACTGCCATCTTTTTAGTTGTCAATAAAGGAAAACCCTTAGACATATCATGCCGAAAGATTTCGCAGAAAGTGGCTAATGTCCTATACTTAGTACGATTACCTTTCCATTGTCCTGTATGTAGCACATTATGTACTATGTCCAAATAGCTTTTCATTCTTTCATTCTTCTGAAATTAAAAACTTGTGATGCGGGTGACGCTACCCTGCCACCAGATTGTACTTTTTGGTCTAGAACGAAACTATGTAGCTTTTGCATTTGGTTTACAAGCTGTTCGTTGAATGCTTTCTTTTCTGGATCGTCACCGGCCCACATTTTCAGCGATTCATAGATAAAGTTCTCCAACTCTCCCTGAGAGATATGAAAGATTAAGTAGGAAAGGATGTTAACCGAATCTTCTGACAGGTCATCTATTTCGGATAGAACCGTAAAGTTCCCCGTACCTGAATTGTACTCAATTAGAATCTTACCAGCAGCATCGCTCTCGATTTCTTCTGGTATAATCTTTTCTTTTTGAAGACTGTTTAGTAAGTATTGTAACAAACTCATGATCCCGTTATATATTGATTGAAACTTGGGCAAATCCATCGCTATCCTTTGAACTTAGAAAAGTGCCGATACGATTGCCTTGATAGTTGTTGACTACTCCATTGTGGGAATAGGCTGTTTCACCAGCTTTAGCTTCTCCATCAACAGTAATGGTTACGATTCCATTTCTTAGAACCTGAACCTTGCCTCCTTGCATAACCTGATCGCTGCAACTGATATGCTGTTTTGTTAAGTCGATATTACATGCTCAAAGTCTAGGTCAGGCACCCATACAATCTCAAGTGCCCCACCATCGCCCTGACTATTCAATATATCCGCTAGGCTTCCACTTGTGTTACTAGGAAGCATACCGGTAACTGGAGAAGTTAATAGTTGTAACTTAGACGGAGGATCAACAGGTTGATCTAAGTCAATAAACTGGCTCGACTTAACTGCTTCCTCAGCGGCTCCTACTCTTTTCTTGATAGGTACGGTTGCCGCAGCCGCAGCACCGAAACCTAGCATCTTTAGAAATCCTCTACGTTCTATTTTAGTCATCTGTTGTACGGTCGAAATGAGTCCTATTTACCCGTACTGCCTTAGCACACTTGGACAAATCCTTTAGACAGGTCGCTCCAACGTAAGCACAACAACTTACTAACCCGCCCTTTATTTTCTGAACTACTTCATGGGCTGGACCCTTGTAGTCTATATATTTTACCCTTCCTTCGCTGGTTTTGTACGAAGCCATCCCTCCATTATGCTTATCTTGGGCTGTTTTTGATGACATTCCGTAGAATTTTAGTGCTTTTTTTCTAGTTCCCGGTCCAATTTGAATGCCATCAATCAATGTTCTTAACCTTTCTGTATGATACTCCCATTCGCCCTCACACTCGTCACAACCAGCAAACATACCACCGAGCATCACGAAGTCGGCACCGCCTGCAAACGCTTTATTCACATCACACGGTTGTCTACAGCCACCGTCCCCACAGACAAGCCCTAGTCGTTTCTCAGCACTCTTAAGACCGTGGGCCACTTGACTACACTCCATGATCGCAGAGAGTTGTGGATAGCCCACACCGGCCATCAGGCGAGTCGTACAGGCCGAGCCGGGACCGATGCCAATCTTGACGATATCAACACCACCATGTAGTATTAGTTCCTGTGTCATTTCAGGAGTGCATACGTTGCCTGCCATAATGATAGGGTAAGTACCTAATTTTTTACGAATAGAAGCACAGTATTCTACAAACCTTTCAGTATAACCATTGGCAATATCAATGCACACGTTTGGTACTTTACAAATTGCTTCGCATAGATCGAATAGTTTTTTGGAGTCTCCTCTTTTCATGCCGATACTAACCCAAGCGTTCTGTAGGTTTAATGGAAATTTAAACGCTTGAATTAGGTGTTCTAGATCGTAATGCTTATGTAAACATGTTACCATGTTGTGTCGTTGTAAAGCATTAGCCATTTCTATAGTGCCTGTAGTATCCATGTTAGCTGCTATAATAGGCACACCATTCCACTCTCTATTAGAATGAAAGAAGGTGTACTTACGCGACAAGTTTACATCTGATCGTGATGCATTAGGACTACGTTGTGGCACCAAAAGGATATCCTCAAAGTCCAACTTGGTATCATTGCTTATTTGCATACCCAGTCTCTTTCCTCAAAGTATTTGTGATAGTCATACGATCTTAGTATGATACCTATCTTGTTTCCCATGTAGGGGATAGGTTGAAACAGATCGTTTTCCTCAGCCTCTTTGTAAAGCCTTTTAACTTCGGAAGATTTCATGATCCCCCAACGAATAGCAAAGGCGTTCTTTTCGATCAGTTTGATATGGCGATCCAAATCATAGTTCGCAGGTTTCTTAAGCCTAGCACGACCAGTATTGTAGATAAAAAGAATATCTGCGTCTTCTTTGATATAGGCTTTAAGATTATTCCTTTTAAGAGTAAACTTACCAGCAGTAGGAACCCATTTGATTTCTAGCGGTATGTCGTTTACTTTATAGTCAGCACCAGCCGTATTGCCACTGGCTATGAACTCACCATCATTATCGCACCCGTTGTCTTCCCAAGTAAGGTTCGGGTCATCAACTTTTGCGATATCTAACCACTTGTGAAAGAAATACTTCTCCAGCATTGTGCCGAACTTGATATCTTTCTTGAAGCGGTCAACTGTACGGTTGTCAAATCTATTCACCACTACTACCAAACCCTTCTTCACCACGATCACTCTCGGCCAACTCGTCAACTTCAACAAGTTGCACGTCAGGGATCGGTTGGAATAAAATTTGGGCGACCCTATCGCCCTTCTTGATTAAAACGTCTCCGTCTCCGTCTTCGTCGTAAAACAATGGCAAAGGCACACTATACAAGCATACCATGATTTCTCCACGATAGCCGGAATCAACCACGCCAGCTAAAACATCAAGTCCTTTTTTTACAGACAAACCAGATCGGGGCCAGATCAAACCAACCCATTCATCTGGAATTTGTAATGCGATACCAGTTTTGATTATTGCTCTGCTCCCACCGCGAATCATTACGTCTTCAATAGCATATAAGTCCCACCCCGCATCAGAAAGATTTGTGCGAGTGGGAATGATTGCTTCTGGATGGAGAGACTTAACTCTTACTTTAGACGTACCTATATTGGGCATAGCCTCAATGTCTTTAATACGTTCTAGAAGTTGTCTTACTTCTATAATCCTTTGTAGTTGGTTTTGTCTAGCTGTGTGATCTTGATGCTTACTCAACTCTATCTCCTAGAATAATGTTGTAAACTTGTTGGGCCATGTTTTCCCAAGTAAGTTTTTTGCTTGTTTCGATACCTGCCTCGTTGACAGACATAGGGTCGTCTTTCCATTTACGATACATGGTTTGCAGGTGTCCCTTTAACGATACTTCATCAATCGAAGCCCACACTCCGTTGTCTCCTACAAACCAGCTACCATCATACATTGGTTCTTCTTCATGAACATTAAGTAGTAGAGAATTGTATGGGTCGCAGAATGCAGTATGAGCAGAATAGCCTGTGATTATTACCTGCTTTCCACAGGCCATCATTTCAAGTACCTCTAGGTTCCAGCCTTCGGCACGCGATGGGAACACACCACAAAAGGTCTGTCCCATTATCTTTGCTAGTTCCTCTTGGTATTGTACGCGAGGAATCAGTTTGATCCTACTGTCTTTGTATAGACCTTCCCACTTAGCCTTTTCTTCTGGCTTTAAGAATGGGTTCTCGGTCATCATCCATAGTTCTACATTCTCTTTGTTTTGGAAAGCCTCTTTAAATGCTTTGTGTAGAATATCATGACCTTTACGTACTTCCCACTTACCACAGTTGAAGAAGATACACTTGTCTTGATTAGGTACAGATAGAGACTCGTTAAAGATATTGCGATCCACGCCGCACGTAACGGTGTGAACACGTTCTTTTTCAAAAGCTGTCTCTTTAAGGATGATATCGTTTGCCCACTTAGAAGTAACGATAACTTCATCTACAGAATGCAGGTGGGTGATACGGCGTTTGTTGAATTTGCTTACTTCAAAGAAAGATAGAGCATAATATGTCCCTCTACCTACGTGCTCCGCCAAATGATTTTCATGCCACACTTTAAGATTAGGAACATTATAATCGTAATCATCCTGTTTTCCTATGTCAATACGTAACTGTTGAATTATTTCGTCGTCTATTTGGCATGGCGGTTGTACATTGCGTGAGTCAGGAACAGGCCAAAGAGTAACATCACAAATCTTGTTTAACTCTTTCCACAGGTTGTATCCTACTACTCCATACCCTAGACTATTGATCGGAACACTCAAGTTCAATTTCTTCATAATCCTCTACTTCCTCGATTGTGATTGCTAGTTCAATGATCATTACCTAACTCCAAAAAAAAAGCCATAGGGACCGACCGGCTTCCTATGGCAATTGTACTTTGTTATCTTGGGATTCAGCGGTTAAAAGCACGATAGACCGCACAACGGACTGGCTTTTGATCCCTTAAGTATCGAGCGGTTCTGAAAGGGAGCGTTGCTGCTCGTCTTACAGGACGCACACGATCTACTGCTCGTGCAACTCTTACAGGTGTACAAACAACGATACGAACTACTGCTCGTACTGTGTTGCGAACAGGCTGGCGATCACAAGCATCTGCGTTCCCTACAGAAGCAAACACCAATGCGATAGCCAAGATACATGGTGCTAGAAATTTCATTTCATTCCTCATTTGTTGTTAAATCAAAGTGTTGGCTGGACCTTCCAGCCTTCAAGTGGAGCCGGTGGGAGTCGAACCCACGTCCTTCACTGTTTTTCCACAAAACGTCTACATGTTTAGGTCGAGCTAAGCCCTGCACGACCAACGGGCGAGATAGTCAACGGCCAAACGCTATCTAGCTTGGATTAACGGGGTGCTAGATAACCCCTACTGCTTACGCAGCCATCGCGAATTGAGATTCTGCAATTAAACTTTAGTCTTGTTTTTAGGTAGCCTCAAGACTAACTACCACATGCAATTCTGTTTCTTCCCAGGAAGTCGATACCAGTTTCGGCCCCTTTCCTAGAGGGCAAGGTTAGGTTCGAACTCACGATGAATCCTGTTTTGCAGACAGGTGCTTTCAGCCACTTAGCTACTTGCCCATGTTTTCTTTGATCTTGGTAATCCAACCTAACATAAAGCTAGTTTGTCTAAGACCGGTAAATCTTCCTTCTTCCTTCCACTTACCGTCTTGATATGAATAAACACACACGGTAGGAAGTGATGAAGGTTTTGCAATACTCGTCCACTTTTGAGAGTTTTCGTCAGCGGCTTCAATGTCGATAACGAAATAACCCTTAGTGTCTTCTTTGAAGTATTGTTGTAGTCTTGCGTCATTCTTAATCTCGTTCTTTAATGCATGACAAGGACCACACCATTCAGCACTAAACTGTAGAACGATAATGTCACCGTTCTCATACTTAGGCTTTTCTTCTTGCTTCGGTTCTTCTTGTTGAACAGGCTCTTGTTCTTGTACTACCTGCTCTACTGGTTCTTGTACTACCTGCTCTACTGGTTCTTGTGCTGCTGCCGCAACTACGGCTTCGGCAACTTTGTTACTATTCTTGTATTTGCTGCTACAACAACTTATAATGAATATTCCAGCTAGAACTAAACCTACTAAATTTTTATTGAACATAGCTATAACCTTTCGTGTAAACGTTAACTTAGCCCGAAAGGCTATACACCAAAAGTGCAGCTACGGAAAGTCGAACTCCGGCCACCTGCATGGCAAGCAGG